AAATAATAAAATAAAATGGCAAGTTATAAAATTACGCAAACAACGGGGGGGGGGGTAATATTTCAAATACAGTTAGTTGGAACATACTCATCTCAAATAGATAAAGTAGAAATTATTTTAACTACAGATTCACATGGAAACAACCTATATGAAAAACTAGCAGAAATAACACCTACAGGAGCTCTTATTAAAGTATATGTTCCCTGGGAAGATATAATGCAATATAAAGTAGATGAATTAGAATTATATACATTTATTAAAGGATCTGCAAGTTCACAAACAGTGCCAGGAAGTACAAAATATTTGACTATAAGAGAAATCCAGGATTCATATGGTTTGCACGGTCCTCAAGGGTGACTTCCACTTCCTCGTGTTACATTAACTAAATGATCATAAAAATATTTAAATTTATGAAATGATATATTAAACTATTAAGATGGATCTGGGAGTTCCCTCAGTGTCTCCTAGGTCTCATCTTAACCAAATGTTACAATGTCGAACGTAAAGAGACATTTAAAGAAATTCCAATTTATGCAGGAAACTTTCCTGGAGGTATTTCGTTAGGATTATACATCTTAATGGGAGAATCAAGTTGGAAATATAATAGAAACTTTATTAAAGATCACGAATGAGGACATACAAGACAATCTTTATATTTAGGTCCTCTTTATTTACTAATTATTGGACTTCCAAGTATTATTTGGGCTATGATCCATACTCCAAATTCTAAGAAATCATATTACTGGTTCTACACAGAGAGGTGAGCGGATAAACTTGGAGGTATACCTAAAAGATATTAATATATAGGAAAACCTTTTATATCGCAAAATATTACATTAGCAACAGGAGGATTTACCTATGAAAATGGGATATTAACTCCTGCAGAAGCAAAAACTATTTATAATCTTAATGTACCATCAAATGTATTAGTATCTGCTAATGGACTATTATGAATTAAACTAAATAGTACTAAAACTGCCGCTCAGATTGGATGGACAGATGTTGATGGAACTAATACACCTGGTGGATTTGGATGGCCTCCAATCGATACTTATGGAGATATTAGATTAAATATTGAACTTGGAGACCCAGTTGGAACTGGAACGGACTTAGCAGAATTACAGACTGATAGAACATCAATTCCTATGAATAGTCCATTAGGCAATGCTACTTTACACGAAACCTACATCTCAGACGGAACTTCTATCTACAAAACAGATGTATACACTACTCCAGTATTTTTATTGATAGTGAGTAATATATCTGTGCCTAATAAGAAATGGACTTGCACACGATGCAGTTATGTAGATGAGGCTATTATGCCTCCTATTAAATGTCCTGTATGTAAAGGAACTGATTTTATAACAACATAATATGAATAAATTATTTATTTCCCAAAATAAAATGGGGGGGGGGTTCATTTCAATATAAATCTATAGAGGTATATGTAAATGATTTTGGAGCTCAAAGAACTGAAGGAGGTACAGGAACTTTAATTGCGGTTCCAAACACACAGGAGGCAAAATTATGTTTATTATCGCAAGATAGTGGAATAACTATTTCTGAAGAATTGACATTAGACGAAGGAACGTATTCTGATTTTACACCTGTATCTTATCCACCACAAGTATATACAAGTCATCAACCTTGAGGACAAAATGCGCATTACTCTTTAGTAAAAGAAATGGGAAGCCCCATATCATTAAAACCTCAATTAACTTATTTTACATTTACTGCAATATGTGGAATAAAAGTAGGTGGAATCGAAATACATGATATGGATAATATAGGAAGAGTTAATGTTACAATAAGAAATATAGATACAAATGAAACAGAAACACACAATGATGTTGATTGTCAACTAGTTATGACTTCTTCATGAGGATTTGTAACTGCAGTCAGTCTTCCAAAATGAGAAAACGTAGAGATTAATTTCGAAGTATTTAGTGTAGAAATGAGAACTTAAAACAAAAGGAACCCAATTGGGTTCCTTTTTTGTTTAATCTATTGGTCCTCTTCATTTAGCAGGTTCCATAGTTGCTTTATTTAAATCTAAGGATAAGAAGATTCCTTTATTTACAATTTCTTCTCCTAATTCTGTTCCAGGATAATCTGGGTAGTAATAAATATATTGGGTACCTCCAGGATATTTTGTATCTTCCCACATTAAAGTTTTTATTTGCTTAATCGAAATCATACTTTCTGGATCCCACATAAACAGTAAAGTTTTTGCATCATCTGATAGATATTTAAGTGGGGCCATCTCATCATTTTCTGTAGTCATAGTTATATCAGGCCATCCATTCTTTGTGCTTACACCTCCCCATAATGCTGTTGCAACATCCATTCATGTTTCATGTCCAAGATCATCCTTATACATTGGACAATCATCTATATTAAAACATACATAGTTTGAATACGGATTATGAGCATAAACATATGTACTATCATATGCTGGTAATGGATTAATTATTAAACATTTTGGAGATTTTCCAAATAATGCAATGGTTTTGTTCTGTAAACTCGTGGAACCTTTTGACATAGACCATGTAGCTATAGGACTGGTACCTTCTCCTTCACTATATCTTACACTTAAGCTTAAATCGGAAGCTAATGGGTATTTAGCTAACACACTAGTACTCATTGTTCAAGTTCCTGGAGTATATTTGTCATATCTAAGTGATATAATATTTGTAGGAAGTATAGTTCATACAAGTTCAATTGTTTTACATGAACCTGAATGTATTCCTGCAAAAGACAACCCGCCATTAATACTATCTGCAGTAGCGTCTCCTATATATGTTCCATCTACATATACTTTAAAATAATATTTTCTAGGCATATCTAATGCAAGTTCACTACTTACAATATGTAAAATAAAGCCTCAACCATTAGGATCATTAACATATCATGAAGGGAGTATAAGAGTATTTGTAGTTAATGCCCCAACCCATTGTTTAACTTTATATGGAGTGGTAGTACTTCCAACATAGAATTCTAATTCAGTTCCATATTTAACTGCTAAAATATTTCCTTGAAAATTAATTTTGAAGTTAACCCCCCCCCCAAACATTTTGGCTTATAAATTGTTTAATCATTATTCTTTATAATATTTTGCACTAATTAAAAAACATATTAGGCTTATTAAGACATATAATGGAGTTCCTGTAGATAATGTGCTAAGGAAAAATAACCCCATAAATAACAAACCTAATACGTATCATATCTTATATGTTTTCATTTATTTATTTATATTTTTATGTCAGATTCCTGTAATACTATCTATTCCTAATAAAGATGTGCTGCATATGAATAATAATTCTACAACTTCTGGAGCTGGAATTACCATGATGGTACAATAAACACATATAAATAGGCAAACTAGTCATCCAAAAAATCCACATACTCTTTTACTACTCAACCCTGAATGAGCAGTAAACATCTTTAGGAAGAACTCTTTCATTACTATTTGTTTTTATTTCTTATGCCATTTTTTGGCCTGTATAGCAAAATTAGCTCTTTTCTTTTGCAATGTTGTAGCGTTCGGATCATTCATTACTTTATGAGCATGCTCTTGAACACCTTCTCCTGCCCGTTTTGCACTAGCACTAAATTTTCCTCTATTTTCTTTTTTGATGTGGATCTTAGCTCCTTTCTTCATCATTAATACATACTCATCCTTACTTTCCTTAAGACTTAGAGTGTTTTCGTTATTGAATTTAGAGTATCTCTCGTAGATACTATCTAAAATCTCGTTGTTATACTTACTCATTTTATTCTAAATGTATTTATAGTTAAATATATATCTTTGTTTTGCTTTTACAAAAATAATAATTATATTTGCAACGAACAAATAGTTTCACATAAAACATATTATTCAATAAATTATGGAAAATTTCCTTCAATGGATTGAGAAAATTCTGGAGTTTTTGAAGAACTATGGGTTTTTAAATATTATTAAGTCATGTATTTTAATAATTTTATTTGCATTTACTGTGAACATTGCCTTCAATCCAAAAGAAACTATTAAAAACATTATTGAATGGGTTCATGCAATTGAGAAGGAAAAGCATGCTGCAAGCGAAGAAATTCGCAGGCATGTTAATCCTGTTATTAATGAATTATTAGATAATTCTATACGGGATATAGGATGTGATAGGGCTTTTATTATGGAAGGGCACAATGGAAAAGCAAATGGTAGCGGATTAGGTTTTTATTACGTAGATATGACTTATGAAAGATGTAGAAAACCCTCATTAGATCAAGCAGTATATTGGCAATACAAAGATATGCCAACCAGTATTTTCCCTTTCTTCAATTATTTGGACAAACGCAGATATTTTTATGGGGGTTCAGATGAATTATCCCAAATAGATTCTAAGTTAGCTCAAATGATTAATATTAACGGCACACATTTCTTAGTAGCTGTTGAAATTCCAGGAAAAAATTCTGCTAATCAATTTATGGGAATACTTGGTTATTCTTTTGAAAATTCCCCCAAACTTACTCGAGAGCAAATAAAAGATTATATGCTTGAGGTGAGAAGAAGGGTTCAAATACTATTATCGTTAACTTCTTTGAAAGAAGTTGACATCAATCAATTTCGAGAAGCAATATGCCTAAATTAAAAAATGTTAAGGAAAAATATGTAAATGGCCTTAAAGTAGACAAAGAGACAAAGGATGTAGTATACTCTGATGAAGCTCATGTATATATAGACAAAACAGATCAACAAAAATATGTTTCTGTTACTACTTTAATTGGCAAATATGAGAATCCTTTTGATGTATTTTTTTGGTCTTCCTATAAAACTTGCGAGAAGTTAATGTCGGAAGAAACTTTTCATGTACTTAAAGAAACTTTATTAGCTACAAAGAGGTGGACAGATGATATGATTGAAAAACTTCATCTTGATCCGATTATCTTTGATAAGACAAGAAAAGAAATACAAAAAGGATATGATGATGAGAGAAATAAATCTTGTGAAAGAGGTACAAAAATACACTCTAATTTTGAAGAGATGTATTATACTTCAGAGAAGCAAGATTTAAAAAAGTTTGGTTTAGGAGGAGTTTTTACTTGTAAAAAAGGATATTACGAACTTGATTTAGAAAAAGGAGTATACCCAGAATTTTTAGTTAGCTTAAAATCTTCCGATGGAATATTACGAGTTGCTGGACAAATAGATTTACTAATTAAAGATGGAAATGATATAATAATTGCAGACTATAAAACCAATAAGGAGATTAAGAAACATTCTTACTTTGATAAGAATAAGTTTAGTAGAATAATGATGAAGTACCCTTTAAATAATATAGAGGATTGTAATTTTTATCATTATTCGCTGCAATTATCAACATATGCATATTTACTTCAGCAAATTAAGCCAGAATTAAATATTAAAAAATTAATGCTAATACACATTGATCACGATGATAAAATTACAGAATATACTGTAGATTATCTTAAAAATGATGTAGAGAGAATGTTAAAGCATTATAAAAAGCTTTTAAAACAGACGACTGTACTTGATAGAGATCGTCCTATTGTATTTTAAATATGGGAAGTATATTTGATATTATAGATGGACATGTAAATGAGATGTTTAATGCTAATGAGGGGTTATATGAGGAAAGAATGAAAATATGCAAAGAATGTCCATTATATAAAGAAACCCCTGTTGGCCCAATATGTAACCCTAAGCTTTATATAAATAAAGAAGGGAAAACATCAGCATATAAAAAAGATGGTTATGTCCGTGGCTGTTCCTGCAGATTATCTGCTAAGACTAGATTAATTCACGGTAAATGTATTATAGGAAAATGGTAAAAATTATGAGTAATTTAATTTTAAATGGAAATGATGCCACTGGTATGAGTGGTTATGGAGCACAATTAAGTAAAAATCTTTCTGGAATTAGTTCTGCTGAACTAAAAGATCAAATTGAAATGGAGAAATTAGCTGCAGCTGCTGCAGTAATGGAAGCAAATAAAGGATTAAAATCTACAGAAAACAAGAAAGTTCAAGCAACAGGATTTACAGTTATTTTTACAAAGTATAATAAAAACCCTTATCGTAAATATAAGTCTGACGCTGGACTACTTTTAGATGTAGATTCTTTTCATATAAACGATGCTGGGGAAATGGAGCAAGATGAAATGGGAGTTATTTGCTGTCATGTTGTATCAGTTGGCCCAGAATGTAAATATGTCAAAGAAGGTGATGATATTTATATAAGGAATGTTGGTGCCGCTCCAGTTCCTTTTGATCGCAGAGGATATTGGGCAATTAGTGAACAAAATGTAATATGTAGAATTGTAGACAATGATTAGTGAAATTGAAAAAATATTTTACAATCCTGGAGACTTAGTTAGAGTTAGACATCGTAAACTAAGTAATATTCCAGTGATGTATGTTGTGGAAAAAGTGACAAGGTCATATAAACACAATGATGAAACAGTAAATTCTTTTAAAGGGATTAAATGTAGATGGTTTAATGTAAATGGTGATCTTTGTGAGGAAATTTTTTCTTCTAAAGATCTTGAAAGGGTAAAATAATGAAAGTATACTTTAATAGACTAGGAAATATAGACCATGTAGATTGCACCTCTGCTGAATTTATTGAACTGCAGGATGGAAATAATCTTTTGACATGGGTTGATTTAGCGGATATTCCTGAATGTTTAGGAGAAACTATAGAAGAACGTATTAAGCTATGGGTAGAACTAAAAAAGAAAGGAATTATTATAGAAAATACTAAGAAACATCATGGACGAAACTCAATTAATGGAATTCATAAAATGAATTCCAACACGTGTAAAGGAATTGCAAAATAAATCTCCAGAAGAGATAGCAATGACTTTAAATAAGCTTTCTAAAACTCCAGAAGGACAAAAGCAACTAGAAACACTTATTCAGGAATTTAAATCTGAAAATGCTGCAATTCAACCAGAGGAAACTGGAATGTTTAAGAAGGGAGGAAAGCTTAATTATTTAGTTAATAAGTTTCAAAATGGAGGCACCTCTGAGCAAAGAAAGTCAGACTTGAGTGTAAAGAAATTTCATGGAACTGACTTATTTGAATATGGCCCTAATAGCAGAAAAGGACCTAGAGGTTATATTGATAGACCATTAGTTCCTGGGGTAAATAAAACTATCCTTCCTAATGGGGTGGGACTAAGACAAATTACTAGAGATAATATTACAACCTCTGAATTAGTTTCTCCTGATAAAAGAGATACTCTTTATATACATAATGGAGTTGGAGGTAGGGTGGATAGTAATATTGATGATTCTGGATTTCTAGGCTTTTTAGGATTAAGAGAATCAAGTCCCGTATCCTCTAATTTTAGGAGACTTCAAAGAATTTTTAATGCAGAGAAATTTGACAATGGAGGTACTATATTAGATCTTTTTTCCTCAGTAAGTAATAATAATCTTAATCGATACAAGCAACAAATTATTGATAGGGTTAATAATTCAAAGGCAAACTTTATACAAAGGGCTAAAGATCCAAACAGTCCATCTATAAAGGATTGAAGAAGTGATAATGAGACAACCCATAAACTTGGATATGTTACTACAGATAATGGTATGGCAATTGTATACCCAGAAGTTTCTGCAAATTTTGAGGGGAAATTGACAGATTTTACAAATCCAGAAATTAAAAGGAAATTCACAACTAAACATCCTGGATTAGAGATAGCTCTAAACAATAGAGACACTGTTATGATGCCTTCGCATGAAGCAGAATGATTTACTAAAAATTACAAATCATACTATCCTAGATTTAAATCTAAAAAATAAATGACTGATATTTTCCTTTATGATAACTCTACAGGAGAAATTACTCTAAATGAGTATGAAATATTGTTAGTTAAGGAATTTGCAACACTCTATGATGCCAGTAGGAATAAATGTAAAAAAGATCCTACTGGTATTCATAGGTTAAAAGCCTGAAAGGAGTTTACATATATTTTTCTAATGTTGGACTTTAAATCTCCATATTTAGAATACATTGAGCAAGAAAGACATGAAGCTGCAATGCAGGATAGTGGACTGACTCAAGAAGAGTGGGACGACCCAGATTTTAGGGCCGCTTGTAGAAAATATATGGAAATTAAAGACTCATCCAGAGTACTTAGTTTAATTAAAACAGCCTATAGAACTTTGGAAAAGATGAGAGTTTTCCTAGATAATATTGATTTTACAGATATGGATGGTAATGGTAAATATCTAAATGATCCTAAAAAGACTCTTGAAAGCATAGGCCAAATAGGAAAAATGAGCGATTATCTAAAGGAACTAGAGGACACTTATAAAAAGGGACAAGAAGCCAAACCAACCCGTTATAGAGGAGATGTAGAACTCGGACTAGATGATTAATGAAACTATGGCAGAATTAAGATCAAAAAGGAAAAAGGAGGAACTTCCTCAAAGGCCTACAGATAGATTAAAATCATTTACAGAAAGATCTGAAGAGGAACTTATTAAAAGTTTACTTAAAGAAACAGATCAATCTGATGAAGATATAGAGGAATCTGAATATTATGAAGGAACTTATGAATATCATAAGAAGACAAATAATCTCTGAGATGTTATTTTAGAAGATGAAATTAAATACTTTGATCCAACATTAAGCTATGAAGTTACAGGTTATAGACCAATCACAGAAACTGAAGGACTAGATTTTGACCCCACCCCTTTTATGGAGGTTGGAAAAACTTATGAAAGGACAGGAAAATACACAGCTTTTAGAAAAGGCACAAAAGCTTATGTGGATTTTTGAAGAGGTCAGATTAAGCGTTGCGTTGAAGGTTATACTGTGGGAAAGTATAGAATAACTGGAGATCATTATTTTTTTTTAAATTTTTATAGAATGGGAATTATTAATGATAAAAAGAAAGCTGGAGCTGGTTCAGAGGAGTCCTTCCCTTTCTTTACATCTAAACAATATGAATTTTTCCATTATATAGAAATTTGTGAATATTTAAAAAAGGATGTAGTAGCACTAAAGGCACGAGCAGTCGGATTTTCAGAAATAGGCGCATGTTTAGGTGTACGCCCTTTTATTACAACCAGAAAATTCCGAACTGTGTATACTGCACATTCTGAAACTTATGTTGATGCTGTACTAGATAAATGCTGGTATCAACTTAACTGGCTAAATAACAATACTGACGGAGGTATGAAGCGTGTACGTCAGAAAATTGATAATATTAAACAAAAACGCGCATCGAAGCTAGACAAAGAGGGGGTAGAATCAGGAAGATTTAGTGAAATTGAAGGTATTCCTGCGGATCATCCTCGTAAAGTTCGTGGGGATCGTTGCGACCGACTAATGTTTGAAGAATTTGGGTCAAACCCTGTATCAAGAACCTCATGGACACAAGGAACTGCACTGGTAGAAATTGGAGGTGTCAGACGTGGAATTAAGATTGGATGGGGTACAGGAGGTGACCATGGAGCGGCTTTAGCAGGATTGGCAGAAATGTTTAATGATCCAGAAGCCTTTGGGATTTTGCCTTATAAAAATAATTATTCCTCTGATGGCACAGTCCAATTTACAGGATTTTTTATTCCTGCTTATACATTTATGCTGGGCTCAGACTTTACAGATAATCGTGGAGTTACAAATATATCTAAAGCTAAGGCATATTATGAAGATCAAAGAAGAAAAAAATCAGGTCAATCTCTTCTTGAGTACTGCTCTGAATTTTGCTTTACTCCTGAAGAAGCTTTATTGCGACAAGGTGATAATATTTTTGATTCAGTGGAACTTTCTAACAGAATTACTCAAATTAGAATTCATAAAATGGGAATTAAGCCCAGGAGAGTGGCATTAATTTGAGATAAAACTGCAGATGATAATCTATCTAAAGTTAAGGTTTTTGATAAAAGTGATAGTAATATTTTAATTTATGAGGAGCCACAATTAGATGGAAAAGATCCATTTAAGAATCTATATGTTGCAGGAATTGACTCTATTGACCAAGGAACAGAAGATTCAGCTACACAGAAAGATGTATCTGATTTTTGTATTGTAATTAAAAAGCGCGCATATGGAACTCAGGAGCCTAAGTATGTTGCGATTTATAAAGAAAGGCCAAGAGATATAAGAACTGCTTATGATACTGCTATGAAATTATTAGCTTGATATAACTGTAAGGCTATGCTGGAACATTCTAAGATTAGTATCATAACATATTTTAAAAGTAAGAAAAAAGATAATCTTTTTATGAAGCGTCCAAAATCTAGTCTAAGTGATATTAAGAGAGGTAATTCACAAATGATTGGAGTCCCTGCTACAGAAACTATTATCAAGCATGGATTAGAACTTATTAATACTTATGTAAACGATTATTGTTATACAATAGACTCTGATATGATTCTGGAACAATTATTAAATTATTCTTATGAAAATAAAAGAAAATATGATATTGTTGCAGCTATGAGTATGGCAGAAATTGCGGATGAAGAATTAATGGGATTTAGTCCAAAGCTTGAGAATAATGTAGAAAAAGAATGGAAAGATTTTGGGTGATTTATTAACTCAAAAGGTTATAAACAATTTGGAGTTATTGGTGATGAATAATTTAGAAGATAAAATACGAAATGTGATAAGGGAAGCTTTATGCTCTGAATATATTGGTAATTTAGATATATTGCATGATGAGGATTCTTATACTTTAAAGCTGGATTTAAATCAACATGAAGCTCCAATGTATTTTTCTTATCAAGGAAGTGAAGATGGTTTTCTTGATTACTTACTAAGAGATTTAAGACAACGACAAATCGATCGTGCTAAGTATTACAAAGGAATGATGGTAGATACTGGTAACGATGATACTTATTATATTGTACTAGAATGAACAAGACAGAAATCCAATTAATAGATGATGCTATTAATGAATTAGTATATGAAAAAGTTAGGTTAAGAAAGGCCTATCAGTACTATCATTGTCATCGAGATGCTGATCAATTTAAAAGTCTTGAATTTAATTATGGAGTAGGTACTCCAACAGCAGTAAACTTCACTCCACTAATTAAAAAACATATTGATGTTTTAGTTGGAAAGTATCTTGAGTTAGAACCAGATTTAAAAATTTCCTGTAAGGACTCGTTGACAGTAACAAATATAATACGAGAAAAGCAATTAAAGATTGATCAAACATTATATGAAAAGTTACATCAATATTTACAAAATAATATAATTTCTATGTTATTAGATAATAAAGAGGTTGTCAATGATCCTTTTATAGAAAAGGAACTAAAAACTATTCAGGATAATTTAGATAGAACATTTATTTCAGACTATGAAATAGCTGCTCAAAATATATTGCGCTATTTAAAGCAATCAAGGAATATTAATATGAAAAATAAGATGAGAATCTTATTTACAGATCTGCTTATCAGTGGAACTTGTTATTACAGAACAAGGCCTACTGAAAGTGGAGAAAATATTAATTTTGAAACTTTAAATACTTTAAATACATTTATAGAAAGAAATCCAAATTCTCCTTATCTTGCAGATTCTAGACGAGCAGTTATTCGTAAGATGATGACAAGAGAAATGATTTTGAATGAATACCGCAGTGAATTAACTACTGAGGCGGTGGCTAAACTAAAAGAGGCTCCAAAAATGGGGGATGTTAGAACAACAACCTATTTAGTAAGAACCTCTGCTATTCCTCCTGATGGATTACCTAGACCTGACTTAACTCCAGGTATTTTAGGAGGTCTTGAAGCATACCCTGCAATGCCAGGAGATGAGGCTCTATTATCAAATTATAATCCTCATTTAATTACAGTTTATGAGGTGGAGTGGCTTGAAGTAGATGAAAAAACTGGATATTTAACAAGACATGAAGGAGTTAAAATTGGAAATGAGATTTACATTACTAGAGGAGAAGTAGAAAATGTAGTAAGATCTTCTGACTATCCAAGTAAATGTAGGTTATCTGTAAATGGAATGTTTTTCTTGGATCATAATGGAGATCCTTTTAGTTTAGTACTAAATACTATGAATCTCCAAGATAAATATGACCTATTACTTTTTTATAGGGATAACTTAATTGCTTCTTCTGGCACAGTGGGTGATTGGTTAGACTTAGCTAACCTTCCAACTGCTCTTGGTGTTAGCCTGCCAGAGAGAATCCGAAAATGGTTAGCTTATAAGAAAAATGGTGTTGGAATTCTTGACTCTTCTCAAGATGGGCAACCATTAAATACAATATTCAATGGATTTGACGATACTGTTAAAGCACAAAGTATTCAGGCTATACAATTAGCCATTCAATCTATTGAACAGCAAGCCTCCTCTATCACAGGGGTACTTCCAGAAATGCTTGCACAATATGAACAACGAGATGCTGTTAGTAATGTTAAATTAGGAGTTACAACTTCTGGTCTTTTAACTAAGCAGTATTTTGATTGCATGGATACTGTCTATAAAGAAGTAAACTATGATTTACTTAATCTTGCTAAATTAGTATATCCAAATGGCCTACAGGGAGTTATTATTTTGGGAGATCGATATTCTCAGATATTCTCAGCACTTCCTGAACATTACACTGTAACAGACTTTGATGTCCATATTGAGGATAGTACAGCAACATTTAAGGATAAAGAAACTATAAAGGCTTTAAGTACAGAGTTAGTTAAAGCAGGTTATTCTGATCCCGAAATGATTGTTAATATTGTAGCTGCAAAAAATATGACTGAACTTAAACGTTATGTTGAGCAGTCAATGAAGATGAAGAAAGAAGAGGAATCTATTGTTCAGCAACTTCAACAGCAGTTACAACAAACAGAACAACAAGCACAAGAGCTATTGAAACAAAATAAAGAACTGCAGTCTCAGTTATCTCAATTACAAAATCAAGCTAGCCAAATGGAGCAAGCTAAGATTGAAATTGAACAACAGAGAGTTGCTCTTGACCATGAAAAGATTAAGAATGATAAAGATTTTCAGGATCAATCTATTGAGGTTAAAAAACAACAATTGCAAGCTCAAGTTGCACAAATGTTCGACAACAATCCTTATAATGATAAAATAAAACAAGTTGAATAATGGATAAACGCTTAATTATTCAGACGATTGTCAGACCTGATTGTAAGTTAATTGCAATTGATAACAGTGATTATTATAGCTTAGGAGATGACATGATAAACTTTATCATGTTAGACTTCCTAAGTTATAATGAAACTGGAGTTCCCATTGATAGGACAATCAGGGTGAGAAGAGAAGTAGTCAAGAGAGGTCAATTACTTTCAAGATTTTCTTCAGAATTTATTCTTGACAAAGATGGCACTTACTGTTACTATAAATTAGTAATTCCTACTTTAGATTATTTTAAAATAGGAGAAACTACCTATAATAACCTTAGTAATGAACTATTTTTTGATGGAAAAACTTTATATAAATGCAAGTTTGAAGATGATGATGAGCATTCATATGAAGAGGTGCTAAAAAACAGTATTGTAATCGATAACTATATAGATGCATACAAAATAGTTCACAATAATGGTGCATCACAAACTTTCTATTGCCCTGTAAAAAAGATATTCAGTGTTTGTAAACTGCAAAGATGTTTAGTATATTTACAACGGCAATTATTACTTATTAACTGCAAACATTGTAGTTATGATAAATGCGACACAGACAATACTCTGAGAAATAGAAGGGATTTTCTTTTAAGTGCAATGTATGTTTTTGACTATTTAAAGGATATAGGGAATTTAACTGAGGCTCAGAGAGTGTTAGATAGTATGTCTTCTTGTGATTCATTATGCGGAGATTTATTAAATAATTCTAATAACGATTGCGGCTGTGGAAATTCTATATAATACACTATATAGGTTATTCTCGAATGAATTGTTAAATTTAAACATTGGCTACGAATTTAATACTAAAACATTATTTACAATGAATGAATTAGTTAATGCCATTGATTATATCGAGAATGGAAATCCTTCTAATGATGAAATAATTAAAATAATACAATACTATGAAGAAATATAATAAGGATCCTTTTATGGAGAAGGCTCTTTCAGAGGAATACTATAAATTAAGAAGTTCTCGTGATTTTTATACAGGAACTTCTTTTAAGATGTCTACATGGGATCTTAATACACGATATTTCAATGATGAAAACATTATTGATTTTGTATCATATAAAGGGTGCTTATTGTATTGTACACGAAGTCATATTTCATCAGAATCCAATGAGCCTGTACCTATAATTGAAAATGATATTATTGTTGGCATTCATCCAAATATCTTTTGGAAATTTGTCATGGGAACAAATGGAAAAGGAGTAAAAGGCGATAAGGGTGATGCTGGCCCAAAAGGAGATCCTGGAGAACAAGGCCCTGAAGGTCCTAAAGGTGACAAAGGGGATAAGGGTGACAAAGGTGATTCAGTTACTGGTCCTAAAGGTGATAAGGGAGATCCTGGAGCAGGTATTATTCCAGGAGGTACTACTGGGCAAGCTCTAGTTAAAAAATCTAATACTGATTATGATACTGAATGGAAAACTATTTCTGGCGGCGGAGAAATTCCTAATTTTGATGCAGAAGTAGTAAATGTCTCTTCAACTACTCAGGCTAATGCTAATGTAGTTTTAGAGAGAGATATATTCAAATTTAGTTTTGGACTACCTAAAGGAGCAGATGGTAAAGACGGAAAAGACGGTAAGGATGGAACCAATGGACAAGATGGAGCAAACGGTTCTGATGGTCAGGATGGATTAAGTATTAAGTTAATGTATGCAAAAAGTAGTAATGTTAATACTCCTCCTGTTGTAAACAAAACTAATACGAATCCTGGATCTGTATGAAGTACAGTGGTTCCAGTTCATACATCCTCTGAAATTATATGGTCAATTACAGCATCTTTTAGAGATTCTACTCTTGTTGGAGAATGGTCAGATCCTGTTCAAATGACAGGAGAAAAGGGACAGGATGCAGTAATACCAAATTGGAAAACATACGTTTATAAATTAAGTGATAGTAAACCATCAAAACCTACAGGAAATAGTCCTAGTCCGTCTGGATGGGAAGATTATCCTACAACTAGTGGAAACTGGTGGCAGTGTATTGGAACGGTTAATGGGGAGACAGGGCTTGTAACTGAATGGTCAGAAGTAATACCAGTTAATGGTAGAGATGGCCAAGCTCAAGATGGCAAATTTACAGAATTTAGATTTGCTGTAAATACAAGCAATTCAAATCCTCCTACATTAAATGCAACAATAAGAACTCCTTCAGGATGGTCTATAGTTCCTCCTGAAAAATCTAAAGATGGATATCTTTGGATGACTACAGCAACTATTAATCCTGACGATACTTTAAATACAAACTGGACTACTCCAGTTGTTATAAGCGGAGAAAATGGAACTAATGGAACAGATGGAGTTCCTGGAACTCCAGGAGCAGACGGAAGAACCACATATTTCCATATTAAATATTCTTCTGTTGCTAATCCAACTTCTTCAAGTCAAATGACTGAAACTCCAAGTACATATATTGGAACTTATGTAGATTTTACTCAAGCAGATAGTACAGATCCTTCTGACTATACTTGGGCAAGATTTGAAGGTATTCAAGGAGAAAAGGGCGATCAAGGAATTCCTGGTACTAATGGAGAAGACGGAAAAACAAGTTATCTACATATTAAATACTCTAATGATGGAGGTACAACTTTTACAAGCAATAATGGAGAAGATCCAGGCGCTTGAATTGGAGTATATGTAGATTTTAATATAAATGATAGTGACGATCCATCTGACTATAAATGGACTAAAATAAAAGGAGAACCTGGAGTTACTGGAGATCCTGGTCCTGCAGGTAAAGACGGAGTTGATGGATTACCTGGAATTGGCATCGAAGTTCGTTACTGTTTAGGGACTACAACAATTTATGGAGGAACAAGTATTCCTGGAACGACAAGACAACCAACAGGTTGGAATTTAGCGGTTCCAACTCCTACTGAAGAGACTCCTTATATTTGGTTTATTCAAGCCAGAGTAAATTATACAAGTAATACTGATAAAGTTGGCACAATTGAAGGTAGCTGGAGTACTCCCACTAAATTAAGTGGAACTAATGGGTTAAATGGAGAGAACGGTTCTAAAGGACAAATAATTTATCCTGAAGGTATTTATAATGTTAATACTGTATATCAAGGAACTGTAGATAAAACTCCTTATGTATATGATTCTAATGATGCTAACTATTATGTTTTAAATATAGTGGGAACATGGCAAGGAACATTACATAGTAATGAATCTCCAAGTACTGATACAAGTAACAGTTGGGTTAAGTTAGAAGCATTTGAAGCACTCTATGCCAAAATTGGAATTATTCCTAACGCTCTTATTGGTTCTGCTGTATTTAATGATGCTTATATGTTTAGTCAACAAGGTGTAGATGAAAATGGAGAGATTTCAACCCACTATGAAAATTTCAATCCAATTACTCCTGGAGAACCCGCAAATAGTACAAATCCAGAAAAACCTGGAATTAGAACATTTATTCCAAATATTATGTTCAATTTTGAAACTGGTACAGGGCATATGTCTACAGGAAATATTTCTTTTGACTCAGACGGAAATATATATGCGAAAAATATTTCTGTAAATGGCAATATGAGCGGCTCAGATGAGGATGTATTGGACTTAACATATAGCTCTACTACTCAAACAGTTACTCTTACTGGGTTAAAGAATATTACTGTTTATATGAATGAATCTAATATTACAAAATCAAAAGTGCAACTATTAAATATTGATGCGTCTGTATTTGATAATATGAGTTCTAAATCAAAATATACAATTGATATATTTAATAACGGTAATATCCCATTACTATTTGATTCTACAGGATTTTATCAACCAGGATTTGATATGTTAGAGTCTTATAGCTATGTAGCAGTATTACCAAGACAAAGTATAACTTTAAAAATCTGATTATCACCTAATGCAGTAATTCCTGGAAAACCTGCTACTTGATATGCAAACTATGAAATATTAGTAAATAATCCTGTAGTAGTAACTGCTGGTAAAGAATATAAAGGATGACTGTTTTCTTCAACTAAAAATGTAATTTTGCAAAAAGTTATCGAAGTTATATAAACTATATGAAAAAAATTAATATACAACCAGATATTGACCTTCAGAATTCAAGAGAATATTATGGAGTATCTAATTCAAGAGACTTTTATAAGGGAAAATCTTTTAACTTTGCTCAAGGATGGGCACCAGGAATTAACTATTATAATGATGGTTATATTCAAGATTTTGTAGCTTATAGAGGAACTTTATTAGCTTGCCATAAGAGTCACTTGTCTAGTAGTCTATCTGAGCCAAAATTACTTTATAATGATCCTGAGGATTCTACTAAACCAACTGGTGTAGACTCACCCTTCTGGGAATTTGTATTTTCAGGTGCTACGGGTGCAACTGGTGAAAATGGCCAGGTGTACGTACCTGAGTACAATGAGTCTACTGGATTTATTACCTGGGTCTTAGAAGAAGCCCCCTCTCAAACTATTCCTCCCATGTATGTAAAAGGAGAGAAAGGTGAAAAGGGCGATAAAGGTGATAAAGGAGACCAAGGAAATAAAGGTGATAAAGGTGATAAAGGAGACCAAGGTATCCGTGGATTTCAGGGTGAGAAAGGTGAAAAGGGCGATAAAGGTGATAAAGGTGATAGAGGAGTTCAAGGAATTCAAGGGGAAAAAGGAAATAAAGGTGATAAGGGAGATCGAGGTGATAGAGGGCCTGCTGGAACTGCGGCAACTATCAGAGTAGATTCTGTTATTACTGGAGATCCTGGTTCTCAAGCTTCTATCGTAAATGTCGGAACCGCTTCTGAAGCTGCTTTCAGATTTACTATTCCTAGAGGTCAACAAGGAGTTCAGGGCATTAAAGGTGACAAAGGTGACAAAGGTGACACTGGAGAACAAGGCCCTAAAGGTAAACAATTAAAATTGTATCGAGATTTTACAGATGATACAATTAAATGAGGATATGATGGAGAACTACCTAGTCAATGGACAGTTCTTTGTTATATGGACTATCTACGAGGAGTCAGTATTGATGATGTAGATATTACCGATGATGCTCATCTTAAGGTAACGCTTTCATCTGGGCATTATACATGAACACCAGATGAAAATGGAAATCCAATTAAAGATGAGAACGGAAATATCATATATGATCGCTGAATCCCATCAACTACAATTACTAAAGGCAAAGCAGCCGCTACTCTTACTGCTGGTAAGGTAGAAATGCTACAACCATGGGAAGATCCTAAAATTGAAAATGTAGGTACAATTAAAGATCCTATTTGGGATTTTTATATACCTAGAGGATTTACTGGAGAACATGCTGTGCATGTTGGTCCAGAAGATCCTGTCACTTTTAGAAATTCTCATTTAGATGATGCAGACATTCAAGAAGCCTACAAGAATGCTGAACAAATGATTTGGGTTGATACCAAAAATAAAGCTGATTTCGACCATTTAAATGCTGTATATCATGCATATAAAGAAGCTGGAGGAACTGCTTTAGATCAATCTAAATTTGCCGAAGCTTTTGCTAATTTAACCAATGCTTCAGGATTTTCAATTAAAATTGTTGATAATTTTGAAGCTCTTGGAGAGCCTACAAAAGAAAAACAAAACATAATTTGGTTAGTCCCTGCTTCCCAAACTGGAGTTAATGACTTATATGAGGAATATATAGTGGTTAAAGCCGAAACTATGTTAGATACATATCTGTGGGAGAAATGGGGAAGTGGCACTATAACTGTAGATCTATCTAACTATTACACAAAAGCCGAGGTAGATGGCATTAAACAGAATTTAGAAGAGCTTATTGAAGATACATCGTCTATGGTGTGAAATGATGTTATTAATTAAATTTTAAACAATGGCAAGTGTTGTAAAATTTTATAGAGGACTTAGTTCTGCTTATAATCCTGTAACCCATGCTAATGGCATTTTCTTTACAACAGATACTCATAAAATTATGCTGAATGGCTCCGAGTATGGAGGTGATTCTAGCAAGAAAGTAGCTAATGTAACCTTAAATAAGAATGCTAACGGCATTGTGATTACATACACAGATTCAACCACTTCGAATTTAGACTTTGTAAAAGCAAGTTCTTTAGTCGATGGTCTTATGTCTAAAGAAGATAAAGCTAAACTTGATAGTTTAGATCCTACAGCAAGTGGTTCTTATGAATCTTCGTTAGATCCTAGTGTAGCAACAGTAGAGAAACTTGGGGGCATTAACGCAGGTACAACTGTAGCACAACTTACAGGTAAGAGTTATGATGAAATTTTTGATACTCTTATCTTCCCAACAGTTAATCCTACATTTGTAGCTCCAACTGCAACTATTTCTTTAAAGGGCTATTCAAATACTCAGGAAGTAGGAGCAAATGCTCCAACCGCTGCAAATTTTAATACTGGATTTAATCAAGGCCAGATTTTAGTCGCAGGAAAAGAGCAGGCAAAACGCGCAGGAGCTTTAGATCCAGAGAATTCGTATATTTTATATGGCTCATCTCAAGAACTTCCCGCAAAGGTAGTTAAAGGCTCAATGTCATATAAGTATCACGCTGCTCATGCACAAGGTCCTCAACCTAAAGATTCTAAAGGTAACGACTATGGTACTCCTTTAGCTGCAGGATCAGTAGATTCAAGTGCAGTTACAGTAACAGGATATATTCCTGCTTATTCAGGTTTAGTTTCTACAGCTTCAATTACAGAAGATGTAATTAAAGGATTAACTAAAACTATTTCTGCAAAGAAAACAATTAAAGTAGCTGGACCAATTTCAGAACAATATATTTGTTTTGCTGCTCCTGCAGGTTGATCGGTTTCAAATATTAAAGACAGTAATAACTTTGATGTAACTAGTTCATATACTACTAGTACAGTTTCGGTTACTGGTTTAGATGGTCAAGCGGTTGATTATACAGTATATTTATCTGGTAAGATGTCGCAACCTAGTACTTACTATGTAAACTTTAACTAATTATGGCAGAATTTTTTGGTAAAGGTATTTCGGTAGGTTCTGGTTTTGACTTAGGTGCGAATCTACCATTAGATAATAGAACAGTTCAGGCTACAATTGCTGAACGTGATTCAATGCCTACTATTCAGTTAGTAGAAGGCCTTTTAGTATATGTAAAGGAAAATAAAACCACTTATGTATTAAAAGGCTTTGATGCTGATGGTTCTAACCGAGTTTGGGAACCTCTTGCAACTGGCACAGTTGTAGAGATTATTAACTCACTTGAAAGTGATAGAACTGATGCTGCTCTTTCTGCAGCACAAGGTAAAGCTTTAAAAACTCTTGTAGATGAACTAAAAGCTTCTGTAGCTGCAGCTCTTGACTACAAAGGTACTAAAGATACTTACGAAGAACTTCCTACTAAAGGAAATAAGAAAGGTGATGTTTGGAATGTAGTTGCTGCTCATGGTACTACTCCTGCAGGTACAAATTATGCCTGGGATGGTGCAGCTTGGGACCCTCTGGGAGGTACAATTGATCTTTCAGGCTACTATACTAAATCACAAGTAGATGACGCTATTTCTGCAGCAAAAACAGAACTTGAAGCAGCTGATACAGCTTTAGAAGGACAGATTACTACTGTTACTAATCAACTTGCAAATAAAGTTGATAAGGTTGAAGGCTCAGGTCTAATTTCAGATACAGATTTAAATCAGATTAGAACGAATAAGGCTGATATTGCGAATTTACAAACATCTGTTGGAGATAAGCAAGAAGCTCTTACAGCTGGTGATGCTGTTGAGATTTCAGAAGCGAATGTTATTGATGTTAAAATTGATCCTGTTTCTGATAATATATTAGCAAAATCTGAAAGTGGACTTAGAGTAAACAGGGCAAGGGTTGCTGGTAACAATATAAAAGTAGGAGTAGCAATTACTGGCGGTGCTGAAATTGGTGCAGATCAAACAGTTGCTGAAGGTATGAAAGCTCTTAGTGATAGTATTAAAACTGCTGTTGCAGGTGGCATTACATCTATTACTAGTCCAGATAATACTATTAAGGTAACTGGTGAAGGTACTTCTAGAGGTTTAGCTGTAGATATGTCTAAATTAGTATCAACAAGTTCATCTATCCAAGTTGGAACAGACGGTAAGCTTGATATATTTTGATCAGAGATTGAATAAATAATAATTTCCCCCTTCCTCACATTTAGTGAAGGGGGGGGATTAAAATTTAAAAAAGAATGCAATTAAGTTTTCAAAAAATTGCTACAGTTCCAGAAAGTGGTCTTGTAGCAGGTAGAATATATTTTGAAACATCAACAGGTATGATTAAAGTAGCAACAAGTGCTACTGCTGTTGATAAATTTGGTGATGGCGTCAAATCTGCAAGCTGGGATGAGAGTGCTAAAACCCTTAAAATTATTAATGAAAGCGGAGAAGAGATTTCTCTAAATCTATCAGATGTAGCATCGGCATCTTCGGTAACTACAGAACTTGCAAAGAAGTTAAATATTGGAGCATCTGGAGATGCCTCAACTATACAGAGTTATTATGGACTGAAGAAATATACAGATGAAGCAAAATCGTCTGCAATTAGTTCAGCTAAATCATATACAGACACAGAGATTAGTAAAATTCCTGCCGCTATTGTTTATAAGGGAGATGGCACAACAGTTACTCAATCTGGAACTAGTACTGTTACATTTGCTGTAGGAGAAATTCCTCAAAGTAAAGTAACTAGCCTGACTACAGATCTAGCCGCTAAAGCTACTACAACTGCTCTTAACGCAGTTAAAGCTACAGCTGATGCAGCAGCTCCTCAAGCTACTACATACACTAAAAAAGAAGTTGACGATAAAGTAGCCTCTGCTGTTGGTAGTGTATACAAGATGAAGGGTTCTGTAGATGATGCTGCAGCTCTTACTGCCCTTACAGGAGTTGTTATTGGTGATGTTTATAACGTAGTTGCTGCAGGTACTCTAAATGGAGAAGCTTTTGAAGCTGGTTCAAACTTTGTAGCAATTAAAGCTGGTGCAGGAAGTCAAACAGGAATGTGGGATAAGCTAGGTGGAACAATTGATCTATCTACTTACGCTAAGAAAGATGAAGTACCTACTTTAACTGCATTTAATAATTTAACAACAACTGTTAATGGAAAAATAACTGCAAATGCAAGTATTACAGCAGGTACAGCGTGTAAGATTACCTATGATGCCAAAGGTTTAGTAACTGCTGGAACAGGTCTTACTGATTCTGATATTCCTACTTTACCTACTTCTAAAATATCTGGACTCGATACTGCATTAGCTGGTAAAGTTCCAACTACAAGAACCGTTAATAGTAAACCATTATCAGCTGATGTAGTACTTACTGGTGCAGATATTGAAGCGGGAGGAGAGCATTTTGGGCAAAATCCAATTCAAAGTGTACTTGAATCGATGGATGATAGAATAACTGACCTTACTGAGAGTAGAGTTATATCATTTAGTGGACAAACTGGGGCTATTACTGTAGATACTACTAATGTTACTAATGGGCAGGTTAAGTTTAGCATGTCGGGAAAGCAGCTTAAAGGTACGGTTAATGGTCTTAAGAGTGCGGCTTATACCGAATCAAGTATTTATGCTAAAGCTGTTCAAGGTGCTAAAGCTGATTCTGCAATTCAGGCAGTTAATGGCACTGCTGCTACTTATATCACAACTAGTAAAAGTGGAACTACAGTAACAGTTACTTCTATGCTACAATCTGTAGCTAGTGCAAGTTCAAGTGCTAAAGGTCTTGCTGAAGCTAGTGATGTAAAGGCTTATGCTGATAGTTTAATGACTTGAGTTGAATTCGAATAAATTAAGATAATAAGGGGATAGGGATTTCCCTATTCCCTTTATTTTTTAACCTATAATATTATAGGTGCTATATAAAATATAGACGCTATGGCATATAAAACAAAATTTTTACATTTTAAAACTAAAGCATCGTACGAAGCTGAGAGAGCAAAAACTACTGAAGGTAGTGAAGAGCGTAAGGTTTTCGATGCTTATATCGCATTCATCGACGAAGGACCAACTATTTGTACTTGAGGGAAAGAATATCAATGTGATGCTAATTCGCTTTCTTTACTTCCTCAAGAAGTAACTACTGAAAAACAAGATCAAGTATTTAAAAATTTGGGATGAAAAGTCCATGTTATTTCTCAATCAGATATTAATGCAACTACTTCTCCTGATGCTGCTGAAAAAACTAAACGTTTAGAAGCTACAGCTTTATTAGTTAAAGAAACTAGCCTTATATATGTAAGAGGTAATGACGATTCCAGTAACCATTATTTCTTTAAAATAAATTCTAGTTCTCAATTAGAGTTGATTAGAATAAGTATTACTACAGGAATTATATATGGAATAAATTCACAATTTGTAGATCCTGGCGCAATAAGATATGATATAACGCAAACACTCTCTAATTCTAATAAAACTCTAGCTCGTGAAAATATTGATGCTGCAAATAAAAACGATGTACTGCCTCTTACTATAGATCTTAGTTCTCAAACAGTTGAGGATTATAATACTGCTTTAGAAGCATTTAATTCTAAAAAACCATTAACAATATTTGATTCTACGGATCCAACTTCCAGATTTACAGCTAATGTAATAGGAAAAGAAGCCACTACTAATGATATTAATGTATATTTTTCATTCACAGGTATAAATGATGATAATAGTTTCAATACGATTGGATATGTTGGAACAATTAAACCTACAGGAGAAAAAACATCAAGCTTTGCAGCTATTCAGCCATCAAATACGGATCCAAAACCTTTAGGGCCATTAGCATCTTCTGGAACAGATAATGCTTATTCACGCTCTGATCACGTACATCCTGCTCAAGTTGATATAACTGGTAATGCAGCTACAGCTACTACAGCTACAAATCTTGCAACAAAACCTATACTTAGTAGGAATGAGAATTATATACAGGTAACTGTTGGAAATAAAATCTCTGATAACTTTACTGTACCATATGCTTCTAAAACATCAGCTGCAGAAACATTAATGTATGGTAGAAAGATATTTTTAAACGGAGATGTCACTGGTTCTACTACAGAATCATTTAATGGATCTAAAAATGTGACTATAAACACAACAATAAGTACTATTAATGCTGAAAAACTTACTGGAACTATTGATGCTAATAGGTTGCCAGAAATTCCTATTGAAAAAATTCCTGCAGCTGCATTAGAAAGGCTGTTTGTAGTAGATTCTCAATCTGCCGCAATGAGTGTAGATGTTCAAGAGGGAGATGTTGTTCAGATTGGTTCAGGAGGTCCTATGTACTTCTGCGTATCAGAATCTGCATCTACTTTTGCTACTAAATTTAAAGAATTCACAGCAGGAAGTGCAACTAGTGTACCTTGGTCTGGAGTAACAGGTAAACCAACATTCGCTACTGTAGCTACAAGTGGATCTTATAATGACTTAACTAATAAACCAACTATCCCATCCTTATCGGGGTATGCTACTCAAAATTGAGTAACTAGTCAAGGATATTTAACAAGTACTCCTGCAGCAACCTCTAGTACTTATGGAGGAATTCAAATTGGATACACAACAAGTGGTAAAAACTATGCTGTACAATTAAATAATGGTAAAGCATATGTTAATGTTCCCTGGACAGATACAAATACTACATATACTGCTGGTACTAATATAAGTATTAGTGGAACTGCCATCAATTGTACATATTCATATAGTTTACCTACAGCTACTGCCTCTGTGCTTGGTGGAGTGAAGATTGGAAGTAATATTTCAGTATCTTCTGGAACTATTTCATTAACCTCAGCTAATGTAACATCTGCTTTAGGATTTACACCCGCAAAGACTAGTGATATACCTGAAATTCCTATTGCATTACCTAATCCATATGCATTAACAATTAATGGTACATCATACACAGGCTCATCTGCAGTTTCAATAACTACACCAAAACCTTTAATAACGACTACTAGTTTTACTGGAACTCAGCTCTCAACTACAATAAACGCTGGATATAGTTACAGTAATACGTTAACTAGAACAGTTACTAGTTTAAATGGTTTCTCTGAGAGTAACCCTGATGCTGTTATTATAAGTACTAACAAAATATTTTTTAATGCTTCTAATGCAATTAAGATGGATGGTCTTGGAGATTTAGCTGGTGGAACTTATTATATCTACTGCTTAAGTTATATGGCAAATGGAAAAATTGCTGTTAATGGTGCAGTATATGCTTAATGCTTAAAATATTATAGACATGACAACATATTCAAAAAAATATTTTAATGAGGAGACACAACAGTGGGAACCTCTATACTCTACAGAAGGGCGTTCTGCATATGAAACTGCAAAGTTAAATGGATATACAGGAACAGAAGAGGAGTTTAATAAAGTATTATCTAAAATACCAGTAATAATCTCATCAATTGAAAGTTATCCTACTGAAGGAAGTAAAAATTTGATTACTTCTGGAGGAGTATATCAGGCATTAAAGGATTCAGAAACCTCTGCTGAGGAAACTCATCAAGAGCTCCTAAATGAAATTTCTAATGTAAATAGTACCCTATCTACTGAAATTTCAACTGTAAACACTAATCTTAGTAGTAAGATTAGTCAGATAGAAACAACTGCCATTCCTAATGCAATTAAGGCTGCAATTGTAGATAATTTAGACACAGAAGATTCAAATAAAGCCCTATCTGCTACTCAAGGAAAGGTTTTAAAAACAATGATCAGTAATTTAGCTAATCTTAGAATTGAAGTATTGAATGAACTTCCATCAACTGGAGAAACTAATGTAATTTATCTTGTTAAAAAGGCTGGAACTAATCCAGATGTACATGATGAATACGTTTATGTGGAAGGAAACTGGGAAAAGATTGGTAATACTGAAGTAGATCTTTCTAATTATTATACAAAAGATCAAGTATATACTAAATCTGAAACTTACAGTCAGGAAGAAGTAGGCACATTAATTACTGAAATTGAGGGCAAAATTCCAACTATTCCTAATGTAGAGACTAGTATGTCTGGGACTGGTAATGTTATTACTTCTATTGACGTTGATGCTTCTAATAAACATAAAATTGCTGCAGTAAAAGGAATTTCAGTTTATTCTGAATCTGAGATAGATGAAAAATTATCTAATTTAGGAGATGTTATCGCAGAGGCCCCTTTTACAACAACTGACAGAGTAATTACATCAGGCGGGGCTGGAAAGACTGTTAAGGATTCTGGAATCTTATTAACTAATCTTGCTACGAAGGAATTTGTAAATCAATTTGAGCCTGAATGGGATAAAATAGCTAATAAGCCTTCAACTTTTACTCCCTCTGCCCATACACATACTGTAAGTCAGATAACTGATTTTCCTACACTTGGAGCTTTAGCTTCTAAAGATAAAGTAGATGAATCTGATTTAAACTTTAATATTCCAGAAGGAGTTGTTGTAGATTCTGCTTTAAGTGCAACATCAGAAAATCCTGTTCAAAATAAAGTTATTACCAATACTCTAAGTAGCTATGTTAAAACAGCTGACTTAAATGTAACTTTAGGAAACTATTATACTACTAATGAAGTTTACACTAAGGAGGAAGTAAATGACAAAATAGCTTCTGCAGGCGGTGGAGATGTAATGGCTAGTGGAGACCTTGCTACAGATTATATTATAGTTGGAGCAGGTGCCAAATCTGTTAAAAATTCAGGGCAAACTCTTTCTAATCTTGCATTAAAAAGTGAGATTCCTTCTTTAAGTGGATATGCAACTCAAAGTTGGGTTACAAGTCAGGGATATTCTACAGAAAATACTTGAAGGCCAGTTAAAGTTGGAAGCACAACTTTAAATGATAGTTCTACAACTCTAACTATTGCAAATGGCACTGGCATAGGATTAACATTTGTTGATGGAACTTTAACTATTACTAATAACGCTCCTGGTTCAGCTTATACTTTACCTATAGCAGATCCAGAGACTCTAGGAGGTATAAAAACTGGGTTTAATGAAAATTTAGCTAATATACCTGTACATGTAGATGGTGAAGGATGCGCTTATGTCGCTGTTAGTAAGAGTTCTGTTGTAGCTGCTCTTCAATATACTCCAGCAGATGTTAATGATATTCCAGAAATCCCTATAGCTCTTCCAAACCCATATGCATTAAACATTACAGCAGGAGGTTCAACTACAAACTATACTGGGTCATCGGCATCCACTATTAATTTAGATAGTATTTTTTCAAAGCCTTTAGCTAGCGTAGATACTCCAGGTAAGGCGGGTATATTCTATGGTTCTTCTTCATCATATTCAGTAAGTACTGTATATGTAACAAGTAGTAATCCTGATGCAGTTATTGTAGTTCCTACTGCAACAACAGTAACATTTGGAAGTAACTACGTAAAAATGAGTGGTTTAGACGATTTAACTGGAGGTAGTTATAAGTGTTATTGTATAACTTATATTAATACTGGGTTAGTGTTAGTTAATGGTGCTATTTATGGCTAATAAAATTTCAAAATTTTTAGTGCAAGAATTTTAATATTTTTGCACTAAAAATTTTGATTTTATAAATATAATCTCTAATTTTGTAGAGATAGAAAAAATGAATTTTTAATGGTTATGAAAATGAATGTTGCAACCAGATTAGCTATTTTAACTAATCTGCCAGAACAAGGAAGTGTTCTTGAGATGATTTCTGCTAGAAACATCCGCAAGAAAATAGACTTCTCAAGTGAGGAGATAACTTCTCTTAACTTAAAAGAAGCCGATGGAAAAATTTCGTGAACTCCAAATGTGGAGGACATTGAAGTTGAATTTAATGATTCTGAGACAGAGTTCTTACGAACTGTTATAAATATAATGGATCAGAAGCATGTCATTACAGATAATATTCTTGATTTTGTAGAGTTGATTCAAAATTAGGTTTATTCTACTACATATTTAGTTTTAAAGTTATATCATATAACGCAAAACAAGTTCTTTGAGGAATATATACATAAAAGGGATTCGAGAATGCGTTTTGTAGTGATATAGTATCAGACTGAGGGAAAATTTTAACGAAAATTCGTAATTAGACAAGTGAGTTCCCAAAATGTCCATGCATGATGTTATAAAACGTGTTATTTGATAACCACACTGGAATCCAGTGTAGTATTTTTTCATTAACTTTAAAATTAAACAAATTATAGACGTAGTAGAAAAACAGATTGTACATGAGTACGACGAGGATCGCAAAGAGTATGCATCAAAAGGTGTCGCTGGTACTGGCTTAGGTCTTGGTATCGCAGGAACTGCTCTGGGCCTTTGGGCTCTTAGCAAATCAAACCTGTTTGGAAATGCAGGCTGTGCCGCTGCAGGTGCTTTAGCAGCTGAGGCTATTTCAGGCCCATCAACTTTCCAAGCTTGGCAGCATTCTTGCAACGCTGAATTAGCAAATCAAAAAGCTCTTTATGACTTTGCTTTACTGTCAGCTAACGCTCGTTTCAACGATCGTCAAACAATCAATTCAGAGATGTTTGGTTTATACAAAAGCCAAATTGATGCAGACTTCGGACTGTACAAAAATCAGAGAGACCAATTCGACGTATTAGCCGATCGTATTGGAAAACTTGAAACTGCTGCTGCTGTACAAGCTGCTGTAGAACCTTGGAGAAGTAAAGTAACTAAGATGGAGATTGCTAGTGTAGCTGGCATGGTAGGACTTGAGGCTGAGCGCAGAATGTGTGCTGACAATAAGATAGTAAATTATGCAAATAATACATTCTATCCTATTCGTGTAGCTGCTGTTGAAGTAGGTACTGACACAGTACAGCGTTCACTGTATAATCCTTTATGCCCTTGCTCAGGATATTCAAATAGCATCCTATTTGAGCCTACAACAACTCCTGCAGCCTAGTTAAAATCTTAGTTTAAGATGTATCCTGTGAATCAAGTTTTCCTAGGTAATCCAGATCCATTATTAGCTTCTGACATTACCGATCAACTTCAAAGGGTAAAAGCTTATGAATCTCAATTAATGCAATTACAGAAAACAGCTTCAAAGGAGCTTATTTGGGATTCTATTGATAATGAGATGAATGCTCTAACTGAAAGTCAAAAGAATCGATTTTTTGAAGATAAAGAATATAGTGAAATCACTACATCACTTCAAAAGATGGTTCAAATAGAGCTTTTAAATTTAGTTAAAGCTAAAATTGAAGGCACGCAAGAAGGTAAAGAGTTATTACAAAGGCAATTATCAGTAGTTAAGAAGTTGAAGAATAAGATCGTCCAAGAGACTGACAATGAGATGGCTATCTTTAATAAGTTCCGCGAATTTTCTAAGGATAACCCAAGTCTAACCTATGAAGAATTCTGTAAACAATGGCGCAACACGTAGACGTTATAATGAATAATTTAAGGAACTTTGTGAGTGTTAAATTAACCTCACTATCACAAAGTAATCCTATGATGGCTTTAATGAAGCCTCTAGCATCTAGAATAATTGATAATAACATGTACAAAGTTGAAGCTTTGCTAAAACAGATTTCAGACAAAGATGGATTAGTTGATGTTGAAGGTATTCTAACAGAAATGTCAGATAACATAATTAACACTAAACCATTTAAAGTGGAAACTGGATTACTTGGGCAACTTGAAATAGGTGCAGGAAAAATAAAGATGGATATCCCAATGGTTAATAAATCCTTGGTTTTGAATCAACAAGATCTAAATGAATTAAAAGACATGCTCTCGCATTAGAAATCAGAAGATGGAAAGGAATGGTATTTTTTATATCATTCCTTTCTTTTTTATAATACAGATTATAATTAAGTGGGAACACTATCAAATAACTCCAAAGTTGGAGATAAAGGTAAAGATTTAATTCTGCAAACATCAGGTAGAGTATATGTTCAGGTAAAGGATAGGTTCTATGAGATTAACTTTAGAGGAGATGATGAAGAGGATAAAGATGGGGAAAAAGAAGAAACTCCTCAGGTTATTTTTGTAGATAATGAGGACTCCTTAACTGATTTACAATATCCTGGAGATAATTATCTTATATTAACTAAAGATGGGAAGTTCTTCATTACTGAAAATGAAGGATATACTCCAGTATCTATTGCTTCTCAAATTAATACTACATTTACCACTCCATTAACTATAACAACATTAGAAGCTCCTTTTAATATAAATTCTACTAATTTAGTTAAGAACCTCAATTCAGAATATTTAAATGGAATCTCATCATCTAGTTTTGCCAGAAAGAATCTAAATGAAACTATTTCTAGATGAACTATAACAGACCTTATTAGCGATTCCATTAGAGATTCAGAAGGGAAGTCTAGTTTAAATTTAAAGAATGGCTCGTTAACTATTGATACTATTAGAGTAAAAAATCTAATTTTATCGGATGATTCTGGAGGGAATGAAGAAAATCCACCATTATCAGAATCTGATTTTGATATTATTAATAAAAAGACATATTTTAGTAATGGAATTCTTATAAAGGCAATTAATATAATTGATAAATTAGACTCTTCCATAAGTCTTCCAGATATTCAATATTTTTCTAATGAAAATTACTTAGTAGGGGGATATAGTATCATTGATCTTATCTATACTGCTTTTAATGATGGATTACTGTTAGAATTAGGGTCTATTGTTGATTACGCTAACACTTTAACTTCATGTCAAAAATTAAATTCAAATAATCAGTGAGGTCCTCACACACTAAATGATACTGACTTTGTCTTAAATGAAGAGGGCATCTATCCATACAAACAATATAAATTTTTACCTGTTTCAAGTTCTGTATATGAACAATATAAATATGGTTCAGATAGAACTTGTTTAGAAGGAATTTATAATAGATGATATAATATAACTGATTATACAGGAGATATTGCCTCAAAATATCAGGGAGTAACTTTTGAATTAACATTAGAAAAGCACTCATTAAAGGCAGGGGATTTTCTTTCAGGGAAGAATAATGATGGCACAATTGATGTTATGGTTGTTGGATGTACTGAGTTTTCAGCTAGAGTAATTCTTTCAGGAAGTGATTGCTATTTTACTAATACTACAGAAATAGATATTTATAATGAATGGGCTGAATCCCCTCCAGTTACTGAGCCAAATAAAACCATCTATGAAAATATTACTTCTTGTTTAGAGGAGCAGGATGCTGAAAAAGGCTCTTCAATATCTGCAGATCCTAAAGTTGGAGATATTTTATTTACAGATTCTTCAGGAAACATTATTGGAAATATCTCTGGGACTGAAAACTCCATTTTTGGTACTTTGGAAGGCTATGGATTAACATCTGAAGGTAATTGTTACTTTGTAAATCCTGGAATTGCATTAGTTAATACTGATAATTTAAATTATCTGAAGCTCTATAATAAAGAACAATCTTTCATTGGCATTAATAAGAAAAATGAAAAATGGATTACTATTGAAACTGATGGAAGTTGTGATATGAGAAGGGATAGGATGTATAATATTAATAATCACCTTTCATTTTGCAGTTTTGGACCTATAAGAGTTGAAGAGGATGGTTCAGCAACAATTGGTAGTGGAGAAACACAAATTACTATTACTGCAGATGGTAAAGTTCAAATTCCAGAAGCCTGTATTATAAAATAAAAAATATTCTAATATTTTATTTGGACATTTAAATAAATGTAGTTATATTTGCAGCGAATAGATAATCTATAACTAATAAGGAAAAATAAGAAATATGCAATTTGAACATAATCAATTTGACAATTTGCTGGATGATGAGACTACTGAGGTCACAAATACTGAAACTCAAGAGGAAGTTATTGAGCCAGCAGGTAATTCTACTGAGGAAGAGGAAGAAGATTCTTCATCTTCTGAAGAAGGAACTGAAGAAACAGGGGAAGAAGATGATCTGGATGCATTTTCATCCTTCTTAAAGAGTCGTGGAATTCGGGATGGAAAAACTATCATTTATGAAAACGAGGAAACAGGAGAGACTGAAGAGGTTGATTTTGGAACTCTAAGTAAGGATGAGCAGCTTTCAATTCTTGAATCTTTAACAGATCCAGGTCTTTCAGAAGATGAAATTGAAACTATCAATTTACTTCGTAAGACGAATTCATCATTTCAAGATATAATTACGTATTATCAGCAACAAGCTATTGATGAATATAAGGCTAAAAACAACAGCCAAGAAACTTATACCATTGATAGCTATTCTGATGAAGAATTATATTTGGCAGATCAAAAAGCTAAATTCCCTGAAATGACAGAGGAAGAATTAAAAATTGAACTAGATGTAGCTAAATCTAATGAAGATCTCTTTAAAAAGAAGGTAGATTTAATTAGAAAACAATATAAGGAACAAGAAGAAAATCATATCAAGGAGCAGGAAGAGGCTGAAAAAGAGCAACAGAAGGCATATCAAAATATGTTTGTAGATACATTAAATGATTTTAACTATATTTCTTTGGATTATAAAGATCCTAAGAGTGATAGTTTAATTCTTGAAGAGAAAGATAAAAATCTAATTTATGATTATGTATTTAAGCAAACTCCAGAAGGTGTAACTAAATTTGTTGAAGATTTATCAAAACCTGAGGTAATTGTTGAGCTAGCTTGGTATAGATTATTTGGTAAAGATACAATTTCTGACATTAGTAATTATTGGAAAGAAGAGTTGAAGAAAAATCGCAAAGCAACTCCTCCAAAACCAAAATCTAATGTTACTATAAAAAAAGAAACTAAACCCCAATCACAGGGAACCTCTCTTAGTTCCAAATGGGACGAACTATTATAAATAAAATAAATAATTTAGTATATGAAAATTACAGGTTTTACTACCATACGCCCTGAAATGGCTTCTACAAGAACGTATGAAGACTTTTCTAAGTTCTTAGGCACTAATCCTGCTAGACTAGGTATCGTATCGTCATTATATGATCAGTATACGGCAACTTACCTTACAGAATCGCTGATGAACATTTATACGATGGAGAAAGATCGTAAGAATGCATTTCAATCAATTAACTCATTCATGGTTGAGTGGGATATTGATGTGAATTTCATCAAGCGTGTTCCTTTCTTATCAGTGCCAGAAGGCGATGGTGCACAGGGAACAGACATCGTAGTTCACTTCCCTGAGAACTACTATCAAAAAAATGACGTGTTTATTATCGAAGGTTCACGTCAGCAATTAATCGTTCTTAGCCGTCCAGTTCGCAGAAGCGATGCTGACTTTGAGCTGATTTGTAAGATTCAGGATTCTGACTATTCTGCAACGCTAGATCTCTCAGCTTGCCAGCCTGGTATGAATACTCGTTTCTTAACAAACTATCAGCCTGAGCTGCATGAGGAAGGTTATACGAAATATCAGAGCAATACTGAGAAACATAGAACTTTCATCTCAATGCACCGTTGTGATGTTTCCTACTCAGCTAAATATGCTGCAATGGAAGATCAGTTTATCACAATTGGTAAGGGTGATGGAAAAGATGATGTAACATATAAGATGAATCCTGCTGCTAAGGATTGTTTGGATACTTTCATGTTAGCTCGTAACAACTCATTACTTTGGGGTAAAACTAACGTAGATAAGTATGGTAAAGCTAAGATCTTCGATCCTGAAACTGGCCAGCCTATTATCTCTGGTGATGGTATTATTCCTCAGATCGAGCGTTTTGCAGGTAAATATGTATTTACGAAATTAAATATCAGAATCTTTGAAACTGCTCTGCAGGCAATGGTTGCTAAATCAGAGAAGCCTACTGGAAATCAGTATATCTTCATTTGCAACACTGCAATGTGGAATGATGTACAAAGAGTAATGTCAAATTGGATTCGTGACTACAAGACTAATGGTGCATTCATTTATTCAAAGGCTACTAATGGTTATATTAATCTTGGTGCTACTTACAATGCTTATGAGTTTGCAGGTAATACCATCGCATTTAAGATTGACCGTTCCTTTGATATTGAGTTCCCATCACCTCGTAGATTTGGTATCTTCCTTGACTTAACTGCTGATGGAAAAACTGGACGTCCTGCACTTTCAATGTTTACATTTAAAGGTCTGCAGATTGTTCATAACTGGTTAACTGGTCCTGGTGGACGTGATGGTAAATCAGGTGGTGAGGTTTCGACTCCTGTAGCAGGAGCTAAACTGATCAACTGGGGATACGCTGGTGTAGGTGTATTCAATCCTTACAGATCGTTCATCCTGATGTCAGAGAACTAAAAAGAAATGTGTGAGAGATTCCCCTTGTAATAGGGGAATCTTATCACCATTAATAGATTATATGATGTATAGATAAATTTTGAATAAGACAAAATATGAATAGTATGAATAATGTAACGGAAACTAATAATGCCAGTAATATCATAACACTGCGTAGTGTATATGGAAAAGTAAAAACCTACTACTTTAACCCAATGAGAGGTAAGAATGGAATGTATCCTCCTTTTGTAAAAAGAGTTAGAGTTAGTGCTGATGGACGTGATACAGAGATGATTTTAAGTGAACAAGATTTAAATAGTGAGCAAAGAGACTATTTTATCCCTGAAGATCTTGAAATTATTGTAACTGATGGAACAACATTTAATTTAAATGATCAATACCAAGCAAATCTTTGGGAATGTATTAAAGATTCACATTTAATTGCCCCAGAAAGAGGTGCAAAAGATGAGCATGGAAATTTTCTTATTGATGGCGATATTAGACGTTACGGATTAGCAGAATTATATGTAGAGCGTCCTGGAGTTGAATCTAAGAAACGTGTGTCTCGTATTAAGCAAGTAACAAAAGCATATACTTTTATTGAACAGGATAGTTCAGAACATAGAAAGGTTATTTGCAAACTTCTAGGAAAGACAATGAGAAATGCTCCTGATACAGATATTCAGGATTATTTATATCAAAAAGCAGAAAAAAACCCAGAACTCATTATTGATATTTATACCAGTGCAGATCAAAGTCTGAAACTTCTGCTAATTGATGGCAAACAAAAAAATATTATTAGAGTACAAAGTGGTGTTTTAATGTATTCTGATACAGCTCTTGGAGTTACAGATGAGGCCGCTATTCTATTCTTAAAGGATCCTAAGAATAAGGCTATTTATGACTCAATTGTTTATGAGGTATTTGGGGATATGAAGACAGAGGATGTTGTAGTAAAACCCAAGGCACCCAAAAAATAATAAATTAGAATATTATGACCGCTAGAAATTTATATGAATATGGTTTAATAGAACTGAATAAGTTAGAAGCGCCAAGTCTCTTAACTGAAGACTATGTTTATTTTTTAAATAAAGCGGTTCAACAATGTATAAATTTAACCTATAATAGATACGATACTAATCAGCAATCTACTGATGATTTACGAGTTCTAAAAACCACAGCGTTATTGCAAAACCCAAAAAAGTTAGAGAATGCTGATGATTTGACATCTATTCAAGAAAAAATAAACTCTGGAATTCTATCATCAACTTATTATGTGGATCTTCCAAAAGACTATATGCATATGCTTAATTGTATTGTAGGTTTTACAAGAACAGAAAATCCTAATAAGAAAACTCATTGTGATAATGAGGCTGGAACCAAAGTTTATTTTACTGCTAAACGACTTACTGCAGATATGTATGGAGGAGTAATTAATAATTATTATCAAAAACCTTCATATAAAAGGCCCTATTACTATTTAAATAATATTAACATAAAGGATAGTATAATTACAAACCAAAATACTGATACTCCTTTATTAAAATATTCAGAAGGAGAATATGATAAAGATGGGGCTTTAATTAATACTCATTATCTTAATGATAAAAATTTATCTGGTATTGAAGGAGAACCTGGCAATCGTTTAGCAAATCCCTCTAATGTACGACTGGAATTAAGATTCGGAGACGATACTTTATATACGCCTACAGAAGTGTATATTGAGTATATCAAAGCTCCTATGTACATTAGATTGAGTCAAGAACAAATTGATGATATTGTTGACTCATCCCAAATTTTAGAATTCCCAGATTATATGTGTTACGAAATTTTGAATATTTTCGTCAGATTAATTATGGAAAATGCAAGTGATCCTAGATTACAAACAAACATTCCAATTAATCAGACTATTCCAGAAGCACAATCTAGGAATTAATAGTACTAATTTTAAATAAATACACAAGTATGTTTGATTTTTTTAAAGAGGTAATAATCAACTCAAATACTCTTCCTAGAGAGGAAGGTATTGATGCTGCTGGTAATGCATTTAAGCGTTTCTATGCATTAACTTCAGATACCGCAGCTGAAGATATCGGCTCAGATCCTGCACATTATCGTGCCCCTAAAGAAGGAGTATTCCGTGTTTTACGTTGTGCAGATTATACCAAATCAGGTGTTAAAGGACCAAAAGTATATAAAACTGCAGGACGCAGAGGAAAGGTAGCTGAAGTTGCATTTAACCTAAATCCTCTAGTTAATCAGATTGGGCAATATCGCATTCTAGTTGATATTAGTCTTGAAGGGCGTTACTATAGTGATTATAAATATCCTTGGTCAGAATTCCATAAACCAATTATGGCAGAATTTGAAATAGTTTCTGGAATGGATTTAGCAGCTATGGTAAATGCAGCTGTGAAGGCTTTAAAGTCGTATATTCCTTCTGATTATAAGTATGCTGTAGTTACAAGTAAAGATGGTGTAGTAAAACTAATAATGTCTGATCCTTATCAGATTATTAAAGCTGCTAAAATCCAGAAAGTAGAGGAAGATGGATGTCTTAATGGATGTTCTGGTGTAAAATATGAAGATGTGATTGTTGCATCAAAAGATGATATTACAAAAAATATTGCGCCTTTTGGAACTGGTGAGTGGCTAGTTGAGAACTTACGCTTCCCAACATATCCTAACCTACGTTATGCAGGAGTTAATGATGATGAGAAGCCTGTTGCAGGTGCTTTATATACACAGTTTGCATTTGAGTATGTATCACCTCGTAGAGGTTTACATGGTCAAGGCACTGTTGGCCAAGCTTTGGTTTCTGTAACTCACCATGTCTTTTATGTTCTTAATGAACTTGCATCGCAGTTTGAAGCTGAAATTAAAAAAGCATTTGGTGAGAATGTAGTATATCCAGTTACTCCTGAGTTAACCATTTTAAATGCAGGTAAAGGAGAACCAGGAACAATGGTTGTTTCTGCTGCAAAGGTAAATGCAGGAACCGTTTCCTTAAAGGCCACTTATAGTGATTCTGAAGTAGTTGGAATGGAAGTTGATGAGGGAGTTGAGTTTAAGCATGTATCAGGGCCATTTAAGGTAAACAAAAATCCTGATACAAACGCATGGACTCTTAGTAAAGATGTTGATGAGGTAGTTTCTGGAAATGAAGGAATTATATCAGCATCATATAAGGATGCATTTACAACAATTAAAGTAATTGTTGAATAAATATATAATTTACACAGTAATGGCAGGTGGGAGTCTTTTTCCTGCCTGCCATTAATTTTTAATATTACCACCTATGACAATAGAAGCCATAGCTAGTGCCGTATGGAACAATGTCTACGACGGCCTAAAAGGAACTGTAAGTAATCCAGCAATGTCATTAGAACAATTAACTGATGAGGTTGTTGCAGAAAGAAATAATATTGCAAAAGAATATCTTTTAAAAGGAGTTATGACTTTACAAGAACTTTATAATGCAGTAAACTGTGTTGAAGTTAATTGTAATTTTATGTCAAAATGTTGTGATCTTCCAGTTGGGAAGAAAGCCCTTCACTTTGAAATTCCTCCTGTTCTTCTTATGAATGGAATTTCCACAATTCAATTTGTAGGAAGTATAGATAGACAAGAACAATATAGTGTTTATACTGATGTAAGTTATAAATATCATTTCTTTAGAAAGAGAGGAGCTGATAAACCATTTGTTTATATAGACCCTACAATAAACTCTAATGGCAACATTGATGGCTATATCTTTAATGTTCCTTTTGTAAAATATATTTCAGTAATTGCAATTTTTTTAGATCCAAGAAAACTATTAGAATTTGATTGCTGTAATGATCCAGAAGCTATAACAGAATGTGGAATTATCTCTAATGATATTATCCATAGACTAACTGAGAAGAAGATTAGATATTATAGAACTGCGATGTTGCCTGCACAACCAAATACTCAAACACCTTTATAATGATTAGGGGTATTATTTACAAATATACATCTCCTTCTGGAAAAGTATATATAGGACAAACTTTAAATGAGAAGAAAAGACGCCAAAGTTGATTTAATTTAAATCGCCCATATGCGGGCCCAAAAATTAATGCTGCGAGAAAGAAATATTTACCTGAAAATTTTGAGTATGAAGTAATATTTAGAATAGAGTCCTTAATTAAAGAAGAGATAATTGAGATGTTAAATAATAAAGAAAGACAATATATTCAATTGTTTGATTCTATCTATAACGGATATAATATTTCGATAGGTGGAGATTCAACTCTTCATATCTATTCCGCAGAAACCAAGAAAAAAATTTCAGAGCGTGCAAAACTGAGATATAAAGATTCTCGTAATAGACATATAACTTCGGAAGCAATAAAAGAATATTATACTACACATAAGAGTGTTGTTAGAAAACCTGTACTACAATTTTCTATTGAAGGTATGTTTATTAGAGAATGGGAGTCTGCGAAGGCAGCTGGAGAAGCATTAGGAATACATGCAAATAGAATAACCACTTGTTGCAAAGGGCATAGAAACCATGCAGGGAATTCTATATGAAAATATAAAACAGATTTCACAGAAGTCCCATTAAAGATCTCTATAGGAGTTCAAAAAGGATCCACACTTCCTGTATATCAGTATAATTCAGATGGAATTTTATTAAAACAATGAACTTCTATTACAGAGGCAGCTAAGGAATTAGGATATAGTTTAAGTAATTTTAGTACCTACTGTAATGGGAGAAATAACCATGAATATAAAGGGTTTTATTACTTTAGAGGACAACACAAATATGAAACTACATAATTTTAACTCAGTTTATTCCATGGCAAGTATTGTCTATGGAATCACAGTAGATCCGACTAACTTTGAAGATGTTGCAATGTTAGGATGGGAATTAATAGGAAATAGGCACACAAAGCTGCATAAGTATATTACAAATACAGTTAACAAACGTATTCAATTGCCTTGCAATTTAGTGGAGATAGAATCAGTCACAATTCCTTATATGGATGCTCAAATGACATCCAATCAAACCACTTATCCTCAAGTATATAATCAATATGTTGAAAAATATATTGAAGCTTGAAAGTGAGATGAGTCCACTTTATATGAAGCTGGAAAAATGATTAAATATAGAGAGGAAGGGGACGAGATTGTTTTTGATAGAGATTTTCCTAAAGTTATCATTCTTTATCATGGAATTATTGCTGATGAAGATGGGTTACCACTACTTAATGATAAAGAAGTTAGAGCTTTAGCTGCATATGTTGTGTATTCGGATACATATAAACAAGCATTAATGAGGAAGGATGGAAATCTTGTTCAACTTGCACAAGTAGCTAAGGCTGATTGGATGAAAGCCTGCACAGCAGCTAGAATTCCAGATATGTTTACACAAAATGATATGGATGCCATTTTAGATGTTAAAACTCGTTGAGATAGGAAGCAGTACGGAAAATCATTTAAACCAGTTCTATAAAATGCGTTATTATACTAGCCATTGCATAACTTCTACTGAATTATTTAGAAAATTTAAGAAGGATAAAATAAAACTTTCGAAAAAACAGTATTTAAAGGAATATAAAGCTGATACAAGGCAAGAGTTAGCTGCTAAAGTACTTAACTATTGTTTGTATTTAGTGGTTTTGGATATCATAAATAATAATGTTATTTTTGCATTACCTGATACATTTGGATTTAATTCTGAAATTGCTATGAAAACATTTCAGGGAGATGAATTCAAAGAAATGTGAAAAAAGGGTAAATTTAGAGACATTGACTTTGTATTATCTGGATTTAAAGGCCATCAGTTATTTTATACTTTTGAAACTAAATCTGGAGTGAAAGAAAAACCCATCTATGTCAATAAGAAGTTAAAAGATATTATTAGTGATAATACGAACGCAGGAAAAAGCTACTTCTAATGGATATTATTAAGTACTATACAGATTATATTGATGAAGTTAATGAGAAGTTTCCTTCTTTAAGCAAACATGAGATAAAACAGATATTAAATTATGGATTGAAGATGTTTAATACTTGTCATAGGAATGGTTTAGATACCATTAATATGACATCATATTATACTATGTACACAGGTAAATTATTCAACGATGATTTTACACATTATCATTATTGAAGACTAAAGTACAAAAGAAAGCTGAGATTTCTTTATAGACGACAAAAAACTATCTATGATGGTCATTATTATTTTGGAATGACTGAAAAGGAATTTGAGTACTATCAATCTCAAAAGAAAAATAGAGGTACTAGACGACAAGTCTTTCATTACCCCTATATGTTTGCTTACAAAATAAAAGAAGAAGCTTTTGCTGATCGAGGTCGTAAATATTTCTTTATAGTTGACTATCCAGAAGATGTAGGATGGATGTTTTACAAAGAAAATTGAACCACTCGAAGAGCAAGATATTTTGCTTATAGAGATGACAATGGAAATATACAAATGATTTAAGTATGGCAAATAATACTAAACAACAAGCAATAAATACTTTTACAGGTGGTTTGAATACTGATTTACATCCATTAACAACACCTAATGACATTTTAACAGACTGTATTAATGGTACAGTTATAACATATAATGGCAATGAGTATATTCTGCAGAATGATATGGGTAACTATAAGCTGGACAAAGCTAAATTATATGCAGATTATATTCCTATTGGAATTAAGGAGTATGGAAATATTATATACATAGTTTCATATAATCCAATTGATAAAAAATGCCAAATTGGCTCATATCCTTCTCCACAAACACTATTTGATAATTCTGAATATGGTTCTAAAACCGAAAATTATCAAGGGGTTCCAACTTATACATTAGACCCTGATTGGACGTGACCAACAGATCCTAATAGTTTAATAAATGATGGTATTGTAAACTTAAAAGGTACAAGTGAAAACCCTGCAACGGATGTACTATTTACTAATACTAAACCTAATCAGAATTTAAGAGTTTTCTTTCCTGCTGATAGCTTAGATTTGAAAGACACTTTTTTAAATCCTGGTGATAAGTATTATTTAAAAAAGGAGGAAGGGGAAGATTCTCGTTGGAAATTTCAACGTTGTGAATATTATACATTAACGGAATCTAAAGAAGCCTTACCAATTGAAGAAGGTTTAGTAATTTCGGATCCTGATGATTATGCTCCAGAAAAGTTAAGAAACGTAACCTGAGAGACTCCAGGATGGTTAGCATATAAACCTTCTCTTATAGAGCCAGCTTCTTTTGATTTATACTTAACTGATATAAAAATTCCAAGCTTCCTAACCAGTACTTCTACAAGACAAACAGGAGAGGGAACTGGAAAATTATCTTTTAATGTTCAAGGACAGTTAACAATTAATACTACAGGAGACTGAAAAGATTATTATGATAATCTTAAAGTTTATTTTGATTATAGCTATGCTGGGGGTAGCTGAAAGAATGATTGAGATAATGGATCACATGTTAATAGTGAGGAGAATGGAACTCCTACTAATTATGGAAATACTATTGATATTTTAACTTTTAATAATCAGAAAAGTTTAGATATTTCAAAAGAGGCTATTGAAAATAATAAAACAGTTGTTATTAGAGCCACTCCTTATATCATTGATGATACTTATGGAATTGTCTATGATAATTTAGCTGTAACATACACTATTAATTTAGGGGAATTGTATAGCATTAATGAAATAGAAACATTCTCTATTTATAAATACTTATCAGATGATGAAGGAGTTACAATCAATTTTAGTATAATTAGTCCAACATCTAATCTAAGTCAGATTACTTGTAAATATAGAATTCATGAAATTGGAAACGAATTTAAACAGCTCGGAAAAAATACAGATTATCAAGACATTGATAGCTTGAATTTATTGGGGCAAAATATATTAACGATTAATTATGGAACTGAAAATAAAAACGATTGATTTCAAAAAGAAGAAATTTATATATTTGAACTAGGTTTCTTTAATATTAAAGACTGAGAGGTTTATATAAAAGCTTTAGAAAATCACATAAATTATCCAGATAAATATCCTGATAAACCTACAATTAAACCAATTCATTGTGCGGCTGAATTTTTGATTACATCTGAATTGTTTAATACATTTTATTCAGAAGAATCAAGATATCAAGACATTAAGTTAACAGAATGGACATCTAGGATTAAGAGTAATATTACCATAAATAAAAATATTGAAAATTTTATTAATGATGATTCTAAATATATATACAATAAATATATAAGTTGTTTAAATCCAAATGAGTTATTAAATATTGCCTTTTATATGGATGAAGAAGGAAATATGTTAACAGAAGACAATTTTCCAAAGAATAATTTTATTTTGGATTTAAGTCAATCAGAAGTAACTGCAGCAACAAAGGTGATCAATAGGGCAGATTTATCAAAAAATGCTTATTATGGATGTATGTCCACTCATATTACTAACCTTAAATATCATATACCTGCACCTTTAATATTAAATACTAATAAGGGCATGTGGGCTGATGTAACCTGAGATAGCGTTGTATCATCATCTGTTATATTATCTGAGAATGGAAAACAAGTTACATATTATAATCCTGCAAATGAAATTCCATATTTGTTAAAAACTAAATTATTAAAGAATGAAGATAATCCAGTAGATACTTCTGTTTATACGATTTACACAAAAGCAGAGTTAGCAGGTTATATAAGCGATAAATACGAGGGAAAAGATGGCTCAAGATGATATTTATATAAAAATTTATTTATTAAATTTTCAGAAGAATGAAAAATCAAAGAATTAATTACTAATATTCCTGAAACTTTTTGAACTGAAGAAAATCTAAAAGAGCTTGAAAAAAAGACCTTAGTGGCAGGAGGATTACTACGTAGAGCTTATAGAATCACTACATGAACTGATTCTTCTAATAATCATACTTTAGCAGGACTTATTGAAACTGATCCTGAAGAAAATTTTGATTTTAATACTCTACAATTACAAAATAAGGATAAACGATATAACCAAGGTAGACAAGATGATGGTAATAAATTAATGCAATTAGTAGACGATTATGTTACTAATAATGATTTTGGTTGAACTTTTGTGCCTGTATCCCCTACTACTACTGTAGATACAACTAGGACTTCAAGAGGATGATATTTTGGAGATGTAAGTGCAGATTGTACTTCTGGAAAAGGAAATTTTTGTAGTGGAATTGGAATTATTTGTAAAGCTTCTGTAGGAGGTTCTAAAACTGTAGCTGTAATAAATTTTATGCCAGTTGAGTTAACTTCTTTTAAAGGAGCATTTACTGGAATAAACGATAGATTTGGAGTAAACAATAAAGTTAATAAGGAATCTAAATGGTTAGTAGCTTCAAATAAAATATCCGCAGCAGATATTTTTAAAGTTAATGATGAGTATACAGGAAATCAATATATGCATCAATGTGTTGGTGCATTATTATTTGGATTAGGAATACAATTATACGGTGTTTATGATTTACATATAGATTATAAGAATTTTCTAAAACACACAGATTCAAACATAAGGGTATATTCTGAAAATTTGTTTACCGTAAATTATAAAAGAACAGATACTTTGAATTCTATTTTTTATAAAGGGATAAATATTAAAAAGGATCTTTCTAATCTTAATTTAGATCAATTATTTTCTAGTATAAATATAAATCCTAAGTTTTATAGTACTACAAACTTGAGTAATGGAACTTTTGCACATGTTACTATTTCTTCAAAAACAAATAATTATCAATATATAGATGCAGTTAATGCACCAATGTACTCTACAACTTTTACATCATTTATTTCACAATTAAATGCTTTATTACAAAAAGAGATAAATAATTGATTAGCAACTCGAAACTATTCAGAAAATAAAGTTTATTGTGATTTAGAATCCACAACAGTAAATATTGATTTTGTAAAATTTATAGGAAACTCATTAAGGTTTGAATACAATAATGATAGAGGAAATTTCTATTATGCTAATTTTCCAGAAGCAGTTTGGTTTAGCAGAAAAAATAATGAAACTAGAAGTGGATTTGTTAGAGGAATTGATTGGGGAAATGCCATTATATGAAATAATGTTAGTAGTATATTAGTACCTTCGCCAGAATTTAAAAAACGTGAATTAAATATAACAAATAATGGGGAAAATAAAACTAACCGTTAAAAAATATAAATCAGAAGGAGATCTGGCACATGAATATAATCCACTACATAATAAATTAACTAAAGGAGGAGTTATAGAAGACTTCGAAACTGATGAACTTCAGTTTGATTTAAATAAACCAGTGGATATAGAGTGCCAGCCCTCTTATGATGGTACCGTTAATTTAATTATTAACGATGATTTGAATCCCCCCAGAATTATAAACACAACATATTCTGTGATTGAGGATAATAAGTATAGACGAATACTTAGAAACCAAACTGAGCAAACAAACTTATACAAAGAAGGTTTGATGGATGCTCAGACCAGATTATTTAGAAATATAAACAAAATTCCTAAAATAGAACTTTTAAATATTGCGTATCATGGGCAATTAAAAGGAGGAAATTATACTATTTATTTAAAGTTAGCTGATAATGATTATAATAAAACAGATGTCGTTGCTGAATCAGGAATAATTAGTGTATTTAAAGGGACTTTAGAAAAAATATATTCTATATCTGGAACATTAGAGGATGAAAGGACAGATAAAGCTATTAATCTGCAGATTAATAATATTGATACCTCATTTGCTAAAGTATTTGTTTATGTAAGACGAGAATATTCTGATTTAAATGGAATATTAAAAACTGAGACTTTTCAAGTAAAAGAGCCTTACAAAATTGTGGGCTCTTCTCTACTGCTAACCTTAGATGGGTTTGAAGAAACATTAGCAATAAATGAAGAAGAGTTAAATATAAAATATAATATTTGTACTGGAGTAAAAACTCAAGCTCAAGTACAAAATATGCTCTTCTTTGGAAATGTTCAACAGACAGTAGTAGCTAATGATGATTTGCAAAATATCTCCTACTTCATAGAAGCTGAATGCACCAAAGGTAAAGATATTGGGTATGTTAGACCTGATTCTTATACCAGAAAGACTAATTTAGATAATGTAGGAAAAATTGAATACTATAATCCAGTTTCTATATACTATTCTTTAGGATATTGGCCAGAGGAATTATATAGAATCGGAATTGTTTATATTTTTTTAGATGATTCCATTTCCCCTGTTTATAATTTAAGGGGCTGCAAATTTACTATTGAAGACTACGACATTCCATTTGACACTGATAGGAATCACTTAACTAATTTTAAATATGGAACTTCTGAAGATGCTAACAATAGCTTTACAGAGTTATATAAAGATAGGGAAACGGGAGAAGTTAATGTTATTAGTAAAGAAGATTTTTTCTTAGCAGGAAGTAGTTTTTTAGCTAATACTAAAGGAGTATTTAAATTTCCAAGAATTAATATTCAGAATCATGAAAAGGGTAAAGAAGCTACAGAACCTATTGGTCTTAAGTTCACATTAAATTCTGATTTAATTACAGAATTATCTAAATATAAAGTAAAAGGATTTTTCTTTGTTAGACAAAAGAGAATTCCTAATGTTATTGCTCAAGGGTATTCTATAGGAGTTGATAAAGTATCATATATTCCAATGTTATTTGATCAGAAACTAAATGATGAAAAATATCAAGATGGAATGTATTTTACAGAGTCTTTTATTAATAGTAAAAGAGTACTTTCCACTTCTTATAAAGATAGAATAATTAAAACAGGTTCTAAACAATCTTCAGGGTTACTTTGTGTTGATGCTATGGTTAATCCTCAAATTCAGTCAATGTTAGATAACTCAGAATTCTTACTTACTAAAGAATTTGATTTTGAATTAGCCCATACATCTTCATTTGAAAGAACTTATCAAATAGGGGTTCCTGAAGGAGAATCTAACTGGAATAAAACTATACTTAATACCCAAAGTAAATTAATTTATATTCCAACTGATATTCCTCTAAAATATGTAGATGATTATGGTTTTTCTACACGAGCGGGTTCCTCAGAGGACGCAAAGGATTTTAGATTCTTCTCAAGCAAAAACTATGAGAAAAACAATAATAACATTGTTAGAGGGGTTTACTGTCCTTTTGTAGGAACTAATCAGGATTTAAAGGATAATACTATTTACACAATACGAGTAAATAATTACTCTCAAGCATATGAAACGCAGTATTTCAAGATTAGAGGAAACGATTTATCCCCATTTATGGCAATTAGTCCAAGATATGAGATTAGTGATAAAGAGCTAAAACCAAAAACAGTATTAGATTCTGAAACTAAAGAAGTAGTAGAAATACATTGAGTAGAAAAGTATATAACAACTTATCAACTTGAAGAAAATAAATGGGTAGAAAAATCTAAAATTACAGAATACTGTGAAGAACATATTGATGATGATTATTCTACTAAAGAAGAAATAGTTGATGATATAAAAACTGTAACTTCGTATAACATTACTGACAAACTATTTGCCCAAGTAGTTCCAACAGTATTCAGAGGGGATTGTTTCACAGCTACAGTAACAATCAGAATCAACACTAACTTTATTGATTCTGAGGTTCCTACTAATGATATGATTGTTAATCCAAATACATGGAAAGATGGCTATAAGGGATATAGTCAAACATCTACTGAAGATTGGAAGGATATCAATAGAGCTGATATTAATACTGTTCCTATGGGGCAGTGGTTTACATATAAATGTCTTTCTAATTATAATCTTGGATTGCGTTCAGAAAATAGACAAAATGTAGAGGAAATGGCTTTGATGGGAAATGCAAGAAGCTTTTATCCTTTACAAGGAATGACTGTTGCTCCAGTAAATAAGATTCCTGAATCACAATTGCTAAATGCAGGATACTCAACTTCATTACCATTTAAGAAATACTTTACTCAGCCAAATGTTCCTTATGTAAAAGACATCTTTGATACTAGAGTTATGTTTAGTAATGTACAGATTGAAGATGACTTTAGAAATGCATATAGAATATTCCAAGGATTATCATATAAGGATATTGAACGTCAATATGGAGCAATTGTTAAATTACTTTCATTAGGTGCAAATCTTTTCTGTGTATTTGAACATGGTTGTGCTATTATTCCTATTAATGAAAAAGCATTAATTGCAACAAGTACAGGTCAAGCTATTCATATGTATGGATCTGGAGTACTGCAAAATCAAGTAACTCCTATATCTCCAGACTATGGAAGTATTTGGCAAGAATCTATTATACGTACTCCAAATGGAATTTATGGTGTAGATACCTATGCTAAAGAGATTTGGAGATATAATGCAAATGGATTTCAGATAATTTCTGATATGTCTGTTCAAAGATTCTTACATGACAATATTATTTTACAAGAAAGCGATAAGTATCCTATTATCTCTTTAAAGAATGTAAAAACACACTTTAACAATTATAAAGGTGATGTTATGTTTACTTTCTATAATGGGGATAAAGTTTGGAATTTATGCTACAATGAGAGACTTGAAAAATGGATAACTAAGTATAGTTGAACTCCTCTTGCTTCTGAGAATATTAATAATATCTTCTTATCTTTAGATAGAAAAAGGGCTTCTATTTATGGTATTATTTATGATAACATAAATACTGAATCTGGCCCTCATATTGAAGATAGAGCGGGCTTTAATAGAACTTGTGGAAATCTTTGGGAGTATGGTGACATTACAAGAACTATTGTAATGAAAGGTTATGAATTCTTTGATAAATTTAATGTTAGAATTACATCTATTACTTCATCTGTTTTAGATGAAAACGATGTGGAACATACAGTTAGATTCACAGATAAACCAGAAGACCCTAAATATGACATTAAATGCAAAATTAGTAATGCTCAGGATTTAAGTTTCTCACAGTATTTAGTTGGAGATTATGACCAGGATTTCAGTCAGAAGAAAATAGGAATAACTCAGGATGGAAAAAATCTTAAGCTTATAGTAAATAGTTTTGAAGAAGTTGATAAATTATTATATTTAAAAATTAATTTTGAGGTTACTCCATTTATTAATACAGAACTAGAAAATACTGATAATCCTTATGTAAATGAGGAAAATATTTCAGAACAGGATGGGGAAAATAAAGTTAAAGCTCTAAGTAATACAATAGAGGAATCTATAGTACTAATACGAGATATTACTGAACTTCCTAAGGAATCTCAAGAAGCTTATGAAAAGCTTTTAAGAAATGGTTTTTATGTTCATGGCAGAGCAGGCATCTTTAATGAGATTAATTACTTTGATGGAAATCCTGATAATGAAATCCTTCCAACTAAATGGTACAATAAACAAGAGCCTTTTGAGTTTGAATTTGTTGTAAATACTCCAGCTGGAGTTCATAAGATCTTTGATAATCTTGTTATGATTTCTAATAATGTAGAACCAGAAACTTTGGAATTTGAAATTATCGGAGATGTGTATGATTTTAATAAAGCAGGTCTTTATAAATCAGAGCATGCTAATTCAGATAAATTTTGGGATATTGATGGAAATTTCGATAGTGTAGGGTATGCTAAGAAGAAATTAGATTTAGAAAAGGCAACTGCAAAGGACGGTAAATACTCTCAAATTTTTGATAAGCAACAGGTAGAAATTGAGAAAGACCATGTTCTGAATCAGTATATACTAAAAGTTAAACAGCCAATTAAAAATATAAAAACTTATGGCAGAAGACTTGGTAATATTGAATACAAAGAAGATCGATGGTTTACTACAATTACTCCTATATATTATAAAGATAGAATTGTAGGTACTGACAGTTCTACTGGATTAAAAAGTACACGAATCAGAGACAAATGGATTAAAATTAGGATTAAATATACTGGTGAGAAACTAGTAGTAATTAATGCTATTCAATCATTATTACGGTTAAGTTATGCATAATAAAATAGTAAAAGCGTCATCAGGCTCAATTATACCTACAGGATTTAACCCTTTTGGAACTTCCAAAAGCCCCTTAGATGATATGAATAAAATGAAACTAGGGGCTCCAGGACCATCTAAAGAATTTACTAAAGCAGCTCAAAAAAATGCCAAGAGTGCAGCTAATGTTGCATCTACTGGTAATAAAATGGGAATGTCTGGAGGATTACAAGCAGGTTTAGGGGCAGCAAGTTCCATGCTTGGAGGATTATCTACTTCAGGACTAACTCAAGAACAAGCTTCAACAAGAGAGGGCATCCGCAGTGCAATCAGCTCTGCGGGCCCTATTGGAGCTATTATCGGAGCTGCTTCTGGAGTAGTAGATGCAATTGGTTCTGCAACAGGTCTAAATTTAGATAATATTGATGCGGATGCTGCAAAAAGAGCAGGTATTGGTGGTAAAGCTGCCACTCAAGGTTTTATTAATAGTCTTCCTGGTGTATCCATGCTTGTGGGTATGTTTGGAGGTAGAACTGCGAAGTCTTATAAATCTGCAGAAATTGATCAAATGACAAATGCCTATGGAGGATCAGTTGCAGATATTAATGCCGCTCAAGCATTAAGTGGTAAGAGAATGTTAGGAACTGGTAAAGCTAATAAGTTTATTAGAGAGCAAAATAGAGTTAATAATCTAATAACTGATATTAGTTTAGAAAGTAAACTTAGAAAATCTAATAGTGCTGGTGATACTTATTTATCACAAAATCAAAATAAATATGCTGGATACACTCCACAATTACTATTATCTAAAAAGGGAATGAAGTTCCCAGAGTTAGATACGGCTAGAAGTCTTATTAATTCCTGAAAAGTTAAACCTACAGAAGATCCTCAGAAGTTTCAACTTGGAGGAAAAATGAATCTAATACCAGAAGGTGCCTTACATGCTAGAAAACATAATCTAGAAAAAGTAAATCCTGAATTAGAAGGACAAATTACCAGCAAAGGTATTCCAGTTGTTGCTCAGGGAGAAGGAGGAGTAATTCAGCAAGCAGAAATTGAAAAGGAAGAAGTTATCTTTCGTAAAGAGTTTACCGATAAATTAGAGAGTCTATATAAACAATATCAAGAAGATTCGTCTGATGATGTTGCTATAGAGGCTGGTAAACTTATCTGTTATGAATTATTGAAAAATACTGATGATAGAAGTGGCCTAATTAAAAGTATAGAGTAATGAAAGAAACTATAATTGAAATAGCAGATAAGAAATATAAAGTCTTAGTTGCAGAAACAGAAGAGGAAAGAACTCAAGGTCTCTCTAATGTAGAATCTATGGATGATGATGAAGGTATGCTATTTGTTATGCCTGAAGATCAGGGTCAGGTTGTATTTAATACAGAGGAAATGGAATTCGATATTGATTTAGTTTTCATAGATCAAGATGATGAAGTTTATAATGTTGTATTAGGTAAAGCCCACAGTTCTGACTTAATTACCTCTACTCCTGATGAAGAAGATGGGAGAACTAAGTATGTACTTGAAGTTAATGCTAATTCTGGTATTCAGATTGGAGATGACTTAGATTTTGAGGATGATGAAGACGATATTAGTGAGAATGATATTGATAAAATGTACATTCTTGGATCTGATGGAAAACCTCAAATGGATTTAGTTGGGGGAGAACGAATTGTTAGTAGAAAAGAGACACGAGAACTAATCCGTAAAGCTAAGAAAGCTAGTAAATCTAAAAAAGACGCAGACTATAAGAAGTTGGGCAAATACATGTTTGGAATATTATCTAAACAGGATAGCCGTGAACCAGAATATGTAAAATCTCCAAATTAAATTTAAATTATTTGGATTATTTAAATAATATATGTAATTTTGGGAAGTAAAAAGAGTATAAGACAATATGTCTTATAAAGAGTAAAAACTAAATTATATTAATAAAATAACAATAAGTAATATGGCTTATATTAAGAAATTCCAAGAAGGTGGAGCTGCTCCTACAGCTGCTCCCGCTGGTGCTCCTGCAGGTAGTGAGCAAGATCCTATTCAGATGTTAGCAGAAATGGCTATGCAAGCTTTACAGGGACAGGACTGCCAGATGGCTATGCAAGTATGTGAAGGCTTTGTTGCCTTAATTCAGCAAGCTATGGGAGGCGGACAAGCTCCAGTAGGACAAGCTCCAGAAGGAGAACCCGTCTTTAAGAAAGGCGGAAAAATCGCTGGACGTAAGACATGTGGAAAGAAAGAGAAAGGCGGAGACTTAAATATCATTAAGAAGAAATAAATCTAACTAATGATTAATAGAGATAGAAGGGAGATTGTAAGTAGTCAATCTCCCTTTTTAAGTATAATACATTGATAAAATGGCACAGGTAAATATACAAAAACTCCAGGGTGGAGGAGCTGTAAAAAAATACGGCAACTTTACTAAGGATGGTGTGACATATCAAGTTGACGACGACTTTCTACAGGCTATGGCGGCACACGGTAGTTCAATCACAGATGATAGAGCTAGAGCTGATTATGGAGCTATTGTTAATGCTCTTAGATCTGGTGTCGATTTATCATATGATTCTAATACTAACGAGTTAAGAGGAGATGTAACGTTTGACAACATGAATGCCCGCCAAAGAAGACGTGCTGCAAGACGTACCTCAAAAACTGGAGAAGCATTAGATAGTACTTTTAATGGAAGAGTAAATCAAGTTAAAAGTGCAACAAACGCTTTACGTGGGTTTAATTATAACCAAGTTACTCCACAAGCGAATAAAAATAAAAGTGTCGATGTTTCTAGAAAATTATTTCTTTCATATAAAAGAGATAAAGATGGAAACTTAGTACTTGATGATAACGGGAGAAGAATATATAATACTGACACTGATAATGCAAGCATTTTTGATAGATTAGACTTTTTAAGAAATCTTGAAAAAGAGGAAAATATTGTAGACTGGAAAGGTTATAATAATCAAACTAAAGATGTGTATTCAAGGTTCGTTAAAGAATACACAGATTGGGATGGTTTATATCAGAGAATTAAAGATGGAAGTATTACAGATAGTGATATTAATACATTATCTAAATTAGGTATTCTTGATAAAACTCCAGAAGTAAAATCTGAAGATGCTGTTATTGAAGAAGCATATACAAAAGCAGGATTAGATCCTAAGAATACATATCTTAAAGATCTGAATCTAAAAATGAACGCTGATGGCACATATTCTTTAGGGGAAGGTGTTGATGCAAGTAGTTTATTTGGTTCTGGAAATCTTTACATTAATGATAACTGGTTAGACTCTCACCATGAATATGAACCTTTAAAAGGATGGTTTTGGTATAATAATAGATTAGTTCCTAAATCTGTTGCTGAAGACACTAATTCTATATTCTATAAGAATTTGGCAGCATGGAGATATAACAATACAAATAATAATTATGGAACTGAAAATATAGGTATTTGGGGTAATAGTTCAGATCCTTTTACAACTTATGATTCCTCTAAGTTCTTTATCCCTGGATTACGTGATGATAAATCTAACATAAGATTTAGAACTGTAAGAAATCCAGAAGATCCCGACAATTTAATATTTGAATATTATAATAAGGATTCTGCCAGAGATATTCATGGGTTTGTAACTCCAGAAGGGATTAATAGAATCCAATATAATACTAAAACTGGAGAAACCACTAAATTAGATCCGTTAACTGGAATAAGCTCTAATTATGAGCCTATTCAAAACTATATTAAAGAATATTCTGAAAGAGCCCCTGGATATTATGAATCTGTTGTATTAGATAATGATGGAAATTCAATTACTTTATATAGGAATCCATATGACAATAAGGATGTTTGGTTCTTTAAAGAAGGAATGAATCACCCTTATAAGCTAGCTCCTCAAGAAGTTGATGAATTAGTTTCTCAGGGACTAATACCAGAAAATGCACAGTTATTTAATAATGTTTTTAGAGGATCACTTAATAGAGATTTGGTTGATGAATTGCAGTCTAATAGACCAAACTATAGAGGTCAAACTAGATGGGGGAAAGCAATTGATTATCTCTCATTATTTGGAGGAATATCTTCATTAATTAGAAGAGTATATACAACTAAAACTCCAGAGGTAAATGGCCAGCCATGGAACAGAACTCCTCAGAATATCTTTATTCCTAAGCACCAATCTGGAGGTAGAATTAACTATGGAAAGGTAGAAAACAAGAACATTGATAGTTCTATAAAGGCAAATAAAGTTGGAGATTCCTCAAAGGCTGCTAGTAATGCTGAAGTTGCTAGTGGAGATTTAACTAAAGCTGATAAATTACAGATTGCTAGTATTGCTGGTGATGTTGCTGCATTAATTGCAGCAATTCCTACTGGAGGAAATCCTGTAGCTGGAGCTATTGGTTATGGTTCTTCTTTAGCACAATTTGGAGCGGATGTTTCTAGAGATGGTTTCCAATTTGGAGATTTAGGAAGTCTAGCTTTAAACTTAGGATTAGATACTATAAGTTTACTTCCTGGAGTAGGTATTGCTGGAAAATTAGGAAAAACTGCTAAACTAGTAAAGAGTTCTGCTAAAGTGCTTAAAAAGGCATTAATGCTGGCTGGAGCTGGTCGTGCTGTTGGGGCTGTTGGAAACATTGCTGCTGGGAAGGGTACATTGGATGATTGGAAGGCTTTAAGTACAGGATTATTTGCTATTAAAGGAATTAAAAATGAGGTTCAAGGCCTAACAATGACTAAGTACAATGGAAAGGCTCCTAAAGTCACTAAAGCTGAAACTGAATCTACTGGGAAACTAGGAAAGCTAACTAATAAAGCAAAGGGTGTAATAGAAGATATAAACTCTAATACTTTTTCTGGAAGCTATAATCCTTTCAGTAAGAACTTTAGATGGAGAATGTCCAACAGAAGTTTACCTGAAGATTTTAAGTTATCTGAACTTAATGGAAATACATCTAAGTTAAGAACACTAGGCAGACTTATTGGGGAGAATCCTAATATTGCAAAAGAGGTGCAGAGTAAGGGTTGGGTATTGCCAGAACAATTACGTTGGAATTCTAATCATGGAGGAAACTGGTTCTATCGTTCTCCTGTATTTACTAAAACTCCTACATTTACTCCTCCAAAATCTAGACTGTTACTTCCAAAATTTGCAGGAGTATGAGAGGAATTACCTAATAGAGGAGGGTTAGTTTACAGACCTCAAAAACTGTTTAAAAATGGAGGTAAAATTCTTAAAGCTCAAGGCGGATCAAAATTCTTTGGTAAATCTATGGATACTCAAGGGGTTTATGGTTCTTTTGATGCAGAGCCTGTTATAGTATTAGCATGGGAAACAGGAGTAATCACACCATGGCAAGCACAAAAAGAGGCAAGACAGAGATTAATGGCAGAGAAAATAACAGGAATTGATCCAAAAACGATGTTTAAAGCTTCTTCATCTCCTCAACTTTTCTTAGGAAGGAATCAGTTCAAGCCAATAGAAAATCAAGTCCCTCTTAATGTTCAGTATAATAGGACTCAGAGAGAAAATGCCTATTTAGATTTAAAAAATCCATATAGAAATATTAGTACCTCCAGTCTTAAAGAGGAGGTATCAAAGCCTGAATCTTCTAATAACACTGCATCTAATAACGTAGTTTTTACTGGAAGTGCTTCTGATGGAAGAGGCTTTTCGTTTAATCCTAAAAATTTATTAGATTTAGGTTCATTAGCAGGAGGATTAATTTCAAATGCTCGTCAGAGACGCGAGTTAGCAAGAGGAATCAGAGCAGCAGCTCAAGGGCAATTAAGATCTATGCCAACAGAAATCTATGCTCCATACACAGATATGGGACTTGCTCGTATGTATGGGGATAGAATAAAGGATATTCGCCAGTTTAAAACTGTCACAAGCGATCCTAATCAGGTAATGGCTGAAAGACTTATGAGAGATCAACAAGCTGATCAATTGGCTAATGAAAGAGATACTAGATTATCTCAAACTATTAGTGAATTTAATGATAAGGACCTTGCTGCAAGAAGAGAATATGCTAATCAACGTACTCAAATAGCAGATTACAATAAGGCAGTTCTTGGCCAAATGGAAAATATGTTAGCTCAAAACAAAGCAGCTAAACAATTTACAGCTTGGAACCAGATTATAAATCCTTTCATTGATCAAAAGAGAATGGATTTGGTAAGAGACCAGCAGGATGAACAATTGGCTGCTACAGTTAGGGATAACATTGCTTTACAGCAGAATGCTCAAAAAACATATTTAGAGTTATTTAATTCTGCAGAAGCTCAAAAGGCTTGGGAGAATGAGCAACTTACTAATCCAAACTGGAAGTCTGATTATGGTGACTCTGAGGCAGGACGTCAAAAATTCTTAGAGAACTATTACTCTGGCTCTATTCAAAATCTTCAAAATGACATGATGATGAGATCTCAGTTAAATAGTTATTTGAATAGTCGTAGTAGATTCACTGGAAGACGTAGAACTATTGACATGCCTCAAAGTACAATAGGAAATTACTATAGAAATCCTTCTTTTTATAGAACAATTCCTGTAATTAAGAAAAAAGGAGGAACTATAACTAAAACTCAACGATATCGTGATTTTGATGAACAGGCAATCTTAGATAAAGCAAAAGATTATAGAAAAGCTGTTCAGAAAATGGATGATAATTTAATAAAATTATTATTAAAAATGCTTTCGTAATGAAAATTCAAAAATATCAATATGGAGCTTCATATACTCCAATTTCAAGAGAAGTAACGGGACAGTCGCAGGGAGAACCTGCGACTTCTCCTTCTTCTGAAAAGAAAGACGATAAACTAATAGAACAAGAGATCATTAAAGTATTAGGAGAGAATGGAATTCCTACTGATGTTGATTATTTTCTAAGCCAAGCACAATCTTTCTTGCAAGATTCGACTAACATCTTCTCTGGGAAAAAGACAAATACAATGAGTCAATTAATTAGACTCAGATCATTGGCAAATAGATTACAGCATAATAATGCACTATATAAAAATGCAACAGATAGAATTAAAGTAGAAAATACTGGTTCAGATGTTGCTATTTCTAATGATGGGAATTTATATGTATATGACGGAGAATCGGTAAAAAAGGTTACTCCAACAGATTATAGTAAGAATCCAGAAGAGTATCAAGTTTTAACTAATGCAGAACTAATACATTTAAGAGAGAGGGATCCTGAGTTAAAATTTGATGAATCAATTCTACATGATTTATCAAATTCAATAGGGATGAAGTCTATTATGGAACAAGTAATAGGTGCAATTAAAAAGTTTGGAACAAGTACTCAAAAAGGATACACAGTTAAGGCTGGAGGTCAGGTTCAAAGAGGATTGGAAGCATTGATGAGTTTAGGCCCTGATGGACTTTATGAAATAGAAACTTCTGATTCAAAAGCCGCCCAAGATATCAATTCTGCAATAATTTATTTATATAAAAACTTAAACACTAATGCAAAAAATGTGTTACGTGCTACAACAGCTGCAGAAGGTTTAAATCCAAGTGATGTGAATGATGTTACACGTATTTTAAAAGAAGCTTTATTTGAACATACAGATACTTCTATTAAAGTTAATGCTATTAAAGATCCAACTAAAGGTAGTGGTTCTGGAAGCGGTGATTCTGCAGGTTCACAAATAAAAGAAGTTTGGGGAGACTTTGTAACTAAAGATGGAGGATCATACAGAAATACGAATATAGTAATGCCAGGGGGCAACGTTAGTTTCAATGTTCCAGCTAAACACTATAATTTTATTGAAGGTAAAGAAAATACTGCTATTGATAATGTAACTTTAGGGGATGAGTCATTCAATAATTTAATTTCTAAAGGACTTATTGATACAAGAAGAACTTCTTATATTGGAGATTTGCCTATAGATAACATGGCATTTGCTGGAAAAGACATAATTGTTGATAACACCCATGGAGGAACAGTAATGTATCTTCCAATTAAGCAGGATGGAGAACTAGATCTTAGTATGATGAAGCAAATGAGTGAAATTCAAGATCAAATTATAAAAAGTAGAATTACTAACACTGAAGCTAAGAAAAAGATCTGAGAGGACAATGGATTTACTTATAATGAGGCTTTAGATGTAGGAGTTCCTGTAAATGAAACTCTTGGAAGATATTGAACTCAAGTCGCTTACACTTCAACTGCTGCTAATTCCTTTAAGAATAAGGATTTAAAATCCTCATCTATGTTAAGTCCTGTAGATGATTCAGTTATTGAAAATTTAGGAAGTGCATATAATCTTAATCCAAATAATAAGAATAAATCTAAAGTCGATTTAACTGCAGGATGGTTTGGAAAATCTTATCAGGGTATGTTATTTATCCCAATGCAAGATAATCAAAATGAGGTATTGGTTGCAGGAGGTGCTGCATACATGCCTAAACCAAACACTGATGTAATAAAAGCAAGACAAGATGCAGTTAGATTGGGAGGAGGATATGATTATGGAACAGGTTTATATAATAGAAATTTAGCGGGAACAACTGCTGGAGATTTAGACTAGAATATGGAAAATAATGCAAAAACAAATGATTGGTTTGCGTCAAGATTATTAAATGATGACAAAGACCCAGCTTTTCTTTTAACTGAAGGAATTACTCCATTAAATTCAAAAATGGAAACTCCAGAGTTTTATAAAAATAAAACTAAGGTTAAAGAAAGGTTTACAAAGGATAATGGAGATTTTGATGAGGATACCTTCAACAAATTTTATACTGCGATATCAAAGGAGTTTGAATACTTAAGTGCAATTGATTCTGAGAACTTTGTATTAGATAGTTATGAAAAATCAAGTTCCAATTTTACTACTAACTTTGGTAAAGTAAAAGATCAACATATTATTGCTTCAATTACTCCAAATCCATTAAAGCAATCCAGAGGTTTAACGGTATGGAATAAATGGTCTGACCCAACTATTAGTAATAGGGAAGCAGCACAAACTAATCAGTATTTTGATCCAGAAACGAATACATGGTCCTCAAAGACATTAAATGAGTTAGGTGCATTTGGATTATTAAATGAAGAAGGCCTAGTATATGCTACATGGGATGAGGATGGGGAACATATAGATCCAATGACCAAGCAAAAAGTTCTGCATAAAGCTGGAGAATGGAAAACTGATGAATTTGGTAACTTCTACGCTGAAAAGGCAGGAAATAAAGAAAACTTAAACAAACAATTTGTTACTTGGTCTGAGATTCTTACAGATGATAATAGTGCATGGAACAAAATTGACATCTTTGATTCTGACAGTCTTGATTCAAATATCCCAAGAACAATTTTACGTGCTGCAGTTATTGGAGGTTCTTTATTAATTTCATATGTAGGTCCCACTATTGCATATACTTCAGCAGCAGTAAATCTTACTAGAGTAATGCCCCAAATATTAAAGACCTTTACCTCTTTCTTTTCGGAAGATGTACAGTTTGATACTTTAAATAGGTGGGATAATAATATGAGAAAATTTGGAAGGTCTACCTCCGATTATGCTCAAGACCATTTCTTTAGTTTTGAAAATATTATGGATCTAGCAGTAGATTCATTTATGCAATTAAGACAACAAAGATTAATTGCTAAAATCCCAAAAAGATTGGGAATGCTAAAGAAAGCAGAAAAAGTTATCAATAATGCAACTAAAGTAAGTACAGCAATTAGCCGTGCTTATTTAATAGCTACTTCTACTGAAGATACTTACAACCTTGCACGCAGTTATGGATTTGATACTCAAACATCATCCATGATTTCTTTAGGAACTTATATAGGTATAGGAGCATTATTTCAAACTGACTATTTTAGAGGTATGCTATATAATACTCCTGACTATGAGTTAAAGAGGGATATAAAGCTATTAGTAGACAATTACTTAAGAAATAATGCTAAAGTAATGTCTAAAGAATTAGTTGAAAATGCAACAGGAGAAGCTAAGAAAAATCTCTTTAAAAAGTGGGGTAATAGTATTTCTACATTTCTTAAAAATCATGTCTATGATGTAAAATCTGGCCGTTTTGGAATTGCTGCAGGAGCATTAAATGAGGGCCTTGAGGAGGTTGCTGAAGAAGGAGCACAGGATATTGCTTTCCAAATAGGTAAAGGATGGAGTGATCTTAAATCTGTTTTTACAGGCAAAGAATATGACCATGATTATACATATTTAGCTAGTGATCCTTTGTCACGTTATGGAACAGCTTTCTTTGGTGGTGCTCTTGGTGGAGCTATATTTAAATTAAGTGATCGTTTTATATTTGATAAAGCAGCATATAAAAATTGGAGACAGATGCTAGGAAACAATAGTGAAATCTCCAAGGAATTAGTAACATATGTTTCTCAAGGGAAAAAGGATTTAATTCTTTCTGAGATTGATAAACTTCAAAAAACTCCTTTAATTAGCTCTAATTTATCTGCGTTCAACGATTCTGTGGTCGCTGCAAATTCTGAGGAGTCTCAAAATAGTGTTCTTTTTGGTTCCTTAAAGAAAGCTATAATTGATCTTGATTCTTTCTTATCTAACAATAACTTAAAAATTGATTATGAGCAGTTTGGAAATATTGAATTAATTAGAGGTTTACGAGCTGCTTGAATAAATTCGAAAGGTTTGCAAGATACTCTATTTAACGATTATATTAATAGAACCAATGAAATCTCTCAATTATATGCTGATCTTGAAGGCTTAAGAAGTCAGAAAGTTGCTAATATGGAGGATTCATCAGAAGCAGATCTTGATAAACAAATTGGGACTCTTCAAGAAATATTAAATCTTAAAATCGATCAAGTTAGAAATCTAGTTCAAGGAAAAGATGATAGTTATATTGGTCGCTTAATGTTAGAGACTAATAAGGAAATATTAGACAGTCTTACTCCTACTTCAAAGAATGCATGGGCTCAAAATTTATATGCAAAGGATTATGATGATCTTCCAAGAACTCTACAAGAAAAAGTAAATGAAATTATCTCTAATAATGATAGTTCTGGAAAAACTGAGCTTAATTATATGTCTGCTTGGAATGTTTATAAGAACATTGCTTCTAATCCAAGTATTCAAACTAAATTCCAAAATCTAGCTTTAGAATTTCAAAATTATAATGCTGCTATACTGCAAAGTACTGTAAAAAATGGAAAGGTTTGGCCTAAGCAACTCTCTTCAACAGATACTATTACTGGAGAGGATGTTTTACTAGACATGACAAAGGTAGCTTCTCAATTACAGGGAGAGCTTGTTGATCTTAAATTATCTCTAGGACAAAGTATTAATATTGCATATAGACTTTTAGGATTGACTTCTGCAATGCCTGATTTTTGGGGAGATACAGCTATTCCATCTTTAACTTTTGACAGTATGTCAGAAGAGTTAAAATCAGCTATTGAAAATCAAGGAGAAATAATTACAAATAACATATTTGATCATTATGTAGAATTATTTCAATCCGCAAGGGATAAGGCACAAGGAAGTTCTGATTTTGAAAGTATTTGGAGACAGCTTACTGATAGTGAACGAACAATCATAAATAGATTTAGTAGTATTGATGCTATTAATAAGGCTAGACAAGTAGTACTTTCAGCTTTAGCTAATACAGAAAATTTAGGACAGGAATTATCAATTGAGGCTTTACCAACTATTGATACTAATGGAGTTAATAATATTGTTGATGGGATTTTAGAAAGTATTAATCCAAAACAAATCAAGATCAACGATTTTATTAATAGAGAAACTACAAGGTCTAAGGAGTTAGGAAATCAATACACTTTAGATGGAGAATTATCTTCTACCATAGAGGATATAAAATCTGCATTAAATATTCTTAAGTCTGTTTCTATGGGAGCAGATGTTAATTATAGAACATTATTAATGGGAACTCCATTTGGAGCAAATAATTTCCTCAATAAAGCATTTAAGGAAAAGGGATTAAACATTGAAATGCTTCAATTAGATCCTAATATTATTGGCCTTATTAATGAAAAAATTGCAAGACTTAATAGAACATTAGATGAGTTTATTGAATTAGACAAGGTAAATAGAGGAGCTGTAATCAATCAAGAGAAGCAGTTAGCTATTGCTCTAAGTCATGCAAAACTGCAAAGTATTCAGTCCATGATGAACTGGGAAAATGCCCCAGAGTTTGTTAAAGATACTTTATTTGCAGGATATTCTGTTACGTTATCTGATATCTCCGATTTAAAGGGAGATGATGCTTTTATTAGTGTTGGGGTTGATTATAGAAATCAGTTATCTGACTTTGAAAGACGTTTTTCTGGCTTATATAAAAGTTTAGATACAGAAAGTAAGTTAGAGTTAATTAATTGGATTGTTGATAATTTAAATACTTCTGATACAGAATTATATACAGATACTTCAATTATATCTACAGATAACAAAATCCCATTTGCAGACCAGGATTTCTTTATTTACTTAATGAATTCTTCATATGGAAATACTGATTTAGTAAATAAGGCTTATAAGGAATATGTTAAAGCCAACGATTCTAAATGTCCATTTGATTCTCAAGAAGAAGTAATTACTCATGTGTTAAAGTTCTTTTTAAGAGCAGATAAAGAGGATGCAAAACTTTGGATTGATACTGTAGCTAAAACTTGAAATTCTACTCCTGGAACTCCAAAAGTTATCTATAATGCAATTAAATCAACATGTTCTGGAGGAACAGGTAAAACTTCTGCAATAATCCCTTCAATTTACTCAATACTGAAGGCGGTTAATCCAGAAAAAAATTGTATATTTGCAGCAAACAATGCAGAGCAAGTAAAAAATTTATCTGAAGTTCTTCCAGAAAATTCGGAATTTACTTTAATTTCTGAATTACTAAATGATTCTTCTAATGTAGATACTTTTAGAAACAAGTATGAAAATAGCATTATTATAGTTGATGAAGCAACTAATATTTCATCTGCAGATTTAATTAGCTTAGATGAATTATGCTCAAAGTATAATATAGACATTGCATATTTTGGAGATACTAAACAGCATGGAAGTATTGACAATATAGATTATATTTATGCAAATGCTACTCTACAATTAGCTGAATCCAAACGAGCTAGTACTGATATTTCTAGAAGAAATAATTTAAACTTTGAGAAATTATTTGAAGCTAATTCCTATGGTTCTCAGGAGTTAAGAACTGATAACTTATCTGATTTCATTTACTATGAATCTGATACTGAACTAGAAGGAATTAAATTTGATGAGGCCCTTTTAACTCAAGAGTATATTGAAAAATTCTTTGCTTCACATAACTTAGATCCTAAGACTAGAGTCTTAGTATTATCTGATAATGTTAAGGAACTATCTAAAGATAATTTCAGTAGTAAATATCCAGGGATAACCTTTGCTTCTAATGTAGGAGAAATCCAAGGATCGGAATGGGATTATACTATTTCAGATTATGACTTAAATATTGTGGATAATAGTTTCCAAAATGGAAAAGAAAATGTTCAGTTAACTTTAGAAACTCTAAGTAAGTTAAAGGATTTATATACTATATTTACTAGACATAGACACGGAATTGTTTCTTTAAAGCCTATTGTTCTTGATAATCTTAAAGGAAGAGGAGAAGTATGGAGAGCTAGTGTTGAACAGCATAATGATAAGTCTGAATTTAGACCTATTGTAAACGGATTGACTCAGGAAGCTATAGCAACATTTAAGGATTTCAAAATGAAAGTCCTTGATGGAATGGAAATACTTGATGTAGCTCCATATGAAGCAAAAGATGCTCCTAAAGTTACCATTCCAACAGTTAAGGTTGCTGTCAATACTTCTATTGCTCAAGCTACTCCTGGATTTATTCCAAGTGTAGAATTCACTGCTGACTATGTTAAACAATTAGGGATAGACTTCGGTGAATATTATAAAGTGAGAAATCTTTTATATCAAATTCTTACAGATCATAGTAATAAAGGAATGTATGAAAAATTACTACCTGAACACTTGAAATCTGGAGAATTTAGGATTAAAGTTCAATATAATAGAACAGAAGACTTATATAATCTTGGAAATAAATTTAGAGATGATAAGTATCTAAATGGAGTTCATCCATGAATTGTATATAGTGTAAATGTGGAAGGGACACCTGTAGATATTACTTTAGGAATGTTCCAAAATCCTGAAACTTCTACAACTGGGGGATTAGCGTTATCAAAAGCAGCTTCAGTTATAGGGGAGTTAGCGAAATCTTCAGTTAATGGTAGAATTGAACCAAAATACTATTCTATTGATCCTTCTAAGATTACTTTTTCAAGGGCTATTAATCCTATTGCTATTCAGAATAGGGAAACTAACGATCCTGGATATATTAATATAGTTTATCAAGGCGGAAAGTTTAATGTATCTGAAACTTCAAAAACGGATGCATATAACTTTGCTTCAACCACTGCTGCTTTTTATTTTGCAAAGGGAGATGAGTCTATTGTTCCTGTTAACCAAATTTTAGAAGCTCTATCTAATTTAAAGAATAATTATAGTAGTTTTGAAAGTTTAGCTGTTCAAAGTGGATTATACAGTAGCCCAGAGGAATTTGGACCAATAACTGAATTACTATCATTAGATAGAAGTAAACTAAATACAGAGGATCCAAAGAAACAATGGAAAGCACGATCTGTTCCAGATTTAGAGGGAAGATTTTGTTCTTTTGTATCTTTAAATATTGGGGATACTTCTCAAAATATTTCTGCAGACTTAAAAACTAAGTCTACTTTATACTTAAATCAGATACTTGAGAGAAATAAACAACTTGAAAGCATATTAGTAGTTCTTAAAGACAACTCTCTGAATCCTGAGGACAAGAAGAGTAAAATTGCAGAATTATTAGCTAATAAAACCCAGTGGACTGTTTCTGTATTAACTTATGATAATGAAGTAATTGAATCTGAGAAGGATTTTGATTATACTCTTAATGGTCTTCAAACAAATACTATTCTAGCAACAAGCCGTAATAGAGGGGCCTATAACCTTGCTATTGGACATCAATTAGGATTATTGTTAATACGACTAAGTTCCATTATCTCTGACCCAAAGACTAAATGAGGAAATAATGAAAGATACTTTAATGAAAGGGATGCTGAAAATGTTAGAAAGCATTGAAGTAAATATAAAGAAGACTTAGTAAATGCGTACTCTGTATGAACTGGAGCACAGCAAACTGAGGAAACCCTTTTAGAGTATTTAAGTAGAATTGCCTTATATGGGGATAAATTTAAAATTAGTAATAATTATTTTATTACTGATGATAAGAACTTATTGCAGAGTGGGGCCTTTATGAATTATCTAAGGGATATTTATGTAACTGATTCTATGGGAATTGGATGGAGTAAGATCATAGAAAAGACCAATGGAATTAAATATGCTAACAAGAAATTCTTGGAAGTATTTAGTGGTCATGTATTCCCAAAGCTTTTAAAAGATAATGGTCTATCAATCCATGCCAAAGGTGATAGCTTATCTATTCAAGAAGCAGCAAGTTTCCATATTAATTCAAAAGTAATTCAGCCAGCTCAGATTTATGCTCATGTTGTAGATACTTTTACTGCTGATGATTTTAAGGAAATTTCACAAACAATAGAAACTGAATCTTCTACGGTTGAAAGTCCTAAAATAGAGAGTCCTACTATAGAAGCTTCTCCAGCAGAGGAACAGAGGGTAATTACCTATAAATCCTTAGTGGCTTTAAACAAAAGCAATAAAGAACAAAATAAAACTTCAGAAATCAAAAAACCAACGTTAAAGCCAAAAGTCCTTGAGAATATAAATTTAATAATTGAAATTCTGCAGGAGAATTCCCCTGAAACTGGAAATATGGCATTAACACAATTATTTGAAATTCTAAATGGAGAACGTTCTAAATTTGAAATTCCTAACTTATCAAATGCAGAACAACAAAGTTTAGATCAAATAGAAGTAATATTAGAAGATAACGATGTTATTAAAATATGTTAATTAATTATGAATTTTTGTGAACGAGAAATACTGCAGGGAATACGAAATAATACCTCAGCAGAACTTTCGCAGGAGCAAATAATTAGTTCTGTTGCAAATGAAATCTCCAGACAAAATGGACTGGAGGTTTCATTTGTGCAAAACAGACTAAATGAATTATTTGCAGAAGAAACTAATACAGCTGGGCCTAATGCCTTAGAAAACTTAATGTCTTTCTTTTCCAATAATGGGCTTTTAAATGGAATAGCATACAATAAGACTAAAAAACTAGTTAGAAATATTATATTAGAACGTATATTGAGCGGGCCAGGATATCTTGTCAGAAGTGATTCTGAATTAAATAATTCATTAAAGGCATTAATTAAGACAACAAAAAGATACGCAAATTATACGGATGATATTATTTCACCTTTGGTTAATTACTTAACTATAGAATTAAAAAAAGAAGAGTATTTTAAGAGCCCAAATCTATTAGCTAACTACCTAATTATAAATCATCTGCCAACTATTATTCAAAGTTGGTTTAAAGACATAATTCATTATAATACTGATTCTGGATTATATGAGTTTAATATTAAGCATGATATTAGAAATGATTGGAAAGATACTGATGATAAAGAAGCTGAGCTTAACGCTATGCTTGAAATCATGCTAAAAGCAACACCATTATGTAAGTTTAATGCTGATGGAGAGGTAGAAGACAGGCTTAATAATAGAACTTTAAATAGAAATACTCTTTTTGCATCTATTTCTGAAGAAATTAATGCTATGCCTGAAGATGCCTATATAGGATATCTAGAAAATCCCTACTCTTTAATTGATTATTTAGTAGGAAAATATAGTAATACTGGAGCTCATTCCGAGCTTTATCAGAATGTTCTTCATAGTTTTCTTGATAGATGGATTTATTCTGATGGAGAGGCCACTGATTTTTATGAAAATTCCAAGAAACAGTTAACAGAGTTTACAGGTTTTAATCCTGTGGATATTTTCTTAAAAAGCTTTGATAAATATAGAACTAATACATATATAGACTATAATTTATCTGGAACTGCTAATGTTTTAAGTCTTTCAATAGATGAGAATTCTACTGCATACGGAAAATTAAGTGATTATGTTAGTTCTGGATTATTTGACTTAGATAATCCAGTATTCAAAGGTATTTTTATTCGGACTGATAGTGGTAAATATATCCTGGATGCAAATGTTTCTGAAGATACTTTAAGTAGTGTCTCCCAACAAATATTTGGAGAATCCGTTGATATTGATGCGGCATCTGCTGGGGCATTTAAAGAAGCAATTCAACAAATTGTTGATTTTAAAAATCAAACAGTTGATGCACACTTTTCTGATTTCCTACAACATTATCAAGGCAAAGATAAAAGGGCTAGAAAAATCTTAGTGGTATTAAACAAAATCAATGCTTATAATCCATACTCAATTAAAGGCTCTTCTAAAAATGTTTTAGGAAAAGCTCTCCCAATGATTGGATTATCAAGTGTTGCTGGAACGGTGCAGGAACAGATTTATAGAAATAGACTAAGAAAAGAGAAGGTTAATCAACAGTATCAGAAAGCTGGAATAGAGGCCCCAGTATCTCCATTTGAGCAAACTATATTATTCAAGCATAAAAAAAATTCTGAAGAGAATTTATTTTTAAGAACAATCTACCGTTCAACTGTAAGAACTACTATAAATGGAGAGGAAGTAATTAAGGATGTTGGTAATTTAAGTAATCCCGAAGCTTTTAAATTAGCTTTTATAGAAGACTTCTGGAATAGTTGGAAAAATTCCTCAGATTCTATTATAAGAATACAGGCAATTACTCCTTCAGATAAACCTAGGATTCCTTTATTTGAATTTAGCTCAACCGCTATTAAAAACTATTTTGGAAAAAATAATTCTGAAATAGAATCTAAAGTATTAAGTGAGCTTAGAAATATCTATGCACAAAATCTGACAAATACTATCAGAGATTTTGCATTACTTTTCAATATTCCTCTTACAATAGATATTAAGGCTAATGCTAAAGAGAACTCTTTAGAAGATCTTATATCTGCAGCCAATAGTATAAATGCTTATCTACAGAAAAATAACATTGGAGAAGATGCTATAAATGATGCTTTGTTTGCGTTCAATAACCAATATGGAACAAATAAAAACATAGCAATGGTCCATGATTATGTTTTAAATAAAGGAACAGCTAAGATTTCTCCTTATATGATGGCTTCTGTTGACCTTTTCAATCAAAAAACACCTTTTGATTCCATATATAAAGAGTTCTTGTCTCAATTATCTGTAATTTTACCTACAATTAAGTTAGATGATAAAACTACAATTAATGTAAGAGATCTTCTAACCACTGATGGAAATTTAACAGAGGGTGCTAAGAAATCTCCTTTATATACTTATTTCTTAATAAAAAATGTTTTAAGTGAAAATATTCTAGCTAATACTGTTGGAGTGCCTCTATCTCATAAAAATAAGGGTAAGGATTATATTAGTATGGATTCTGGGTCTCATTTAACTATGGTAAAACGTATGGTTGCATTAACTGCAACTATGCACTCTTGTATGCCTAATGTATTAAGTGGATTATCTAATCAGATTAATACTATGACTATAGCAAATGATGTTGCAGAAATGTTTGCATATTCTGGTAATGCATCTTCTGGAAAAGGGTTTAGGACTTCGCTAGAAGTGGCTGATGGTGCTATGTTCTCATGTAGATTTAGTGATAATCTTCTTAAACAATCATTAACTGATGTAAAGCCAAAAGGAAATGATTTAAAATTACTGATGCACTCTTTAGATCCTGAAAAAGGATTTGCGTATCTTTCTAAATTAGCTGACTTTAGTATTGATAATGCATGGCTTAGAAAATTTTCCGATGATAATATTGCAGCTGTAGGAGGAATTGATCCTCTAATATTTGTTAGATTATCTTTGGAAGGAGTTAAAATAAATCCTTTATATTCTATCAATGAGGATAATGAAGTTATTGATTATGATGGAAATACAATTGCAGAGCTAGATGATATCTTTGTAAAAGAAAATGGAGTACTTTATTTAATTTCTAATGTTACTTATGACAAGAGTTCTGATACTCTAAAATATGAGAAGTACAATTCTGTAACTGGAGCCACTAATGTATTATCTACCAATAATAATCTATATTCTATATGGAAAGATATTTTGGGAGGTGAGTATAGCTGTGATGAAAATGGAGTTTATGGAGAGCAATCTATGGACACTATGACTATATTATTGAATAGATTAGGTACCAGACTTAACAATACTGATAGTATAGACTCTCAAAACAATATTGATCAGTATGCTAAAAAAGCTATTGTTCATTATTTCCCAACATCATCATCTCAAAAATCTGCAAAAACACCTGTTGTTGATCTTAGAGTAGCTGAAAAGGATCTAAGTAAGCGATATACGACGAAAATGAATATTGAGAATTTTGGTATTCAATTAGATCCTGACCATAGTGCAGAAGATGGAGAAATCCATGAGATTACTCAGTTAATATCATTTATTACTGAGAATAACTATGTTCCAGAAAAAGTTAAGCGTATCTATCAGAATCTTAGTAAAATGGTTTCTATTTTAAAGGAAAAAACTTTTATAGATCCCATGTCAATGGTAGATGAAAATGCTAGACGTATAGCTCAAGAAAAACTGGATAATTTATTTGGAAAAAAGATTGAAAGAATCTTTGCTGACCCTACATTGGATGTTATGGGATTAGCTAATGAATTAATGAGAGAAATTCAGCATCTAAACCCCAAATTACCATCTCCATATAAAGCTCCTTATAGTGATCACCAAATGCTTGGAAAACTACATACTACTGTAGGTTCTTATTTCAATAAGTTCATAGCAAGATTATGGTCAGGTAGAGGTGACGTTTTAGTACCTTCACATAATATGTGTATGTTATATGAAGATGAGTCTGGAATTACTTATTTTAAGGATGATATTAAATATCTTCCTGATGGTTCAGAGATGAACATCAAGGATTATTTACGTTCTTTAGTTTGGGAAGATGAATCTAAATCTTTAATTAGAGAAGATTACATAGAAGCCCAAAAAGTATCTCCATATGAAGTGATGCCTGTAGATGTCTACTACTTAGTAAATCCTGTAACAAGAAGTGGTCAACCAATAGTTATTGATACTTGGGATAAGTTAAATGCTGTAAGAGATAATATTCTTAAAGGATTTACTTATGTAAGAGCTCTTGATTTACCTAGAAATTTACGTTCTAAACAAGCTTTCATTACTAATGGATCTGAGGTTATTGGTATGTATCATTTTAAAACCATGCAGCAAATTGCAGATATTTCTAATATCCTGGACTCTATGGGTAAAAATGATACCACTAATTACAATGGACAATCCTACACTTTCCAAGAATTATTTAATTTAAAGAAATCATTACAAAAGTATTTTAGTGATGTTGTACTTAATGCCATAGCTTCAAAGAACACTGAAATTATAAATAAAGAGCTTCCAGAAGGAGTTACCCCAATGGATGCCTTTGAATATGTTATTAAGGAAGAAGAGCGATTAACTACTAATAACTATAGAAATGCTTTTGGAATTGATGGAATGAATGTATCTGAAATCTTACAAAAGAAGGAAGCTTATTTTAAAGAAAAGCTTCAGGATAAATTTCAGAATATAGTAGTCCCATATAATTACTTAATGTATGCTTCTAATGGAAAACCTACTGCAGTAATTACAGATCCTTCATTGCTAGATCTTAGTGTATATAAATCAACTATTCCAGTTGTAGATGAAGATGGTTTCAGATTGGATGCTTTAGGAAATAAACTATACAAATGGCCTGATAATGCTAAGTTATATAAATATACTGAAGGCAAAATCACAGTAGAAATGATCTATACTAACGAGGAAGATCTTAATACTATCTTAGATTCTAATCCTTTCGTTTTTTATAGGAGTGACAGTACATTATCTAGAAAACATTTATATAATCTTAATTCGGATAATGTAGATCAGATATTTGACAGGGTAGCTAGAAAACAATATGATTCATGGCTAAAGTCTAATGACGCTGTAATGTCTCGTATTCCTGCACAAGCACTTGCATTTGCTATGGTTATAAAAACTGCAGGGTATCTACCTTGGGGCAACAATGTTACTATGGTTCCGAATATGAATGTATTCTTAGAGGGTAGTGACTATGACATTGATAAGGCATATGCTATAATGGCAGCTTTGGATAGAAATGGAATATATAAGGAAATGAAAGAGGGAGAATTAACAATTATTGACTCTACCTCTGATTTGGGAATAAATCTATCTAATGAAGAATTAGAAATAAATGTAGAACTTGGAAATATTATTTTAAATAATACTTTTGAGGAACTTCCAAATTTAATTTCAAAAATATCTGGTTATCTGGATACAACTGATATTAGGTTAAACAAAGAGTACTTGCTTGACATAAATAACTTAGCTAGAGTAAATATAGCAGCTGATGAGGACACTATTAGAGCATGGGGAAGGTTAGATCCTAAAGAAATTGGAAGAAGAGTTGAGAGGGCATTTTCAATAATTAAGGATGAGTTAGTTGCACGCTCTGGATTAGAGAATTCTAATTCAGATCAGATCCAAGCAATGCAAAATTATATTCTAGAATCGATTAAAGGAATTTATAGAGATCCAAGAACATTAATGGCATCTACTGATCCTACTACCATGGACCCAGTTAATGATACTGTTAAAGACAGAAACCTTGAAGCAGCTAAAAGAAATCACCTTAATCCTTTAACTGATATTTTTGTTAATCAAACTACATCTGTTGGTAAAAAAGATATTGGTATCTCTGCAGTAGCTCAAAAAGCTTTTTATGCTTTAACTTATTACTATAATTTAAAACAGGAAGCTGGGGATAATGTTGCCAATTATATTCAAATACCTTTGCCAGCAGATTGAAGAGCAGGTAGTAAAAATATTGTAAGTTTTGGTTATCCAGGGCAAACTCTAAATTTGGCATCTTATGAATATCTCTATAATTTATTTGAGGGCTGGGAGACAATAGATACTAAAGTTACAGATGAGAGAACTGAAGCTCTTCATCTTAATGATGGAATTTATGTAAAAACAGTATCAGAAACTATTGGGGATAAAGAAATTCATTCTTTCTTCATAGGAGAAAGTCCAGAAAAACTACAATTAGTTCCTATAGGTTCTAAAATAGGGGATTTCATTCCTACAACTATAAATTCTAGTGTTATCAGTTCATCTACGGATAATGCTAAGGAAATGAAAATGGACTTACTAAATGCTACTCCTGAGATTTTGCCAGCTTACGAATTTTGCTTATCTTTAGGGGTGAATTTAGATCAGGCAGCTGCCATTTTTACTGACCCTTTAATTAATGTTTTAATAACTATTAGTAGAGGAGATCTTTTTAATAAGGAAACTTCCATAAGTAAAATCAGCAAAATTCTCTCTACAAAGAAAACTCTAGCAAGAGTAAAAACTTTATATGGGGAATATTTAGGTAAGCCTGTAAACAATTCAGAATTTTCTGCCAAAATAAAAGTTCTTGAAAAATTATTTGCAGGAGCAGAGGAATTAACTAGCCTAGGTCAACTTCTTGGAATTAATGGAGGAATTCAGGTTGAATTTGGTTCACCTCTTTTATTCCAATTAAAGATTGAGAATACTATAAAGGCTGTAACTAAAAGATCTTTTTCTTTTGAGAAATTTTTAAATGATCCAGTGTATGCTAAAGAGTGAATTGGCATTTATGATCAATCTAAGATTAATTTTAATTTATTAGATATTATTAATTCAGTTCCTCATTATAGGGAGATGTTTTCAGTTCCAATTCAGTTTAAGCGTAATATGCAATTACTATCTAAGGATATTGATAATACATACACAATCGCTTATAAAGATCTTTCAAGAGATTATCAGGTTGATGACACTGTGTTAAGATCTCTTCTTAGACTAGTTAATGATAGAAAGATATTCGACTTCTTTATAAGTGAACCATTTGAATATGAATCTAATAGATATTGGAAAAGAATCAACAATAATAATTCTGTTGAGGAGGTTGTAACGGATACTCCAATAGTGTTGTCTACAGATACATTTGATGGGTTAATTTCTCTGAAACCCTATATAGAAAGGGTTATTATTCCAGAGTTAAAGAGACGATATCCTAATAACAGTTTTGCTTCTAATCTTATAGCTAATTCTATTCATAATCCATTATTTGGAGAAAGAATCACATTTATTGGGTCCAGAGTTAATTTATCAGATCCACAGTATGAAGATACTATAGAGATTATAAAAAATAATTTTTATGGTATTCAGAATGATACTATAAATGGACATTCTATATATGAATGGATGTATATCTATGATTTATTAGTAAATAAGCATGCAGCAGGAGGAAATTCCATTACAATGCTTTTAGATGGGAATCTTAATATCGAAGACCCAGATAGTATTGTTTCAAAATGGGTTAGATATGTTAATAAATATGATAAAGCAGTTTCAACATATGCAAATTTAGAGGAAGTAAATAAAATTCCAGATTTAAAAGATATTTTTGGAAGAAACAAAGAACTTCCTGGGTATGATATATTTGAGGATTCATTCGATCCATTAATAGGTTCTATGGGATCAAAAAGACCATCTTGAGCTGTGAATCCAACATATTTACCTTTATTTGTATCTGTTAAGAACTTTGGTATGCAAGTATTATTACATAGAAATGCATTATCAAGTGCTTTTGCTAAAGGTATTGTAACTATAAAATTATGTTAGTATGGCATGTATTGAAATTAAAGTTAGAGATAATATATTTAAAATAATGAATGATGAGCCCCAATCTGAGTCTGTACAAGGTTCAGATTGGGAACTTATCTATAACTTTATCACCAGAGGAACTCTTCCAGTTGGATATTGAGTTGAAGGTGATAATGTAGATAGGTACACATTATTTGATACTATATTGAATTCCCTATCTAATGAAAAGACTAATCAAGAGTTATATATTGGGGGACTGACCTCCAGTCTATCTCAAGATGAGTTTATAAATAAGTTTGTTGGAAATTCTGAATTAAACTGGGCACTAAATGATTTTGAGTCATATGATGCTAATCAGTTTCAAAGAAATGCTTTAGTAATTCCAAGTTGAGGGGATACAAAAAATTGGTACGGCTTTACTAAACAAAGGGCTCTATTATTAACAGGAAATAACTTCTTTTATAAAGAACCTAAAGTTAAAATCCTTTATAAGTCGTATTTAGAATTGCAAGAGGGATCTTCAAGGGTTTCTGAAATTATTAGTAAATTATACGCCAAAGAAGGGGATACTTCAATAGAAGATATTTATAAACAGTTAACTTGGCTAGCTAATAATCGTCTTCCAGAACTTGTTGCTGCTCTATACATTCCTTATGAATCTGCAGCAAATATGACTACAGAAGAGGTTAAGGATATCCTAAAAACAGATACAAAAAAAGTTGTTGGGTATTTGGTTAAATCTAAAGGAATGGATTATATAGTTCAGTCAAGAGATGAGAAAAACACAATAAAAGTTTTAAATCTGAATGCTGGAACTGAAGAGACTTTAGATATTAGTAGAATAAATAAACTATATACTCCATTCACTCTTAGTGATTCAGGAAAATCTTATTTGTTGGCTGGAAAAGCTTGGTATAATATAGTTAATGGGAAATACATCAAGGTGGATCCTAAAGATTCTGAAGATTTATTTAGAAAATGATTTGGAGTTACTTCAGATACTACAGAAACTATAGATTTTTATAGTAATAAAAGTTCTGATAAAAAGAAATTAAGATATTGAAACAATCAGGAACCTATATTTAGTAATACTCTTGTAAATGGGCAGGAATTAACCTCTGTTCTTCCAGAAGGGAGTATAATACGTACTTCTTCTGGTATATATGTTAAGCAAGGAGATGAGTTTGTAAATGGGGATTATACATTGGACCCCATTGAAAAAATAAATACCATCACATTTACTAAAGGGAATAAAGAGCTAAAAGATTTGTTGCTGACACTAAAAGTAGTGGAAAATGAGGATCAAATATTAAGTACATCTGATTTAAGAATAATCCTACATGATTTATTTGGAGTCACTAATTTTGATACTATATTTTTTAATTATGACCAGGAGGAATTAGCTAAAGTAAATACAGCAACTATTAACGGAAATGTAGTTCCAACATTACAAATAGGAATGAGGAGAAAGGTTACAGCTACCTCCGACACCTATAGGCAGCTTAAATTAGCACTTAATTACTACATGTATTTGAATGATGTGGCTGTTGAAAAACCATCAGAAGTGGCAAACCCAAAAGTTTTCTGAAGAACTTTAAAAGATATTGTCATCAATCAAGAAAATTTAGAAGTTTCAGAACAAGTTCAGTCTACAATAGACCAATTAAGTTCTGATATATTGGACTCCACAAACGGAGATATTTTTGTAAATGCTCTTGAAAGAAATAGAGCAGAATTATTTGAAAAATATGGCAAAACAGAAGAACAAGTAGATACTTTTATTCAAGAGTTAATAGATAAAGGTTTATATATCATTAGTTGTGAGTTATAATGGCATGTATAGTTAAAATTAAAGGAAAAGAAGAGTTTAAAGTATTTGATACTGAAGCTGATGCTCGAGAGTATCTAAAAGATACAAATGTAGTAATAGAGGAAATGATAAACCCTGTTACTAAAGAAAGTGAATTATATGTAAATGTACAGGATACTCATAGTGGAACAGTTAATGTAATTAGAGCTGCAAATCAAATATCCTGGGAAGCTACAAAAGAGCTACTTACTCAAACCAAATTAAACGATTGGGATACTGAGGAGTATGGCAAAAGAAGTGATGCTATATCTCTTAGTATTGCTCTAGCTAATATAAGAGTTTTGAAAGGGGAAGAGTACAAGAGATTGTTTCCTGAGTTTATAACTAACAACTATTTAAATGTGCTTATTCAGACTTCTATAGCTAGAGCTTATGCTATGTTTAAAGGGGAAGCTGAAAATAACGTTGATGCAATAGACTTAATTAGAACTAATTATTTCGATAATACTCTACCCTCGGAATGAAGAGAAGATGCTAAACTAAGACCTGCTAAAGAGTGGTTTATGTATTTTCAGGAACAGATTAAAGATTCTGAATTCACACTTGATGAAGAGGCACTAACCCAATTTGATTTAGATGCTCAGGAGGAAAATAGAAATAATCTAGATACCATGTTACGAGGAGAGATTATTCACAAGATTTTTGAGATGATTATTAAAAATCCTGTGGAAACAGCAACTCGCAAAGCTAAGGTCTGGAACGCAGTAACCGATTTGTTAAATACTTTTAGGATAAAGTATGGAGAGGATTATGATGAAGTACCTGATTCACTTACTGTTATTCAGGATTTGATTGCAGGTACAGAAACCTCCCCATCTCTTGAACAAGTCTTTGACTCTTATTATAACTGAGTTGTAAAGGCAAAGCAGGACATTGAAGATGTTTATACAAGGACGTATAGAGATAGAGGAGAATCCCCCACTGTATCCTGGCTAGCAGAACAACGTATAACAGCTGACTTAGACTCTGAAGTTAATGGAAAAAAGAAAATTAGGGGTAAGCTGGATGCAATTCTAGTTGTTAATGGGGTTCCTAACATAATTGATTTAAAAGTTTCAAGGAATGATATTTCTGAATGGGCACCAGAAAAGACTTTGAAGACGAAATATCAATTAGCCATGTACTGAAGATTACTGGGAAAATTAGGACTTCCAGTAAATGATAGTGGTCTTGATATATATAATATTACTTTGGGAAAAGATAAGACTGCTACTAATGGAATTCTAAAATCTTTTTCAACTAGCGTAAAGACAGATAGTAATATTAATGCAAACTTAGATCCAATATTTTCTAGAGCTATTCAAAGATTGGAAGTAAATCCAAAGCAATTGGAGGCAATGGCTTCTAATATAGAATCCTTATTTGGAAAAGGATCAGCTAGAGGTCAGAAAAAAGCTAATATTGATTATATAAAGACACGGCTAAGGAAAAATGCTGAGAATTCTGTATATAAAGGCAAGTATAATCTATCATATAATATATGAAGTGAAACTGGAGCAAAACTTGAGAGAAAGACTATTAAAGGAATTTCTAAGGAAAACTTGGATTCTGTAATAGATAAAGTTGCTCAGGAAATTGTCGAACGTTCTGGTAATAGATTTGATAACCAATATGAAACTTTAGTTAGTGATATAAGGGAATTCCTAAATAGAAGTGATAAAGACATTTCCTCATTTGCTAGTGCAGCTAATAGTGGAGACATCATAAACCAATTATCAGCAGTTCTATTAAAGTATAAGGGCTCTGGGGCAAAAGTGATAAATTCAGACCTTGCGAAACAGTATAATATGATTCTAATAGAAACTCCTATTGGAATTGATATTATAAATTGTTTATCGTTGAATCCAAACATTCCTTGGGATTCTACAAATAAGAAGGCCAAATTATTTGAAAATGTTCCTAATGTTGTAGGAGATAGAAATTTAAAAACTATTGGTAACATAGAAATAGTAAAATCTTTACTAATTGCTAATGATCTATTAAAAGGAAGTGGTAAGAAACTTGGAACAGTTGCATGTCTACAATTAGGTGCCCCTGTTGGATATATGATGACTACTGCTAATATGATTAATAACATGGAGATAGCAACCAGATTCCTGGGAATTAATAATAATCTGTCTAAAGATAGATTTGTTGATCCCTTAGTGAATGTGCTGTACATGTTTAATCAGTTTATAGATTCTACAAAGCAACTTTCCCAGGTAGGAGAAAATATCAAACCTTCGAAAATGGGTAATCTTTTAGATGGGGATAAGTTTAATCTTTTAAAGGAAGTTCTTACAAAAAGATCGGGGTTAGATAAAATAAAAACTGCATCTTCTGATTTAATAGATTCTACAAAGGTAGAGCTATTAAAAGTAATTAGACAACAGCTTAAAGATAGTTTCCCAGCATTATTTGAGAATCCTGGAAAGATTAATGTTATCTGTCCAGAAACTACATTAATGGATCAAATTGAAAAAGCCTTAGCAATCTATCAGAATAGAGAGATGGTTTGTGAGTCTGATATTTCAATGTATGGGTGGAATTCTGGAGCAATGTGAGCTTCCATGGACTTGATTCCTAGTGAAAATGTCCAGATAATTAGAACTATTGTGGACGCTGCATTTGGAAAAATCAGAGAAACCTTCTCTGAATATAAGGCAATAAATAGAGCACAAGTAGCCAAACTCAAAAAAGGAAATGATTATGGATTAATACGACATCTAGTTGTTGGAGATAGTTCTTCTAATTACTTTAATTTATTTAGAAGAAATAGTGATAATGAATTAGAAGATGATGATTATATCCTAAAAAACCCATGAACCTCTACAAGTTTAACCCCAGCTCAAAGGGATTTTATCAAATATACTCTTTACGAATTAAATAAATATTCCTACGACAAGAAGAAGTATAAATGAAATTCTTGAAGAGATGTTAAAGAAGAGCAGTTTAATAGAGAAGATTATTTTATCCCTCTACTTAGAGCTAATGGCTTAGATAAATTTAGGGATCCAAAAGGAGGAATTAATTTCCCTTCTGTTCGTTCATGATATGATGAGATTAGAAATAAGGCAGTTCAGATGAAAGATACTTTGGAAGGACAAATAGAGGAACGTAAAAAAGTTTCTGACTTGTTCCAAGGTGTTTATAATGAATTTGAATCTAGGAAGAACCCAAATGTTCGTAGAGACATTATTGAGAAGAATGGAGGAATTAAAAACTTTTCTATGGACTTAGAGACAATACTTGATACTTTTACAATAGCTATGGAATCTCAGAAAGTCTTTGATATGGAAGTTATACCTGCGATAAAAGGGGCTCTTTATTCTATACAATTCCAATCTTATGTAACTGGTAAAGAACTTCCTAATTTTGAAGAGTTTGTCAGAAAGTATGTAAAAAGTGCTATATATAATGATAGTATCATGGCCCCTGAAGTTCAGACTGCTTATAAAGTAATTGCCCCAGTTCGCGCAGCTGCATCAGCAGTAGCCCTTGGTTGGAATATAATGAACGTTCCTAGAGAGGTTATCATGGGCTTCTGGACAAATATAAGTAAAGCTATGTTTGCATCTTATGGTAAGGATACTTTTGGAGTGGGAGAATATATTAAAGCTTCAGGTATTTTAACTGGAGATGTCCCTAACTTTATTATGAATGTTACCAAAGTAGAACTTCTTAATGAATTCTATGGAATGGCTAATATGTCAATTACTGAAATTCCAGAACAAGCAACTTCTAATAAAACTGGTGTATTTGCAACATTCAATAGGTTTATGTCATGGTCTTTAACTGCTCCTGATTATTGGAATAGAATGTCAATGTTCATTGCTCAAATGATCCATGATGGTTGTTGGGATGCTCATGAATTAGTAGAATCTAAGGATGGAGTAAGGGAATTAAAGTACAATATGGCAAAAGACAAAAGGTTTGATATTTATGTGAAGTATAAAGGAGACTATAGTAAAGTACCTAAAGAATTAAAAACAAAGTTTAATGAACAGGAAGCTTTATATATGGTTATGAGGGATGATATGAATAAAGAATTAGGAGTAGCTAAGCAAATTCCAAGTCCAGAACCAGGTAAAGTTCCTAATCTTCCTAAAGCATATACAGATTTACAACGTAACTCTTTTAAGTCTTTTGCTGACATGTCCTTTGGTTACTACGACAAAGAAGTGAAAGCATGGTTCTTTAAGACTGCTATCGGAGGAATTTTTAAGCAATTTATGGCTTTCATGTCTGCTAAAAAAATGATGTATTTCCAAGTGCGAACAGATCAAACTGCCAGAGGTAGTTATGAACAACTAACTGATTCTTCAGGAAACAAACTATGGTCTATAGCAATAAATAACAGTCCATTAGAAGTACGTATAGTAAATGACAAGGATTTAGAAGGTGAGTATAAACAATATGCAGCAGATGCAAAACCAAAGCTGGGCTGAACTGGTGCATATATGGAAGGAATTTTTCAATCCTATATTCACTTGTTTAAAGATTTGGGAATAGGTACATATGAAGCTCTTCGCAATGGTGATACTTCTGTGTATAAAAAATTATGGAAGGATTATGGTAAGAAGGGGGATATTAGACATTCAAATGTACTTCAAGGCTTATATGACCTTCTATTATCAACTTTATTTATTACATTAATACGAATGATGTTTTTTGATGATCCAGAAGTAACAGGAATTAGCTATAAAAAGCAACTTCAAAATGCTGGTTCTATGTTCCAGAATTTATACTGGATAGCAGATCAATCTACTCAAGATTTCTCTGTATTAAGACTTTTAGATCAAGGTTTATTTACTTGGGAAGTTCCTTCATTTAACATTTTACAAACTACTGCAAGAAACTTTTTAAGAGCTGCAGGAGATGATGATTTAAATATAGCTGAAGCAGCTCTGTCTGGAACTGTTAATTCCGTCGGTATGTTTAAACCTTTACGTCCAGCTGTACGTAAATTAACCGAAGAGAGTTAAAAAAAATACCCCTACCTGCATATAGCAAGTAGGGGTATTTTAATTTATTTTTTAACTTTTAATCCTCCATTGCACACAGTGCAATTAGAACCTTTTCCAGATTCTTTAAGATTAAATACTCGAACATATTTTCCATACTTTGTGTCTTGGAACTCATGTTCAATTTTATTGCTTTCGCAATATCCACATCGTTTTATTTCTGTAGGCATAGTTTACTAATATTTTTTATTTTGTAAAATAAATCGGATAATGTACCATCATTATTAATCAGATAGTCATAATCTCCATTTCCATATAATGTTAAAAGCTCTCTTTCTGAGGCATGAGAGCCTGCTTTACACTCTGGTCTATGGATATAAATAACTTTCCCTCCTCGTTTCTTTGATTCTTCAAATTCAATCTGGAATCGCAAATCTGAGATAATCATATTTTTGCACTCTTGCTCATATGTAGTTAAAATCCATAATTTATCCCCAAAATAATATCTCATTATTTCAGTTCCAAAGTATTGCAAAACCTGTCTAATAGAAAGTCAGTAATCTTCAGTTAAAGAAGGATTAAGATCCTTAGCTAACTTTGAAAACTTATTATCTACTAGAATTTTTTCTCTTTCTACAAAATTCTTATGATGAATTGTTAAAGTACTGAAATCTATGTAATAGTCCTCTTTAAATTGTCTATCTTCAAATCTTTCAACACTAACATTAAGGAGTATTGAAAGAAGACATTTTAAAGTATCAGCAAATCTACAAATCTTAAACTTTCCCTCTGTAAAGATATTACAATGTTTATACATTCAATATGTTTGCATTCATCTTGGAGAATTCAAACAAAATTGAAGCATTTTAGCACTCTCATCCTTACCACTTCCCTTTAAACCAGCTATACATAGAATATTCCTAGTCGACATATGTTTTGATTTTAAATGGGAGGTTATGAAGAGTATTCATAACTTGTTTATCTTTTTCTCTATAAAAATTAGAAAGGATGCCCCTACATAAAGTATATGTTAAAGATTTATCCTCAGGTGTTGCATTTTTCCAAGTGTTTAACTCTAACGCTCTAGCTATTCCAGTAATAGGATCATGAGAAATATATCTTGTATCTACATTTAAGGACTTAAAAACTTGAGATACTCCTGTTGTTCCCATGGCTTTATTCTTAAATATATTATCGAAATTCCCATATAATAAACATGTTACTGCAGCAGGGCTTTCTGTAACATTCATTCCTTGTAAAATTTTTAATCCCAGTTCCACAGTAGTATCATCGGTTGATGCTAGCATATCATTTAATGACAAGATACTTTCTTCGGTAATCTTTTCCAATGTGCCATTAACTAGTTTATCTAGAGTACTTTCTTTTGCATATTTTGGATATACAGAAACTATATTATCAATTGTTTCTGTATAGGTTTCATCACAAAATACTAACTTTCCACTGTAAATCAAAGTGGAACCTTTAGGTAAGGTATTTATAGTTTTGACGCCATCTATAAAGTCTGTTCCCTGAGAGCAAACATTATTATAAATAAATGAATCATTATCTTTAAACAACTTTGGGCAAATGCTATAAATTATTTTAGTTTGATCCTCTTTAACATATTCAAATAAATAATACTCTCCACTACTAGGATAATAGTTAAGAGAATCTGGAATTATAGCAGCATCACATCTTGCTACCTTAATAACTCTTTGAAATTTTGTATCTCTAATTTTGAACCGTGGATAGGTTGAACTAGAGTCAAAATATAGCTTAGTTACATCCGATAGATCTGTAAGTTTATTAGTTAGCGCAGTATTTACTTCTTCAGGGGTATGTAGCACCATTGAAGTTCTAACTGAAAAACGCATATTTTCTGAATGATATATAGACCATTTACATAAATTTGCTGATCCACAATTTCTCCTATAAGGAACAAGAAATGCAATATCAATTCCGTTTAATTTCATATTATAAAATTTTAGCTCTGATTTTAGGATTCATAATTAACTTATTTGCTCTTCCTGAAAACTTTGTAGTGATTGTTTTAATTAAATGAAACAATAAGTCTTCAGTTAGTAAAGGTTCAGGAGAATTGATAAATTCAAGCAATCGATCTTGAACTACTTCTGTTTTGGCTCCCTTTTCTCCAAAATATAAAAGACTATAATTAAGTAATCTTGTAGATAATACAGAAGCTATATCTGGACGATATCCATTACTATCATATACACAACTCTTAATTTTAGTTTTTACAGTATCCCAAGGTTCAAACAGCATATCTTTGGGAGCAATAAGTTTATCTAATTTATTTGCAATAAATGTAGTAAATAAATTACCAACAATATTCTCTTTAGATGTAAAACATCCCTTAGCAATATTAAGAATCATAGCTAAGTTTGATGGAGTACTCCAGTCCTTTAAACCAGAAATAGCATTACAAAAAGTAACATAACTTCTAGGATTAATTTTTTGTACATTGCCTTCTTTCTCAAATATCTCTGGATACAATAAAGCAAAATTAATAGCTCGAGAATCCAGTTTATCCGTTTCTGCCCAACGAGCCCATACATTAACATCAAAGTCTATTTCAAAGTTAATGTATCTAGTTTTCTGAGCATTATCCATTGTACTAACATTATAATCTCCGTTATCGGGATTAGACGATAGTACTACTGTACAATTCTTAGGTAATTTCCATGAAATATATTCTCCTCGATCAATAAGTTCCATTGTAGCTTGAAGAAACATAGGTAAAGCCATTATTGTTATCGTAAAGGCTCTTTATCCTTTACTTCTATATATTTCTATATAGTTCAGACTATATCTTATATAACCACTGAATGTTGATACATATAGGTTATACTTCCGCACTCATGGTAGTTCATTCTCTTCAGCATCACCTGTTAAGACAGTATCTACTAGTCGTTGATCCTTCTTAGTATTTCTACTAAGCTTGGATTAGGGTTGTCCTATTAGGATTTTCCCAGATTCACGGAATTTTATACTCGCGCACTTATAAATATTTACATTTGTACCTATGCTTTACTAATTTACCTTTGTTATGACAAACTACTGATATAGAAGCACAAATAGAATTAAAATTATCTTGAGGTTCACAAATACTTCTTGCTGCATCCGCAATACTATTATAAATTTTACTTAGTCCAGAAACAGTATCTAAAATTTCTACTTTTCTATTTGTTGCTTTACTGCTATTGTTAACATAGCAAGGCATTCTATCAACTTTGTGATAACTTCATTGATAACCGTGGGCAGACTTAAAAATAGGATTATCCGAAGCTGCTTGACTAATAATACGAGAATTTTTATTTAGTTGTCTTCCTGCTTCACTAGTTGAAGGAAATTCACCTATATATTCTCCTGTTAATGAATATTGATACACTGGTTTAGATCCAGCAGTATTGTATAAACAAGTCGTATTCTCCATAGTAGGATCCTTAACAATATTAATATCTGGATTTAGTTTATCAATTCAATATTTTTCTCTAGTTTTTAGCTCATCTTGATTACAAACTTCAAGTATCTGATAGTAAATTTTACCTCCATCTTTGTACTTATTGTAGACTCTTTGCATAAATTTATTATCATGATAATTGTGTATTAATTTTTTCTTATGCTCTCTGAGTCTTCTAGTAATTTGATTTGAACTTCCTATATATGAATGGGAATCAATTTGAATATAGTATACCCCAGATATATTATATTTTGTAGGAATTTTTTCTGAAAAAGATGTATCATATTATATATTATTTTATACAAATATAATACTTATTTGATGACTATACAAATATTATTATATTTATTTTTATTTACGCGAGTAGTCATCTAAAAGCAATATACATCCATTTTCGTTCTCTTCTTTTGGAGTTCACATTGGAGAGGCATATGCCATTCGTGTTAAGTTCTGAACTTTGTACCCATTTTGTAAATAATAGGCAAGAATATCACTTGATACCCATTTACATTCTCCATCATCAGAACATACGTAATATTCCTTAATTGGGTAACCAACCAGATCTCCAAGCTCCTCTAGTTGAGATAAATTGATCTTTATAAAGTCCATATCAAGCTCTTTAGCCAATTGCATGACTATCGAAGTCTTTCCAATTCCTGAATCGGCTTCCAATGAGATTGCAGTGGGAATTTTTCCAACTTCCACTAAACGTTTGTTATTCTCAATAATATATTGAAATATAGTTTTAAATTCTTCTAAATTAACTTTATTCAGCTCCATTATCAGATGGGATAAACATACTGTAACCTGGATAATGATTATTTCTATTACCATTAGAGGTAATTACCCAGATCATCTGCTTCATTACTTTAAAAGTATCTGTAGGTGCATAGCCATCTGTAAAGAATACTAAAGTAGAGTATTGTTTTCTACATTGATTGTAGTAGTCAATAACAGGTTTGAAGTCTGTACCTCCTCTACCAGTGAATGTACCATCAAAAGTCCCTTTGAATGGATATATTCTATGTATTCTAGCGTCGCACTCAATTACATCAACACCTGCCCCAGCTTTCCAGATGTGATAAATCTCACTAATAAAATCTTTTAACTCCTTAGTACTAACAGAACCAGAGGTATCAATGGCAACTAAAATATCATGTTTATGTTTTAGTTTAATACCCGCAGCTCCCTCAAACCGTTTAGATACTTTGCGATGTGTCTTTTTTACAAAGACATCAATAGCAAATCCTAAAAGTCGTCTAAAATAGGCCTTCCAGTTAAATATAGAAGGTTTTATCTTAAACAATTTATCCACATATTCTTTCAGCTCGGAAGGAATAGTTCCTCTAGATTTAATTACTTGAGTTGCAACCTGTTTTACAATGTGGTCAGTTTGATTGTTAATTAAAGTTTTTTCTGCGTCTGATAAATCAGAAAAATCCTTTCAATGATTATGGTTTTTCGGCCCCCCAGAGGAGTCTTTCTTATCTTTATAAAGGTATTCATAATAGTATTTGGTTCCTGCTTTTGGAGGAAGCATGGGATCAATATTTTTGATATCAATAGCATCTTTTGGAAGAACATCAATATATTGATTTACTTCTGCATCAGCGGCAATATTGAATACTTTTTTATCATTAAAAGATTCTTGCATTAACAAATGTTTAAATGCAATATGCAATAGCTCATGTTTTAATACTCCTAATTGCTCATCATCAGTTAAAGTATTTCAAAAATCGGGATTAACACATAATTCATAGTTAATCCCGTTTCTTGCAACTCATGCTGTTGCATCATCTTTAGAATAATATTTATTTAAAGATAATAGAAATAAACCATAAAAAGGATCTTTAACTACAAGTTGTTTACAAGCTTTAATCAGATCCATATTTATTTATCTCCATATTAATTATTTATTAAGTTTCTTTTTATGAATTCCTCTTTCAAAGGAATAGCTAGTTCACGAGCTTGAGGATGTGCTGCTTTATCACATCTTAGTTTGAAGAATCCCTTCCACTGTTCAACGGTTCCAGTCATTACTAACTCTGTTTTGAGAGAATTTGGAAGTATAGAACGAGCTTGTTGAGGAACCCATCCTTCATTTAATAGTCTAAGATAACATTTTTCTGATTCTTCTAAAGAAGATAAGAAATTAAAATAGTTTGGAGACTTCTCAATATATCCAAAATCTTTATTTTGAATATCTGCTCCTACACGATACCCAATGCCATCATGCCAATAACTTTGTCCTTCTGGAATATTTGTCCAATAAGGAATAATAAAAGTAAGTTCATTACCAAACTTATCTTTGCTATAATTACAGTACAATTAGTTAATGTTCAAGCTCTTTATCTTGAACTCTCTGAGTTTCCTCAGAGTATCGGACTATATCATCATCCTTTATAGGATGTCCAGCACTCGTGTCAGTATTATATTCTTTAAAGAAATTATAGCAACTACACCATTCATAATCCTTTCCTTCTAAAAATACACAGTAATCTGGGTACTCTTTACAATTTACTATAATATTTTCCATAAAGTTTCAACTATTAGTCTCTGAAGCTTCCAACTTTGTTAAAGGTTGGCTTGCCTGCTGATTAGCATGATTTAATACTTTTCTACAAAATTTGTATAATTGTTCCATTGTCATAGTATGTTTGCTCACATTAGCTTGGTAAGTTACCCATTGAACATTACCTTCAACATACCCCTTAGAAGAATCTATTCTATCAAGAGAAGCTTCTTCTATATTAGGAATATAATCTCCAGTAATAGCACAGATTTGTTTTTGTTCTTGAAATAAACTCCATAGATATTCTATAGATACTTCAAAAACATAACCTCTCTTCTCTGCTGATCTTCTTAGCCTAGTGTGCTCAGTAAGAGTTAAATTTCCAACTCTACCATTAGTTAAAGTTGTTTGTAAAGCTCTTTCCTTTTGAGCACACTTTTCGCACTGAAAATCTCTATTTTCATAGAGAAGTTCTATAGGTAATTTATAAGCTTCAGTTCCACAATCACATCTAACTTTATAGTAGGCAGTAGAATTTCTATATACTGGTCCTTCTATAACAGTCCAATGCTTATATTTAGAACCTATTTCAAGCATAGTAGTTCTTTTTCTTTTAGAACAAGACTTACAGCTAGATGATTTGCCATTACGAAGAGCTGAAGCATTTACTTCACTTATAGCTCCACACTTACACTGGCATTGTATATACCTAGCTTTGTTTCTAGATGGAACATCTGTATTTATTACAGTCCAATCTCCAAATTTATCACCAACTTTAATATCCAATTTTCTCATAGTTATATTTCTTTTTAAGATTATTACTATGGCAAAGTTAAGAATAAATTTGGATATATCCAAACTTTTAAGAAAAATATTAAATTTTAGCTTTCCAGCAATTCACTGGATTTTCATAACAGATTACTCTATTAGGCCGCTATTGCTCTATTAACGGGTACTTTCTTGAGCAAAACTAAATACTCTATGCCTTACAAATTCCATTTGTTATGTACAGACTCTTTATTCTGTACTCTCCTCTTTTCAAAGGAGTATCGGACTATATCATTATCTTAATTTTCTATATTTTAACTTTTTATTTGAATATCATGTATTAGCATTATTACATGTATCTTCTGTGCAAGTTAATGTTACAGGTCTATCTCAACCTGCTGCATTTAACACTTGATATACATCATTGATGTATATTTTATCTCCTGTTTCTGAACATATTAGTCCAGATCAATAAATTTCAGGTTTATAATTAACTCACGTTTGAGTTATTTTATCAAAATAAGTTTTCATATAGTTTTAATTAAGATATTGGGCACTCTTGCGAAGGATTATTGTTAGGCTCACCTTCGTAGTCTCTGAACCTTTCAAGATCTTTTAACCTAATCTTGACTTGGCTGCTGATTAGCATGATTTACAACTTTTTGACACATTTCAACAAATTTATATTTTGAAATTTTAGCTTTCCAGCAATTCACCCAATTTTCGAAGTGTATTACTACACTAAGCCACAAATTTCTCTATGGGAAACCCCTCGATCACAAATAAACTTTACTGTAATTCGTTTTTCATGATATTCAGTAGGTTCACAGAGATATTTTAAATCGTCAAGCCAGTCATTTTCATATAAAACTCTGTAATTAGTTGTGATATGATAATTACCATAAGAATCTGTATTAATAACTGAGTAAGAATTAGAAAGGTATTGTTCAGTTACCCAATTATCACCTATTACATTGTAAGCATGATCTTTATGAATATAAAGATATACAGTGCCATGTTCAAGCATAGCAGTATGCTGTCTATCCTTAATCATATTAACAAATTTCTCTGCTGAGTCTTCTGTAATATGATCCTCTGATTTATAGCATGTTCTCCCTGCTCTCTCAATTTGCTTATATATTCCTTGAATACCTGGTTCCTGCTCAAGTATTTCAAAAGATGGTTTAATTAGCCTCATATTCTTTAATTTTCTCCTCTAATTCTACTTTAGAAATACTTCCTACGTGCCTCCAAACTTCCTTATTATCCTGAACTAAAACAAGTACAGGAATGTTTCTAATTTTATAATTAGTTAACACAATAGGATCTACTTCATCCACATCGATATCTTCTATTTCTATCTTATTTTTGAGTTCTTCAAGAATAGGCATCATAGCGCGACAGGGCGCACAATATGAAGCCCCAAATTTAATTAATTTTATCATGCTCAAATATTTTAAGATTTGACCAACCATCTATAAATGTTTTAACATTGTTGTTTTTATACGCATAGATGTAATGATTGTGCGAAGGCTTAATTTCCTCACCTCTATTTTTTAAATTGCGGTTTCTAAAACCTTCTATTTCCGCTTCAACACGTTCACGACTAGTTGTTAATATAGTTTCAGTAATTTCACAACCATTGTATATATCTTCCCAATAGAAGACTAGTTCATATATTTTATTCATGTATCCAATAATCTCCAATAGTTAAATCAGCACTAAGCTTAGCTCTTTTACAAAATACTGCGCCAGCCTTCTCCATACATTGTACAAGAACTTTTCCTATCTCTTCTGCAATCTCCGCAGGAGCCTCAAGATTAATCTCATCATGTACAGGTATACAATATTTTACTTTAAACAGCAGGTCATGCTCTTGTAGATATTTGAATAAAAAGACAGATGCATACTTAAAACACAATGCTCCTGCAGCTTGTATTGGATAATTAATACTTTGCTTTTCAGATTCTGCACGTCTTTTTGCTAATTTTCTAACATTTTGTACAGTTTCACAATCTGGGGCATCTCGTTTCATTTCTCTATAATACTCCCAGAATCCTTTCTCACATTGTTTTTTCCAGAGACGTTTAAGTTCAGCAAAGTCATAGATATATGCTTTATGCCCAGTAATTGGACTTAAAAGTATATATCCTTTTTCCATTACATCCTTTCTTCTAAACTTTTGATAGTCTCTCAGTCCTGAGAAACCCTCCATGTAGTTAGTATAGATTTCTTTGGCCCGCTCTTCAGAAATTCCATAATTTCTAACAAGAGTATTATCCATTCCTCCATAATTAAAACAGAATTCATAGCCCTTTGCTTCTTTTCTCAGATGATGATACTTTGTTTTAATTGCTTTAAGTGGAGTGTCTCTTGGAATTTCAAGGAATACCATTTTAGCAGTTAGGCTATGTAAGTCTCCTGAACCATTCACTAATTCGTCAAGCATAGCTTTATCATTAGCAATAGAAGCCATTAGGAAACTTTCCTGCCCAGAATAGTCAGCTGAGATCCACTTGTTTCCTGGCTCTGCTATAAAGCAGGAGCGAGTCAAAGCATCACTTGGAAGATTCTGGAGATTCGGATCAGTTGAACTCAATCGGCCTGTATCAGTGCCTAACTGGTTAAAATTAGCATGAATGCGTCCAGTTTTTGGGTTTATAAGATCTAAAAACTTTTCACCAAAGGTATCTACTAAAATCGCAGCTTTCTTATACTCCATAAATATAGGAATTAATGGACTTTTAGAAGCTTGTGGTCCTATAACTTTAATATCAGTAGACTTTTTTGGACGTTTGGTCTTAGGATCAATTACTGAAAGATTTAAACCAAGATCTTCAAAAAGAGGAATTACTTGTTGTGCACTCTTTCAATTAATATGACATCTGGGACGAGTATCAAATCCATCGAATAGATCACCTTGTCTATTTACAGTTGTATACTTACCTCCCATATTATCTTCAACTCATTTATTGAGTTGACAGATTAAATCTTCACATAAGTTAGAATCATTCTCCAGTTTCTTTTTCCATTTCTCTGGATCAATTTTAGCTCCACAAAATTCTATATAAGCTAAACATCTAACAAATGCGTTTTCAACACGGATAGCATCAAGAAGACCCTGTTCTTTAAGTTTTTCTTTTTGCTTCTCCATTATAGATTCTAGGTATTTAACATCAGTTCCAGCATAAACTATAACATCTTCTGTTAAACCCTTATTTATAATTTGACCTCGAACAGTCTTATCCAGTTCTACTCCAAGATAATTTATTCCTGCATCTTTAAGACTCATTCCATGCATACCAGAAGGATATCCTAGCCACATTAATTTTTCTGCAAGATAGCCATCCCAAACATATCTTGGAATAATTCCATAATAATATAAGAATTTTAAGTCAAACTTTGCATTTCAAAAAAGAAATAGTCGTTCCGACTCCAAATAATCCTTAAATAGTAAAACATTAACTGTAGTACAATCAATAACTACTTGGAAATCAAAACATCCTAATTGAAGAGATAATAGTTTTTTAGTATAGACATCAAAACCTTCAGTTTCAGTATCTACACCAACAATCTTTAATTTCTCCAGCATACCTAAAGCTTCCTTGACAGAAATGCATGTATACTTAGTAGATTGAATTAAAGCTGGAGCGTTAGTAACTAAATATATCATTACTCTTCAATGGTATATATCTTGTTAAAGTCAATTTCATCTATTCAGAACTTATAACCATTCCAGTTGCAATAGAATCCATTGATTCTCTTATTTTCTCTATGTTGTACTTGAAGTTTCAAAATACAATTATTATAATCATATTTTGTCATTGGTTCAACTTCAAGATCAAATCCTTTAACTTTAGCTTTCATATGATATTCTATTTAATCATTCTTCTTCAACAAAGTATGCAGAAGAACCATATTTAGACACTCATTCATCATCATTAATAAGACAGGCATGTTCGTTAAAACCAGATTCAGTCATTAAAAATTGAATATCTGGTCATTCTACAATTACATATTTATTCATTATAGCTTCAGTTTAGTAAGTCAATCTTGTAGTTACATTCCTTAATTTCATCCCCAAGATTATCTTCTATAACTTGATAAATATCATTTTCAAGAAAAGTCCAATCATCTGGAGATTTGATTTCAAAGTGACTAAATGTAGTTACTTCTCTTATAATTTCGGAAGCAAATAGAATACCATCGAGATTTACATATAACCTATAATTATAAGTTACTTGTATATCATTCCAAGGTGCTGAAGGATCATTATCTCAACAGCTATCAGGAATATTCTTAGACATAAGAACTAATAAATAATAGAATAGGCTCATATATAGGAGTAATGTAGTAATTCATCCTACATACTCCTATATAAAGCATCTGATATAATTTAATTAAAGTTCGCATTTCATAATTTTATTTATTGCATCTTCTGCTATTTGTGCACATGTACTAGGAAGCCCTTGAAGATATACTCTGGCCATTCCAAATTTGAGTTTAATTTGCGCATAAGTAAACTCTGGATTTATTAATTCAAATAAAACAAAATGTTTATCTAACCAATCCACAACCTTCCCTTCAGCATCACTAAACTCCAATCCTTCAAATCCTTCTTCTAAATGGTTCTTCCATTTATCATTAAATTCATCAACAGTCATATTAAAAATCTCCTTTCCAAACCTGATTACATAGTAATCCTAGCTTTCTCCAACAATCGTTCACAACCTGGTCTCGGTCGTCGAATACCGCAGCTACACAATATTTATCTTTAATATGTTCATTATAAATTTCAGTCTTAACAATAGCATCCTTTCTATAATCTTTTTCTTTTCTCATACAGAATAAAAAATCGCTACATGTTAAATATCTATTCAGCCATTTAAGAGTTTCTTTCCTACATACTTCGGTATCTTCACGACCTGTAACAATGATAATTTGATACATCTTTGATAAAGAGTTAACTAAATCAATGACAGGATTATTTGGAAGATCCTCATTTACTCGATGATACTCAAACGGACCTCTTCCATTCATTAATGATAAAGTTCCATCAATATCACAAATAATAGCATGAGGAAGAGTTTCATCTTGTTTAAGAATAAATCTTTCTTTAGCTGGAGATTCCTTTTCTTGGTTTACAATTTCCTGAGACATATCAGGAAAATATGTATTAAAGAACCTACGTAATACTGCCAGTCCTACTTTACGAGTCCTTTTCGTATCACGCCAGTAAGCTTCATTGAATGAAATAACAAACTTTTTAAACTCTATGTCTACCTTTAGTTCAGTAGCGAGTTTAGTTAACTTATCAATAGTTTTCTGATTAAGATTAGTGGCATCTACAATAACATTTAAGTTACGATTAATAGCTGCTCTAATAGAAAATTCTTCAATATCAGAAATATAATTTTCACGAGATGGGACCCAATATTTACCAGTTCCCTCTCTAATTTCATCTCTGGATACAATTACCCAGTTAGGCTTATCCTTTATAAACTCTTTAGCCCAGGTACTTTTACCTGAAGCAGGACAGCCTTGAAGTACGATCATCTTACTCATTATTCTCCTTCCACATTCGATACATCGGCGCAGATACTTCTAAAAATTCACTAAAAGCTTCAGTCACCTTATAAATTGATTTAAATACATCAATTCTATTCACTCTTCCCTCTTTAATTATTTGGATTCCCCATAAAGATTCTTGTATAATTTCATCATCAGATAAACTTCAAGGATATTTACAAGCTCCTAATAAACTGTTTTCTAATAATTTTCTAAGCTTTATAATATCTGGCTTTACATAGACAGATACATATTCTTTTATCTTATAGGATTTTCCAAGTGATGTGCAAACTATTGGGAGTAAACTCCCATTTTGCATTCTTTGAAACCAACACTGAGAAGAAAGATATTTTACATTATCATATTTTTCAGGAGGTTCTGGAGCATCAGTAACAATAATATATTGAAATCCAGAATCAAATAAAGAACAAGGAAGCTTATAAAAATATAAAACTTCCTTGTTTTCTTTGAGTGTCTGAATTTCTTCTTTAGAAAACGACCTCATTATTCTTGTTCTGATTCAATGTCAGCTTCTCCCTTATCAAGCATCTTGGTTTCCCTTTCAAGGAATGCTACTGACTTAAGTTTATAAACGTCAATTTCACTTATTTCTCTACGAAGAACAATTCCTTCTTCGGGAACTTTATTGTTACAAAGAACAGACTCTCTCTCTAAGTATTTATCTCTCAATGCTTGCAAGAAATTTTCATGCCAATGCTCATCGGGATTCAACTCAGGAAATAACTGTTGTGCTGTTCCATAGTAGAGCTCTTTAATACAATGAATTCCATACTTTTCACAAAAGGTCTTCATTTGTTGAGTAGAGAATTCAAAAACTCTTCCTTCTACATTAGTATATGTAATTCTGTAAACAATAATGTCAAACAGTTTTGCATCATACATTTGTTTAGGAGTCATTTTTGAATACTCATAAGTTTTAGGATCATAGATACATTGATAATCATATCCAGATTGAATCATAGATCCTGTAGGCATATATCCTACAATTTCTGCGTAGATAGAAAGCCCCTTAGATAAGTAATCCTTTAATACTTCGAAGGCAAGATTCCAAATATCACAATCGTAATATCCCTTGGTCATGCTAGGATTTAGTTCAGGATTTTTGATAACTTTTCTAGATGAACAAAATTTCTTATATTCACTTTCAGATACAGGAATTCCAAAGAATTTAGCAATCTTTTCCTTTAAAGAGAGATTTTTCTTAGTAAGTAGGTTACATAGAATCAAACTTGTTCCATGCTCTTTCCAAGAGATATTAATGATATCAGTTGGCTGAACCTTATGAATATTTTTCTGTAACTGTTCTGTATCGATGTGAAAATGGAATTGATCATCAACTATATTAAGAATTTTCTTCTTTTCTTTAGCTGAGCCATTAATTCCTCCACTAGAAGCTTTAGTAGGAATCACATATTTCCAGACAAACAATTTATCATTTACAGTATCAAATTCTGTTCCTACTAATTTTGACATTTCAACAGAATCTATAGGTTCTGCAATTCCTTCTCCAGAAAATTTACACAACTCATAGATAGGCATGATAAGCCCTTCTGATGCAAGTCCTCTTAGTTTAATACATTTTACTCGACCAGACTCTTCAAAAAATCCTTGTTTAGTAGGATCAAGATTAAGGTCTGCTTTTCTGTAAAGATTATTAACCTTCAAAAAGTCGGAATTGATAACACATTCAACAGGAAAATATACATAGATTCCCTCTGCAGAATCAATTGATGTGGAAATTATATATCCATCAACAGTTGCTAACTTTAGACGCTCAGCATTAGGGTGAGGTCTAAATGAATCAATTTGTACAATCTTAGCAAGGTAGTTAGGATTGTAATCTTTGCTTCTCGTTAATTTCATAAACGAACTTTTTATATTTGTATAATGCTAATTTTAATGTAGTTAAAGCTTGTTCTAATCCAGCTTTATCATCAAGTAGTATATTACCATAGGCTTTCATAGAATACCCTGGTAAGAAAGGTTCTACAGGATTGACATCAGTAAATTCTAATCCTACAGATTTACAATAATTTACAGCTTCCTTTAAACGGGTCCCAGATCTACAGGTCCATAGAACTACCGTAGCTCCTAGTTCTTGGGCTTCAATTAAAGTATTAATTATGTCTTTACAAAGAGCTTCAGAAGCTGTATTATACGGTTTAATTGTATCATCATAGTCTACAAGAATTCTAACTCCTTTATATTTAATTCAAGCCTGATACAATTTCTCTACATAAATATCTAAATCCATATTAGAGATTCGGTTGCCCAAATTTTAAATACCAATGAATCATATAAATTAATATATTTTTCATCCACATATTCGTACCCTTCTTCATCAACTCTGAACACCCCTTGTTCAAAATTTCTATAAAAAAAGTTAATTACTCTTTCGTGAACCCTTGATTGATTTATTTCCATAAAGCATTCGTTTTGTAAAGATAGTTTTCAAATCTTCATAGCTAACTGGAGTAAAATTATTTCTATCTACTCCTACATCGTACTGATTCCATGGTGCATTTTTAGCAATTACAATGTCAAATCCAGTTCCATTTAAATCAGGCGTGCTATGAATGTGCCCATGTAAGTTGCATATACTTCGACTAATTCCTGCCCATGTAGCCAGTGGATAGTGACTCATAATGAAGGTGGAATAATCTTCTAACTCCTCATCATAAATAGCAATTTGCAACATGTCTCGAATCATTTTAAAACATTCAGTTGGAATATCATCTGTCCTATCATGATTACCTTGAACGAGATATTTTGTCCCATTAAGAGAATTAGCTATTTGTCTCCATTTACTTTTATCTGCAAAGGCAAAATCACCTAAATGAAAAACTATATCTTCCTTACTAACTACTTTATTCCAATTTTGAATCAATGCATGATCCATTTCTTGCACATTAACAAAGGGACGATCACAGTACTTAATTATGTTGCCATGACGCCAATGTGTATCTGATGTAAAAAAGATTTTACCCTTAAAATCTTTACTTATAGTTATCTTTTCCATATATTAAAAATAAGCCTCAAATTTCGATTAAAATTTTGAGCGGAACTACCCCTTCAAAATAGATAATTAATCGAAATTTGGGGTATAAAAATTACGAATTTATGTGTTCTAAGATAATTGAAGACTCAACTTTTTCTCCAAATTCTTCAACACAAGCATCTTGAAAGGCCTTAAAATTCTTCTTGTCCTTTACAATAGAAAGACCTTTAAGATACTGTAGGATCACATTCTTAGGAACACTTACAGGAAGAAAAGGATGGAGAATAATCATCTCACGATTTTCAGCTTCAAAAAGCTCTAAATTCTTATCCCTATAAATCTCACAAGTCTCCTTTCGTTTATTGAACATTTTCTTAATAATCTCACCGTCTGTACTTCCAGATTTCTCTTTTGTATAGACATATTCAGATTTAATATTCCTAAACGCAATTAACATTTTGTGATTTTGCTCTTTCATATATTTTTCAATATTTGAATTCACAAAATCAATAAAAGAAATATTATTCATCGAGTGCTTTAAATAACTTAGTTAAGAGAGTATCAAATTTAGTCATTGCCTCATCATAAACCTCCTTAGCAACTTTCTTACCATTTACATAATACTCAGGAATTTTTTGACATACATCATTAATGACTTTCTCATCTTTAGCAGCCGTGGATTCTTTTTTATTCATATTAAGAAGTTCCTCTTCAGTCATAAAATCAATCTTTTCAGGAACTGTTTTACGGGTATATTCTCCAGACTCAATCTTTTCTCTAATTATTTTTTCTTCTGCACATTCTTTTAATTCTTTAACATCAGGTCTAGTTACTGTTCTTACGCCATTTTCTGGATAATTTTCCTTAAGATATACAATAAATTCTTCTATAGTACCCACTGGATGCTCTGCATACCTTTGAATAGCTAATGCTAAATCAAGTCCGATAGAATCAATTAAGGCCTGCGTGTACAAATTAAATAGGACTTTATGTGCTGCTAATTTAGAAATATCAATTCCTGATTCTTTTAAATCGTTTAATTCTTTATAGTAATCAATTAGTTGATTAACAATAGTTTCCAAATTTTTATTCATAATTTCGAACTGCTTTAAATACAGGAAGATTTGGTACTGGGGTATTTGTTTTAGTCATACCAAAATGCTTTACTGTTCCCATTTGACCTTTTAATTCTTCAATATGATCTCGATACCATTGTTTCAAAGCCCTGTCTCCCATAGGTTTTGCTTTAAATTGATATCCTTCTTTAGTTTCCATTAAGAAACATAAATCTTCATCTCTAAGGCCATCTACTAGATCTAGAATTTTATATTCATGATCTTCAAACATTTTAAGTTTGATCATACGATTGTCTCGTGTTCCAAACTTATATTCTTTATCAGGATTTCTAATTACTAAACCTTCCCAACCATCATTAACATACTGATCATGAAGAGCTTTCATATTTAGCCATCCAGATACTTTTACATGTTTAACCATTACAATTTTGTCAGAATCAGAAACAGCTTTCTCAAAATCCTTTAAAATCTTTAATCTATCCTTAAATTTTACATCAGGGATAGCTAAATCATAAACATAATACTTTAACTGTTTATGTTTTTCATCCAAAGTTTGAAGTCTAACAATACCAGAGATATAAGACAAAGGTAATCCATGTACATATAATTCTCCATCCAGTCATATGTCAGGATGTTCTTTAAGCCACTTCATTACTTTAGGATCTTTCCTAATATAATTAGCAGCAACATCATAGTTGTTTCCTCCTCTTGAGGATGTAGTTACTTCGGAACCATTTCAATGCATAAGGCATCGTGTTCCGTCAATTTTTGTTGAGCCATAAAACTCATGTTCAAATGTTGAGGTAGCTACACCGTCAAAACTTTTAGCTAACATTGGCTTAGGTGCACCAGATTGATCAGTAGTTATATCCCCAAGTAATTTGCCTGGATCATCCACATCATCTAATGACTCTATTTTAAAATCACGAATGTTCTTATAACCTTTATCAAGGTATTTCTTAACATTACTGTTATACTCCAATTTAACTTGTTCTGCAGCTGTACGTTGCGCCTTCCCTCTTTTAACTTCAATGATTGGTTGGTTAGTTACTTTACCTCCTCATTGAGATGTTTTTCTAATAATTAAAAAACTATGGGTTGTATCATTTCATTCATATGAAATATCTACAACTCTAATTTTTCCTCTAGAATCTCTAGAAATTAATATATCATGCATTTAAATAAGCATACTAATATTATTACGAGTTCGCGACAAAGCTACATATTGTAACTGTCTTAACTCTTCTTTATTCTTACAAGTAAACAAGTTACCCATATCTATTAATATGTTATCATAGTTTGATCCCTGAGATTTATGAACAGATAAACAATAACCATAATCAAGAGTCTTCTTTCTTACAGTTCTATTTCCATAAACCAAATCAACAGGAGTAGTAAAAGATTCCATAACTCGAAAATACTCTTTCCACAATTTTGATGCTACTATTTTTGAACGCGCTTGAATTGCATCTAAACGCATTAGTTCTATATATGCAGCTAAAGCAGTTAAGTCTTTCTCATTAGTATCTCTTGAAATAATAAATATTTCATCCTCTGAATATTCTGTGTTAATTGGACGAAGGGTCAAATAATATCCTTTATATGTAATATACCCCAATTGACAATGCCCAGGAACTATATTCGTCACGATGTATTCTGCAGAGTTTATAATCTCAAATTCCATAGATTTGAATACTCGTTTGTCTTTGTAACTACAAGTATCATAACCCATTAAAATTTCTCCAACATTATATTCAGATTCATTCTGAAATATGGCATCTCGAAGAATATGATTAAAGGCTTCTACTCGCTTATTTGTATAAGCAAGTAATTTCACAATCCCTGGATTACCTAAATCTACTGATTTTTTAAATAGATGTGAGGCAGAAGATACAAACTTTCTCCAATGATGGAATATTACAAGATTACCTTCAGGAGAACGAATTTCATAAAATTGTTTAATTGAATGATCTCTAAGTGTGTTTAAAATATCCAATAGAGGATTATTCTCCTGTTGTCTATAAACTTTACTTAAATAATATTGATGATTGCATTGAAAAGGTTTAGATAGTTTCTTTTCCTTAACTGGATATAACTGTTTATCATCTCCAGTATAAATTACTTTACATTGCCTAATCTTAGCTTTCTCTTTGATAAACTCGTATAAATCAGAGTTAATCATAGAACACTCATCAATAATCAAAACCCCATTCAATGGAATGCCTGAAGAGATCGAATCAGTACTTCATTGAAGGTCTTTAAAGTCAAGATTAATTATGTCAATAGTAGGTTTTAAAGTTAGAAGTTTATGAAGTGTTATAACGTCACGCTCTGTATAATTATGAAGTACTCCACAAGCTTTATTTGTTGGAGTTGCTAAAATGTAAGGAACACATTGTTTTTCAAGATACAGAACGATTAGTTTGGTTATAGCAGATTTTCCACTTCCTCCAGGGCCAGAAAGAACTAACTCATCAAACCCTTTCTTACGTAAAAAGGTAAAGATTGAAACTAATACATCTGCTTGTTCATCTCCAAGTTCAAAATTAAGAAATTTATCCTGTAGATTATAGATAGTTTGCAATAAATCATCTCGTAGAGTTTGTGTTATTTCTTTTGTAGTCATTATTTTCCTGTTGAACCAAATCCACCATTGCCTCTAACAGTCTCAGACAATTTCTGAACCTCATTAAAACTAATTAATGGAATTGGCATAATTATAATTTGTCCTACTTTATCTCCAACACCATAGCAAGAAAAATCAGCCTTTATACGTAATATAGGTACCTTACTCTCTAATTCCTCTTGAAATTCTACATCAGTTACTACAAAATTTCTTTTGGGAGTAGGGTTAATAATTCTTCGATAACGTAATTTGATTTCTCCTCTATATCCAGAGTCTATTACACCTACTGAATTACAAAGCTGCAAATCTTTTTTACTATTAGAACTTCTAGGAAAGATTAAACCAACATAGCCTTCAGGGATTTCAACAGCTAACCCAGTTCCATATTCAATGTAATGCTCATTACTATGATCAACTGAAGTAGCAACTAAATCCATTCCAGCATCACCCTCCTTAGCATAGGTAGGTATTACTGCTTCAGGAACTAATTTCTTTATATTTACTAGCATAAAAGAACTGCAATAAAGAATAATATCCATACTGCAAGGTTCATTTTAGTTTTAGAACCATTTAGTCTGAAATCTTTTACAGTATCTTCCAGCATCATTGCCATTTTATTTCTAAGGTCATCATTTCCTAACGCTATTACACGTGAAAGAATTTCTAACCCTAAAAAGATAAGGATAATAATTTTTAACATTGTGTCTTATCATTAATTTGAACTACATATGATATATCTAAGTCATCTTGCAGTTTTCCATCATTAAACTTTAATAAGTTATCTCTTTCTTCTAAGTACCTCTCTAGTACTTCTTGTTCGTTCTCTGCTGTAATCACAAGATCTAACGATCCATAAACAGGAACGTGTAATGTATATTTAGGCATTCTTGTATAATGTACAATGACAATGTCCTGTATCACGATATTCTTTACAAGGGCAGAGATTTTCGTCTTCTTTCCCAATTTTACATGGGCAATAGCCGCCTTTCTTTTTAAGCCCAGTGAGAATATTACCTATAACAGTTTTATCATCAGTTAGTTTATCTAATAGAATAGTCATAGTATTTAATTCTCTATAGATAGATGAACATTCTGCTAAACCAAGTCCAGTTTCACTACGTAGTAATTTAATAATTTGTACTCTGGTTAGCCCTTCAAACTTGCCATCATCTTTTAATTCTTTATACTTGGCAATACCCTGTTGTCTAAAGCACGGATCTATCCACATTTACTAAACCCACAATTTTTACATATAGTACATCCCCCTTCGTATATCAAATGCTCACCACAATCTGGGCAAACTTCATGTGAAGTAACTCCATCAACTATAAAAGTTTTAATAGCACGCTTTACACCATTCTTCCAAGTATTTAGAGTATCTGACTCAAAATGCATTCCATCAATAATCTTAACTACCTTATCTAATTCAATACCACCTCTTAATAAAGCAGATATTAATTTAGCATAATTCCAGTATTCTTGATTAAAGATGCGAGAAAGTCCTCCTAAACGATTAGTATATCCATACTTATCAGTATATTGAAAATCATAACGCTTTCCTAATGAGTCTTTTACTTTGATAATTTCACCTTCAGTTATTGAGGTAGGAATCGGGAAATCTTCAATGTTATTAATTCCAGTAAAGATTTCATAAGGCCTTCCGTCAATGAGACCTACAAATGCAATCCAATTTTCAGAACCATTCTTAAATCTAATTAGTTTAGCTTCAACAGATTCAGGACGTTTTAAGCATTCTTTAATTACGGGATTCTTTGATAACACTGCACCTCTTTTGCATCCAGAACGATAAACTGTAACACCCTTTAAACCTTCCGCCCAAGCTAATCTATAAATAGTTTCTACATCATCAATAGTAGCTGACTCTGGAAGATTTATGGTAGAAGAAATAGAAGCATCAATAAACTTCTGTAAAGTTGCTTGAACTTTAATTCTTTCTCTATATGGAATCTGTTCTGATGTAACTACATACTCGGGTAAAGTTTCTTCAGAAAACCCTTCATCAATAAGCTTCTTTATAATTGGGGTATATACTTTATAATACTTTTCCTCATTTACCAATGATTCAGTTTTACGTGTATATGAAGTTGCAAAAATTGGTTCGCAACCTGTGGATACTCCTAACATAGTTGCAATACTGCCAGTTGGGGCACAAGTAAGTAATTGAGAATTGCGTAAACCATACTTACATATATCATCATGCAAACTTTGGAAACGTAAGTCATTTATATCCCCAGAATCTAAATTCTTAAAGAAAGGAGTTCGTATAACGTAATCACGATTAAATTTAGGATATGATCCACAGTTGGTAGCTAAAATAGAAGAAGTCTCTAGAGCAGTCATAATTAATTCATGTCCAATTGACTCTAAAATGGATCTAGAAGTAGTACTACCATATTTAACTCTTAATTTAATAAGCATGTCAGCAAGACCCATAACACCAAGGCCAATTTGCCTCCACTCTGCTACAGAATCCCTTTGTTCTTGTAAAGGATGTAAAGGAAGACCCTCATCAAGAACTTCATTCAAAGCAATAACTGCAACTTGAATAGTTTCTTTTAAGGAGTTGAGGTCAAGTTTTCTTTCTTTTGTAACAAATTCTGCAAGGTTTATGCTTCCAAGAAGACAGCTCCCTCCAGCTGGCAGAGGTTCTTCAGCACAGGGATTTACTCCTGCATAAGAAAATTCTTTATTATTTGACAATAAGTTCCAGCTAGTTATTCTATCCCAAAACAATATACCAGGTTCGGCATAATCCCAGTTCATTTGAGCAAGCTTTCTAAAAATAGGATATGCTTCTATCTCTTTAGTAATTGTTTCACCAGTATCAGTTACGAATTTCAATATTAAAGTTTCACCTTTAATAACTGCTTCCATAAATTTATCACTAACTCTAACAGAGATATTAGCTTTTGTAACTTTATCTAAGTCAGACTTAATCTCAATAAACTCTTCAAGATCTGGATGATCACAAGAAATAGAAATCATTAATGCACCACGTCTCCCACTCTGACCGATCAGTCCAGTAATATATGAATAGAAATCCATAAAGCTTACAGCTCCAGAAGTAGTTTTTGCAGCATTATTAACTTTTGCTCCAGAAGGTCTCAAATTAGAAATATCAATTCCACAACCTCCCCCGTAGCTGAATGTTCTTGCTAACTTTGCCCCACACTCAAAAATAGATTCAAGATTATCTTCAGGAGGAGCAACTACATAACAGTTTGAATATGTTATTTTTCTATTTTTATCAGATAACCCTCTATTAGCAAGGATTCTACCTCCAAAAATAAATTTTTTAGCTCTGATCTGTTCTTCTACAATTTCATTACCTCCAGAAACTCTTTTGAACCAATCGTCTAGTGATTCATCTTCAAACCTATATTTATTCTTCCAGATAGTAATAGCTAATTCGTCATTATTTAACCATTGTTCAACTGTCATTATTTTAATCCTAATAATAAATTAATTAGCATAGTTTTCTCAAACTTATTGCAAATATCTTTTTTATCATCTGCAATTAGCTGTGCAAATGAATTATATGTATTAATTACAGATGAGTCCTTATCACCAACATAATAATCACTTGATGTATTTATATAAATGTTATTATAAGCCTTAACAACATTTGTTGGAGACCATTTAACCTTTCCTCCAAAGTCATTTTGCCATACTGCAAATTGACATTTTTCAATCCAAGAACCCAGTCTTACATAACGATCGTTTTCTTTGGTAGATAAAGTATCGTTTTTATATTTCTTGAGTTTAACTTCAAAGTCACTTGTAAAACTCATTAAGTTTTGAATTGGAAGTGTAAAAGTCTCTGCTGGTTTAATTTCATTAACTACCAATCAATTTGGATCAAATGCAATTATTGAATTAGTAGTATTATTAAACATCGCTTTATATACTTTATAAATAGGCCTTCTTATGTCTAAAGAATATGCCAAAGTATATATTTCATTATACTCATCTATTTGAGTAGGCATGATTGCCTGCACTAATACCCTGTTATAGGTAATATCCTCTCCTTCTTTATCTGTAGTAACTTGAGAGGGAGGGATAGCTTCTATTCTATAAGTAGAAGTGAATTTACTCATTTCTTCAATAAAAGGCTTTACATAGTCTTCTGTTGAAAGAAAATCTTTTGAATTAATTCGTGTTGATTTGCCACTAAGCAGCTTGTCTAAGGTAACTTCCATTAATCTTATGACCCCTTATTTTGTTTATTAACTGAAAATCTGGAGTTCTAACATTTCTCAAACCTCTAGGAGATAATGTATAGGAATCCTTCAATGCAGCATCTATTAATATTGATTCTAAATCAAAGGCAGACTGTTTGTCTAGGCATGTTGATGGAAAGGTCAATATATAACGATTTGGGTCTAATTTAAGATGGTCACTAAATAAGTCATTTTTATGATTTAGTGGACGCTTGCCTGTTTTTCTTCACCCTACTGGGTAAGGGCCCATTCCTATATATTTAATAGCGTAGGGAAAGGATCATCCACAAAGGGTTGTATCATGTTTACATCATGAATCTAGTAATACATAAACACAATATTCTCCTCCTAAATGAAATTGATTAATAAAAGAGGAACTATCTCCTGGTCATACTCCTAAGAATCCACAAGATGTGAATAGTGGATGTTTGAATATATCTACTGTCATAAATCTTAAAAAATAAGCAGGATTGGAATTTAATCCAACCCTGCTTTCTCTAAATATAGTTTAATTAAAAACCACTCTTCTCGTTACCAAAGACAATGTAACGACCCTTCTGTGCTGACTGCGAAGGTGCATAATCCAGCTCGAAGGCTGTTTCCTTACCATCCTTAACATGGTAAACAATAACTGCTACCATATCCTGCTTGTAGGTAAGCATAAGTTTCTTAGCAAGCTTCTCAGCTTCACCCTTGTTCTTAGCAGTACCAACTACTTCATCAGTTGCCTTCAGACGAATCTCAACAACACGCTCCATCTGACGTTTACCCTCATTGGTTACATTCTTGTACTTGTAAGGACGTTCACGAGTGTCTTTCGAACCTGGGGTAATTGCAATTACCAGACCAACACCCTCTACGCCAGTTAGACGTTTCTTATCCAGCATATCAATGCAGAATCCTTCAAATTCTTTACCTGAAACAGGCGAACCTGCATTCTTCCACGACTGTGATACATTCTGCGTTACTTTGAGACCATACTCACTCAGTGCAGTTGCTTTTGCTTCCTCAAGGCTATAAGCCGAAACTTCAAATTTCTTCATTTTAAAAAACATTAAAATTAAACATTAGTTCATATTATTCTTCCGATTGTGATACAAAGATAATACTAAAATTATGAATCTGCAAATTCTCTATAAAATTTTAAGAAAATAAATTCTAAATTTACTCTTAAAAATATTTGCAGATTAACTAAATTTTATATTATCATCGAATCCTTCAATCTGGCAGACACCAACCATCTTTAATAGACGTTGGAATTCTTTTTTGCCAGCAGTAAGCTGACTTTTGGACACTCTAAATACTTCAGCTCTATTTTCACCCACTGTTTCTACAGCAATGATATTAGACGAAATATTCCAGGTTTTGTCCACGTTAAACTCCTTTTTACATAGATGAAACAGCATCCACATATACATTCCCATCTGACGAGCATAATGATAATGCACAAATGAACCATACTCTTGCATGAAAAATCCTATTGGCTTTCCTGTAGTTTTGAGATCGTTCAAAACCAATTTTTTGGAATCCTCATCGATAGTCCAGTTGTCTGCTTTCATCTTTAATTTGAGAATTGTACTCTTCCCATTATATTCACACTTGACATCCATAAAAATTGCATCTTCATTATAAGAAGCAATAGCATCACCAAATATATCAGTTGGACGTATAAGTTTCATTGCTCTACTATGTGAATTCAAAGAGTTTAAACAATTAACGCAAACTTCTCTATCCTTACTTGATAAAATAATCTTATCTGTATTTTCAACTGTCTTACTTTTTATATAGTATGACAGTCCTTTAGAGATAATTTGTTTGATTCTGTTGGCTGTTAAACTATTTGCATAGTAACCAACTTCATTACAAGCTAAAATTATTGAGTCATATATACCCTTTCCTTCAGCTCTTTGCTTCATTATATAATCACATACATCACCAAGTTTAGCAGAAGGCCTTCCCAGATCCTCCTCTAATGAGAAGGATTCTGGTTGTAAAAAGACCTCATGAATAGCTGAACCTAACTGCAATGACCGTGTAGTTTCTTGTTGTATACCATTTTTATACTTCGAAGGACTACCATCCTGGTCAGGGTTGATGTATTTTAACCTAGAGTTAGAGATGTACTCTCTATATTTACTTGAAAAATACTCCTCGTCAGAAATCTTTAATCTCTGAACAGTATGTAGTAATGGAGTAAGTTTAACGTCGGCTAGTCTTACTTCCATAGATTCTTTCAAATATAGATTTTGCAATAGGAGTAGAACTTTCAGGAATACTGGTCTGTTTATGTGTAATCTCTGAATGTTCCTTAGTATAAAACTCTTCAAGTTCTAAAATAAGTGGCTTTATCACAGTAAGTTCTGTAAATGACAATGTACAATAATAGTCATCATATATATTTTCTACATTCTCACCATGATTCGTTTTTACTATAATATCCTTAACAGTAAAAATGTTATCAGAAAGTCTAAAATCCTCTCTATCTAATTTCCTTGCAAATAAATTCTGTAAGAATATCGTTTCTAGAGTCTCTGGTTCAACTCGATCATTACAAATACAATCAGAAGGATCTAATTCAGCTGCTTCACACATAAGAGGAAAACTATCCCCATTGGAATTAAATCTAGTAAATAACCTAAGCAACCAGGTTGCTTCAGAGTGATCCCACCCAAGGATGTCTAATAAAAATTCTTCCATCTATTTAATTGGTATATCAAGGTTATAAATTCTCCTATGACCAACATTATAATATTGATTATGAGGAGCATCCATTAAGTAGCAAAAGATTCCAGCATCAGTTGCTTCCTTATAATTTTCATATTTATCGTCGATAAATATATCAATTTTTAAATCACGTAAATGTGCCAATTTACTTTGATCCCAAGGAACAACATGAACTGGAGCACATGGAAGGCCATTCTTTTGTAAACTTTCTTCAATCCATTCAACTGGAATATTCCGAGCAGTTATATAATAATCTACTTCGAAACAAGGTTTATGCAGAATCGGAATATTTACCCAAAAGTCCTTATCTTTTTCTAACTGCTTTAAATGCTCTGACATTTCATAATTAGCTTTCCAATAAGGATTCATTTTAGTGCCAAACTTAGCTTCATATGCACCATTGAAATCAAAGATAACATTATCTAAGTCTAAGGCAACTATGGGTTTTGTTGTGGGAGCCATAATTCTATCATCCCCTTGGGGATAAATATGATAGAATTCGCATAGAATTAATGCATTATTGGCTACCTCTGCTATATTGAGCAGTCCTTCTTCAGTGTAATCATTTCCCATCTCAAATTCGTTGAGATGCTTCTTAAGAGATGAAAGAACTTCTGTCCATTTCATCCCTTTTTTCCACTGATTTTCTTCATATGTGTCCAACTTTCTAGTTAGAACACGAGATATTTCTTTAATCCCATGTGCTGGAACTAAATCATATCTAATTTTTTCTTTCATTGTTTAATATGTTCTAGGGTCAATAATATAGTTTCCAGATGCTGCAGAAATAGACGGAGTCACACTAACCATATCTGGTGAAGTGGATATTTTATCCAGATGTATAACTATCCAATCCCCATCCTGATTTTTATAAATCCTTTTGAATTCTGTTGAGTACCAGGAACCTTCAATATAGACATATTTTTCTGGATGCGATGCTAGATACTGACTACAACAAACTTCACCATTGTGGCATGCGTCATCAATTTTAACGTAGACAACTTCGCTGTCTGGAATCCAATCTTGCATAATTTCTGACCATGACATACAAGAAGTACATCCTGATGTATCAAAGTATTCTGAATACACTAACTCATCATCGTTACTATATTGGCACCCACAATTCTCACATTGATAGTCTTCGTCCCAATCCTCTGAATCTTCGTAATTTCCATCTGTAAACGAGCATGTGTAGGAATTACATCTTCGATATGTTGTTAAGACCTTATTCTCAAGATCTAAATATCTAAAACTATCAATATAAGGCCATTCAGGATAAATCTTAACTAAGTTCAAAACAAAGCGTTCAGTTACTGGTTCAGTATAGTTATCCTTTGGAGATAAAAATACTTGATTGTCACCATCACTAAGAAGGCAATTACTCTCTCGGATATACCATTTATTTTCTTTAGCATAGTTAACAAAGATATTATATAAAGAATCCTCTATATAATAAACACGGTCCATAAAGGTTTTATCCCCAATGGTCCATACTAAAGCTCTCGCTGCTAATTTGTCCTCCTTTAATGCAACCAGCATTCGACACTCTGGTTGTGTACAATAGAGATCAAAATAACCACTACATTCTTTATGAGACATACATGAATTACCCAAAGTATTAGTAATGGCATAATAATTTTCCGAATCATACCAGTATCTAATATCTTCTCCTTCTACCAATTTAATTTCATACCCACCATAAGACCAAAGTGCTTTAAGAGCATATACAAATTTTTCATAATCAGAGTTAGAAAAGACACCAGTTCCAATTACTTTTTGTATAATTTTACCAGGCTTTCCTGATTGTCTATTCTTTTTCGCCCATCTACCACTTTTAGTATATTCAGGAGTACAGCCTTTAGGAAGAAATGAAACTTCGAAAGCATCAGTTTTAAGAGTTAGTTGTCGTCCATAGTCTGACAATTTTTCCTTAATTGCATTTATAAACCCTTCTAAAACAGTATCGGGAATTGGAAACAAACTTTCAGAGTTCTCTGCTTTTGTCTTAGTATAAATTTTAATTAATTGATTAGCTTCCAGAAGATACTTAGACACTTTATCTTCATTATTTGCAACTAGTCATGCCAATTTATCCTCAAAACTCTCTGAGAGTAATTGTAATGTAATAAATTCCGATTTCATTTAAAACAAATTTAATGATTCTTTTCTTATTTCATTCAATATTGATTTGACTAAATCTGGATCTACTGAATGTGGTAAATCACTGTCTTCAAATTTTTGCTTTAACCCTTTAATTTGATTTCTTGCTGATTCAAGTAATTCTTCTAAGGATACTTTTCCATGTCTAATAGATAGTAAATATTCAGGGTTCTTAACTCTAACATTAATAGTTTTAAGATCTAAGATATCATTAGCACATTGTAATAATCTTATACAATGTAACATATTTTTGCCATCGATCTTTTGTCCATGATTTTGAATATCTACATATCTTTGTGTGTTTCTTTCTTTCAGCCAAGTTTGGTAGGAATTATAGTCTTTACAATGTTCTCCCCAACCATTCCTATTGTAGTAAAGGTTACACCTACACATAGGAATTTGCCATTCTGGAATCTCTGAAAGTAGTAGTTCAACATCATTACAAACTCCTTTATATCCAAAATCTTTCCAATCTTTATATCTAGGATTAGACAAGTCTTTGGTCTTAGACATTTCTTTAATGTCATCATACCACAAAGCATAAAGATTCTCTGAATCATTGACTTTAGCAAGTCCACAGCAATCCTCATGCATCTGATTACGCTTTAACCATTCAACAAGAGGATATGTTTTACAGTTGTCAATAACTTTTAGAAAATCAATTGGCCTTTTTCTTTTTACTTTATCAGCCTCCCAATTCATTTTCTTATTTAGCCCTTTAGCCTTTTCTACTTGTTGGTATGCATAACCAGCAAAACTAAAGTAGCATTGTTTAGTTAGAAATGCACTTCTATGTTTCGATATAATATCCCACAAAGGGTGCTTTTCTAGAATACAATCTTCAGGAATATACAAAAGTTCCAACATTGTAGGATTTCCACTACAAAGTAGTTGCAAAAATCTTCTAACTTCATATAAGCAGGCATCCTTATCCAGGTTAATCTGTTCCTTATACTCCATCCCTAAGACTTCCATAGGATCCTGAAGATATACTCCCTTTGTATCAATGTCAGAGTCAGGCGTATTTGTTCCATACGCCTGACTTCCAACAATTGCATTTAACAATATGATTTTATTCATCCTTTAAAGCTTTACAGAAACTATAGCATAACTGTCCAGCTAATGAACCAAGGTTAGAAGTTTCTGTTACTGGAGGATCAAAGTACAATTTAAACTCTAAATCTCCAACATCGTTTAACCAACAATCTACGATACTGTCTTGTGCTAAAGTTTCATCTCTAAAAATTACTTTACAAGTTTTCATAACTGAAATTAATTTCCTTAATAGGAGTAAGATTAAAGGAACTTGGAGTAACCATAATCTTCTCTCCTAAAATAAGGTTTTTAGATAGACTTTCAGGAGGATATAAATAGCATCCTAACTTATTTTGATTACATAAAGAGTCATAGAAATGTGCTCCAAATGCAATTTGTTTAAAGTCTATATCTTGTTCAAGAAGGTATTCAAATGCTTCTTGCGAGTATTTATTTGATGACCGACCAGAAGGCATCAAAGGAAGTAGTACAAAGTATAGAACAATATCTTTATATTGATTATAAATTTTAATAAAGTCATCAACAGACTTTTTATCATTAATTATATAATGAATATTGATATTAGTGTTCCCGAATTTATGCAGAAGTACTACAGCACTTCTCCAAGCAGAATCTATTTCTGGATTCCATGTATTTGCTGAAACAGCAACTCCTCCTACATATTTGGAAGTAGCTTCTAAAATTTCTTCTGCATTACCATCATATTTGGCTATTGAGATTCCATTAGTTGTATAGTTAGGAACGATCCCCAAACTATATATTGTTTTAAGAAACTCACAAAACTCAGGATGAATTGTAGGTTCTCCTGTAGAACCAATTGCAATCTGAAAAGGTTTCTCATTCTCAGTCATGCTGCCAAAGAAAAATTTAGCCTTTTCACATATATGATCATGATTTACTCCTTTAGATGTAGCTCCAACATAACAAAATGGGCATCCTAGATTACAAAGAGTATTAATTCCAACATCGTAGAATTCTGGATAATCTAATTCTTTAGCTTGCCCAGAACCTAATCGAACAGTTTTTAAATCGTGCCAAATTGCATTATAATTCTTATCTGGGAATACTCTTTTCTTAATTCCCCATGCTTTCCAATCTTTCATTTTTATTAACTTTCAAAAGAAGCTTCTTGTTCAAATATATCCATTATATTAGATAAATATTTGGCAGCTTCAGTATAGTTTTCTTTCTTCGGAATAACTTTATAACCTCTGTCATAATAAGCAGAGTACTCATCAGACTCTTCATCCAATTCAAAGGTAAATAAGTCATCTGCTGTAAGTGTAGAATCAGCGATTTTTAAGATACTATTAACAATATCTTTTAACCTATCTAAAGTATATTCTGTACAAACTGTATAAATCTCTGTACTGCTGTTTGTAATTACATCAGAAACAGATTGTATTTTAATAACTAAAGTATTGAACATTTTCTTCTCCAAAAAGTTCCTCAAGAGCTTCACGCATATCATACCCTATGTTACACATAGAAGGAAATCTAAGCATAATATACTCATCTTCTACTTCAAAAATCCCCAAGTAAGTATGATCAATTCCAGAATGCTTCCAACCTTTTTCATATTTATTTAGAAGATTATGCCAAATTCTATAGAAAGTTTGTTCTGACATATTAGCTTTAATCTGAAAGATTTCGGAAGAAGAATTTGTAATGATATCACTGACACTTTGAAGTTTAATTATAATTCTCTCCATCGTCAACAGTAAATGAATTATCCCCTGGAAAATGTTCCTTTAATAATTGTTTTATTAAAGTGTACATCTGTCTTCCAGTCTCTTCATGATTTTCTGAGTAACTAATCTCAAACGTAATAACATATCTAGATTCATCTACTGTAAAAATATCAGAAGGACTTGAATACTCAACACCATCAGGAAGAAATGAATTAAGATATTCCTGAACCATCTTTATTGAATCCTCAGATAAAGAAGATATGGCACAAAAGATCTCACTAGATGAGTTTGTAATTAAATCAGATTCAGATTGTATATTTATTTTTATTTTCATATTATCCTAAATGATAGCGGGAACCAAAGGTCATCATCTCTTCTTGGCGCTCCCAATTTGGATTTTCACCCTTTGAAAAAACAAAAACTAAGTTTGGATTAAGTTTCTGTTTAATGAGTTTATCCCAACCTTCTTTGAGTTGTAATTGAGAAATTTCCCATTTTTCAGAATTTGGATCCCACTCTTTATAATTTTTGTAAAGATCATTTGGGTCAATATTAAATTCTCTAGCCCAACGAGTTTGTCTACTTGTTTCTCTAGTTATTCGTTTATTGTCCCAGTTCCAATCATAATTGTTGTAAGCATAAGAAAGATAAGTTTCTAAAGAGCTGGGACTTAAATCCTGTACTGACTGTGGGTCATCATATTCGTGTTCCCATCCTGGAACATTAGAATCTAATATATCACTTACAACTTCAGTGGTTCCAGTAAATACAAACAGCTCACTAGAACTATTTGTAACCACATCAGTAAATGATTGAATTTGAAATACAAATAATGTTTTCATATAACAAAAAAGAGCAGAAGATCCCTCTTCTACTCTTTCAATTTAATTAATTTATAAAATTCTTCTTTAGGAATAATAACAACTTCTCCAGCTGAGCAAATATTAGTCTGCTTTTTAACTTGTTTATTTCAGATTAAAATAAATGGTTTATCCTTTAATGGACACTCTGCACTTATTTGATGATATGCTGGAGTATTCTGGGTACACTTTAACTGAACATAGTAAGGAAATTGGTTTTGAGTATCAATCAAATCTACTTTCTTATCATCAGTAGATTTAGATTCAGATCTGGAGGTAACAATTCCTTCGTATCCTAATTCCCTAAGTTCCTTAGCTATTTTAGTTTCATATGAATGTCCTTTAGTTCTAGAGTATGATTTAGACCTCTTTTTCTTTGGACTTTCTTCTTCTTTCTTCTTCGGCATTAACCTTAAGTTTAGCTTGTTCGATTAAGTTCAGTGTTTTTTCCCTACCATACTTCTTATAATAGTCAGAAATATCTTTCGCGCCAAAATGACGGGGGATTCATAACACATAAACATCTGGAAATTGTTTTCTAAACTTATTCATGTGAGTTATTCCAGCAGAGTCATTATCGTAAAAAAGAATAATTTTTTTAAATTTTTTACTTAGCCTTTCAAATTGAGCCTCTGTAACAAAACAGTTCTCAGAAATTGGGGCTATAGCTGTAATACCACAACTATATAAACATGCAACATCTTTTAAAGATTTAGTAATTGCAAGATATTCTCCTCCCTCTTTGGGAAGAGCATGTGCTCCCTGCAACCTAAAAGATTTTCAATTAGATATAAATTTATACTTTGTATTGCCAGGAAAATATATTCTCCAGCGTTCAATATCTTCTCGAATACCTCCAAAATATCCAAAAACTAATTGTTTATCTTTATGAAGATGAAATATGTTTCCATTTAGAAAAACGTTCTTACAGGAAAATATTCTAAATTTCCTTAATATCTTTCTAGTAACTCCAAATTTTAGCCATCAATCTAACTCATACTGTTCAAAATCCTTCACTTCTATTTGTATAATAGCTTCTTGTGTTTCCTCAAACTTTTTATTTGTATATTTAATAAGAGGGGGATTAACTTGCAGTTTAGGTCGAGAGACTATTCCAAAGTCATTAGCAATAATATTTAAGGCTTTTCCGTAAGAGCATTGAAATTTATACATTACAACCGAAATGAAATTACCTGAAAAATCACCACGGAAGTCCTTAAATATAAGATCTCCTTTCTTGTTTCTATAAAAAGCACAAGTGGGTTTATTATCTTGTCTTAACGGAGATTTTAGGAGTCCCTTTTTCACAGGGACTCCTAAATAATGCTCCATTAAAGTTTCTTCACTTACACTGTTCAGAATTAGTTCTTTAGTAACAGTGGTCGGTCCTAATGTAAATTGCATCTAAACTTCTAAATTTAGAAAGGCAAATCGTCGTCATCAATTGAACTGGAACTCTCTTCTTCCAATTCATCAATATCACGACGCATGCTGTCGAGTTCAGAACCAGTATTAGTCATATTAGTAGGCTGAGCAGCGTTTGCTTTATCAATTTGTGCCTTTTCATAGGCAGATAAAGTTAGATCCTGCCCAATGAATGAAGTACTCAAGAAGAGATCTCCATTCTTGCTGATTCTTGCAGGAAATCCTGGAAAACCACAGAAACGACCATTAGGCAGAAGTTTAATCTGAACCTCTGTACCAACTACTGGATCGAGAATCTTCTTAACCAGTTTAATAAGAGTGTCGAAATCACTTGGTGCAAACTTGGCAGTCCCATCTTGAATCTTTTTATGTGCAGCAGGATTTAGTGCAGCAATAATATGCATAAGTTTACACATAAACTGTTCTGCCTGAGAAGGATCAGTAATAGCTGAATTGAAACGATTAGGCATACGTTCTGAGGACTTAGGCTCGAACATACGCTCATTATGAAGAGCACCTACTTCTCCTTCATCAACACCCTCAAAGGAAAAATCAATTGTTGAATATTCGCTAGTTCCTTTCTCAACACCAGTGAATCTTACATTGTGAATACCTGCACGCAAATAACTCGCTGCGGGTTTAACCTCAGCACGAGCCGCGCTGGTAGCATCATACATTCCCATATTATTTATTTTTTATTAAAAAGGTAATTTATCTAATTCTTCAAAATTTGTTATATCTAAATCAAGAGTCTCTTCTTTTAATTCCTCTGAAGCCAATTCTGTACTAGAATCTTCAGTAACTGCTATCAGGTCAAATACCTGATCTCTAGTACTTTGTTCCAGTTTGAATATAGAACCATACTGTAATAGCATAGTTCTTTGCTTACCTTTAAAGGAAACAGTATTTGATTTAGTTAGCTTGTTCCCAGCATCTTTATCCGCAAACATTTCAGATTTGCCAATAAGAGGAATAGTTACCTCATTAGATTTTTGAGAATAAGCAATTGAGATTCTATCTCCAGCAGTTGCTCCGATTAGAGCGGCTGCTTCAGGAGAAATAATTAACTTATTTTCTCCTACTTCAATGATTGGTTGCCCATTAGAGTTAACCTTTGGTTTTGAAGACTTAAGTTCCTCACACTTTAAGTTACTAATAGACTTAGTTGTTTCATCAAATTCAAATGTTACTTTAAACATATGATTTATTTAGACAGAGAGGGATAGATTCTCTCCCAATGAGATACAAATGTACCATCTTCTTGATACTCAGCTACAATGATATCTTTATTTGCCAAATGAGCAGGACGAGCACCACAAAGTACTTCTCCATTCATACCAAAATTGATACACAAATTAGATTCTTCATCACGATGAACAAATCCAATTGCATCAGATTTAGCAGATAATACCCTTTTAGTTTTACCTACAAGATCAAGATCTTTTACAGATCCATCAAGACCTTCAGATAATGCTGTATCTTTAACGTGACCACAAATAATTAAGTTAGGAGCAGCAGAGGCAATTAAGTCAATAACTGTTTCCAGTGCCTGCCTTCAAAAACTATATCCAGCTCCATTAGGAATTTGTGTAACGTCCTTAATTTCATACTTTGTAGTAAACTGAGGAGAATTTTGCCACATTTTAAGAGCCATATCTTTGGTCATTTCTTCTAAGGCTGTGATTGTATCAATTGTAATATAAGTATATGGCTTTCCTGCATCCTTGATAGCTTTAATAACCTCTTTTAGCTCTTTTAAACTAGAAACCTTAACTTTAAGAGCATCTACATATGTAGAACCATTTTCAAAGTCAAGAATAAGATTATTTTCCAGTGTACTAAGAATGGTAGTTTTTCCTACTTTAGGAAGTCCAAATAGAATTAAGTTTTTAGGATCCTGAGTTTCAGCGGGAACCTTCGCTGTTGGTAATACAATAGACATATTATGATAAACTATATACGATGTTGTTCTTATCTATTTCTACTGTACCTACTACAGTTGTATCTATACCTCTAATGTTAGCGTTAATGTCCAAATATTTTGTGAAGTCAGTAATATCTCTTCCTAGTGGAAGTTCTTTAAACCATCCAACTTCTCCATAAAATCCACATCCTATTACTCTGTCTGCAATACCATATCTATTCTTAGATACAATAATACTTCTAAATCTTCCAGCTAAACTATGAGGTCCGAGAATTTTATACTCTCGGTATGTTGGAATTTTGTCTCTTGCAGGATAATATAGTTGAAGAACCACATCACTATCTTGAACAGGTCCTCCTGAATCCTTTACGTCATTTAAACCTGGTTCATTAAGTTCTGCTTTTCTTCTATCCATAGAAGAAGATTCTCTATTCTGCTGCATTAAAGCCATTCAAGAAAGATAAAACTTACGTTTTAGTGTAACCATAAAAGACGAAGTTAAATCAATTTCAGCTTTTAAGGTTCTTCCTTCTTCTGGTCTAATTAATGACATGTGATCAATAACTCCAATTACTCTTTGCCTAGGATGTTTTGGAACATAAACTTCTTTATTTCCTACATTTTCTATAGAACCTAATTTCTTCATAAGCTCACAAATCTCTTTATATAGAATGCGAGCATTAAGACCCTTATCAAGAATAATTAACCTGGAACCAAGAGTTGCAATCCAGTCTCTTGCCTTCTTTAGATACTGATAATCAGAATCACTGAGAATAGAATCAAAGGAAAGGATATCATTTATAGTAAGATATACTCCAAATTCTTCTGCACAATACAAAGCCATAAGCTTCGCTAGTAGCACTTCAGAACCAATCTCCAAACTAAAATAAACAAGATATATAGGTTCTTTAGGATAATCCTTAAAAAGCCGATATATGAAATACAGAACTAAAGCAGTTTTACCTGCAGAAGATGCTCCAGATATACAATAGTATCTCGAGGGTTGTATTCCACCTATAATCTTGTCTAATTTAGGTAATCCTACAGACAAACCTTTATTTTCCCCTTTTCTGCCTTGCTCAATTAAATGCCAAAGTAAATTTAGATCCTCCATTAAAAATCCTGATAAACATCAAAAGAAGTACCAACATCAGGACTAAATCCTTCAGCCTTCATCTGTGCAAATTCATTCCATTTATGAGAAGCAACGAACTCAAGAATAGAAACTTTACAAAGCTTGTTTTCACGAGCCCATCGTAAAATTTCCATCACCTCTTTATGCTTTTCTGGATTATGTCCTATTTGAGAAGAATAATAAAAGTAAAATTCCTCTAAAGTATAAAATTTCTTAGCAATATTTCTAAGACTGGCCATCTTTCCATTAATTTGGATAAATGGTTCATAGTTATCAAATAGCTCTTTTCCAAGAACTCCTGATTGTTTATAATACTTCTTTAGAAAATTTTTATTAAATTCAATATCATTAGGAACATAAGATTCTGGATTATAATTCTTCTTGATTATGGATTTTTCTTTTAGGTTCTCAAACATGGTTTTCAGTTTCTGTTTTCCCTCACAATCTGTCCACCACTTTAAGAAAAGCTCAGAATGGCCTTCTTCATCCCGAGCATAGAGAGTTAATCATATTAGTAACAGTTCGTCTGCACTAATATGATATTCTGCCATTATGTTAAGTATTGTATTTAACTCCATTTATATAGTTTTGGAAGTTAAATTCAAATCTAAGTACCTACAGTTATTACGATACTTAGTACTGTTTAAAATCTATAGTTAGTAATTACATCATCTCGTTTTCTTGTGATTACTTCTTCTCCTTTTAAAACTAAGTCAAGTTGATCTTCAGTGATAGTAATATATGAAATGCCTTGATGGGCCTTATTAAACCAGGATTCTTCATTAGTGCCTTTAACAACCAAAGTAAAAACTTCAGTTATCTTATTATTAACATAACGCAATCCCCTTCCCAAAATCTGCCTTGCATCAATTCCAGAACTAGTTCCACTAATTCTAATCTCACAATTTATATCAGGGCAATCCAATCCTGCATTAGCTGCTTTAGATGTATTAAGAACCCCTGAAGATTGAGACTTAAACAATGCAATAGTTTCTGAGTTTTCTTGTTTTTTCTTTTTGCTATGAAGAGTATATCCAACTTTTAAAGATTCCGCATCTTTAATAGTGGCTGAAAAAGTAATAATTTTTTTATCTTTTCTTGCTTCTATAATTTTTTTCGCTATTTCAAACTTTTTAGGGTGGGACATAACAAATTTTTTGCGCTTCTGCATTAATTGCATCCACGCCATAGCAGCATTTAAAACCTGCTTTCTATCATATCCCATCTTATAAGCGTAATTATTACGGAACTTTCGATCAGTTGCACATTTCATTGCAGAACTGAAATCAAAATTAAAGAATGCAAAAACTGAATTAAACTTTTGGTTCATTACATAATAAGTATCCATGTCATCAACCTCCACAAGAACTTTGTAATACCTAAATGGCGATAATCATCCATTTTTTATTGCTTCTTCAGTTGTAATGACATCAATTACTCTAGTATATAAAGATAGTAATTCCTCTCTTCCATCAAGTCTTTCTAAAGTAGCTGTAAGCCCCAGAAAGAAATCATACTTAACTTGATCAAATATTTTTATTGACTGCTCCGATACCGCAGTATGAAGCTCATCAATTATTAGAAAATCAACTTCTCAAGATTTTTTTAAAATAGAATTAATAACCTCAACAGTAACATTTCCAAAGAATTTAGTTTTAGCTACGTCTCTTAGTCATTGTTCCTTGAGAATTGTTGTAGGTACAGAAATTAGAATTTTAGCATCTGGTCTAATTTTTAGTAATTTCACACAAGCCATTAAAGCTCCAAATGATTTACCAACACCAGTACTTCAAACCCAAATCCCATTTCCTTTATTATTAATTCATTTTTGAACGCCTAATCGTTGACGTTGAGTTTTGTCCATTAGCCACGTCAATAGTAACCGCACTCATCACATCTATAAGTCTTACAGTTGGAACACTTATCTGCAAGATTTTCATAGAAAGCTTCATCAGAATCTTGGTAAGCATAAACATGCCTAGATTCTCCAGGAGGCCAATCAAAATCTGAATACCTTGCATATGATCCAGAAAGATCAGCTGTATGTTCATAAACTTTATCATTAAGCCTAATAATCTCTAAGATAAAATTTAAACAATTATTTAACTCCGTTAAATTTCCATATTCTTTGTGTGTATGAGCACAATAATATCCGCACGAAATATTAACTGCAGACAGATTAATGTTTTCTTTTAAAGTTCCAACATCTGTCATTGTACCTCGTGCCTCTTTGTACTTATATTTTTCTAAAAGACTATCTATATCTTCTAGAAACTCATCTGAAGTAATGTCTATGCCATTAGTATGTGTAATCAAATCTTGACCTCCCATTCTATCAGCTTGTAACAGGAATCTGCAATTATCAAAGAAATCAATATTTAAACCTGCAATTTCTGCTCCTATACAACCCATTTCTTCTTGAGTTGTGAAACAAACTTTTAGGTCTGGAAGGCAATATAAACAATGTAGACAAATATAGATGCCAAAACAGTCATCTAACCCAAGTCCACATTGTTTTCCTGTCTTCTTATAATAGCCATAAATTTTATTTCCTTTAATTTTTGCACATTTTACACCTGTATAATGTAGAATTTCATCCATATGTGCTACTAGACAAGGATATACCGCTGGATTAGTAGTATTTTTTGTAATAAAAAGATTATTTTCATCATCCATTTCAAATTGTATACCTTCTATTGTATAACAGAAGTTAAGTATATAAGTTATCATGGACTGTTCCTGTCTAGAAGGATGTACTATTTCGCATAGAGCTTTTAATAGTGTTGTATTTACTTGTTCCAAAATTACTAAAATTAATTTTCAGAACCTAATCTAAATTCCAGTTTTTATATTCTGCTACTCGTTCAATATCCTTCTTAATTTTCATCCATTTATTGATATGATAATCAAGATCATTGTCCAAAAGCAGTAAAACTTTGTCTCTAAGAGTTTTAAGAGCAATTGTAGACAAGGAAGATATTTTAGGGAGATCAGAAAGTTGAATTAAAGCTCTAAACTCAGCAAATGAAAGTCCTGTAGGACTTACACGCAGTCTAATATCAGGATTAAGACAAAGTCTTTCCTTGATAACTTCCATTCGATTTCTAATTTTACCCCCTGTTTCTAATTCTGTGAGCTCTTGTTTTTCTTCGTCTGTGAGTCAGATTCCCTGCGCAATAATAAACTTGTCTGTAATCATCTTTTTGTTAAGTACATCAAGCTTATCAAAACATACATCCATTAACTTCCCTACAGTAACTTTCTCATAGATAGGAGGAAGTCCAGTAAATAAAACTGAAATACTGTCTTCCACATCTACATTATTTGCTTTTCTTTGGACATTGATAAAGTCAAGTAGATCTTTATTGGTTTTAATATCTGTCTCACAATCATGCATTAAATATCTTGCAAACAATTCAGCATTACAAGAATCTCAACATTTTTGGATGTTTTCACGAATTACTAATTTACCAGGTTTGTAAATGTCCCTGTTAGTTAGCATTTGTTCGCAATGACGATGATATCGCTTTAGTTCATTCTGGGAAATATCCATTAAACGAATGTTTACACCAGTTTTGTCTTTTCATACCAAGCTATTAATATCATTGTCTTTAGCCGTTATAGCTTCCTTTAACTTAGCTCCAAATTCTGTATCCATATTTAATCAAACTTAAATTCTTTCATATTATTTATCTCTTTGTGTTTAATGAAGTTTATAAAATAATTAGCATTAAATTTATAAACTGCAAAATCTTGTATTTCTCTATTATATCACTGAGTTTCTCCAGCTTTTACACTTTCAAATTGCAGATATCCAGTATCTCCAATTTTGAGAGTATCTTTATAGTCTCAATTTGGAAGCATTACAACAGTGACATATTTTAAATCATCGCAAGGATCCCTATTAAGGTCCTCAAACACCAATTTAGAATATTGTCCAGTCTGAACTGCAACTAAACAACATTTAATTGTAATCATTATAACAATATCTAGAAAGGTAATTAATACCAAGTAAATGAAACCTCGTATTATCTACAGTAGTATCCATAGTACTATGGTAATGCCCATAATACCAATCTTCTACTGGTCCTTTTTTAGACATTTCTTCGTAGCAAGTTTGAAGATAATTTCTCTCCCAAAGTAATTCTTCCAGTAATGAATCATCTCCATCACAGAATTCCATTACTAACTTTCCTATTCCATAAGGGTATGCACAGGTAGGAGCACAATGGGATGCGATAATTTGACAATATGGAATTGAATCAAAATTATCCAACTCAACAATCTTTTCATCTTCCCAATATCCCCATTTGTTATTTTTTCTATAGATTCTATCTATAGAAGTTCCACCTCCAATACACAAGATATTTTTATCTTTATATTGAATTACAGAATAATCTTCAACCGCTTTGAATCTCTTGTTATAAAGGTTTTTAAACTGTTGAGGATCATCATGATTCCCTCTTATGGCGATAATATAATTATTAGTTTTTTCGCAGAGCTTATTTAAGAAAGAGATCTTCATACTTTCAAGATCAGGAGAAAATCCTAATCCTACATCTCCACATAAAACAATACAGGAGTTAAATATCTTTTGTGGGAATCCAACTCCTGTATTTATAAAATACTTTAAATAATCTAAATTACCATGAATATCACCACAGAAATATAGATCATTAATGTCTTCGGGTAACTTAATCAACATCTCCTTTATAAGCATTCATAATGGATTTCTCCTTACGAAGCCAAGAACCTTCCTCCATAGCAATATCTAGAGCAGTACGTGAGATTGATTCTTCTTCAACTTGTTCTTGAACAAGTCGTCCAGTTTCATCGTTATCTCCATTTAGCCAATTAAAAGTGGCCCAGTCCCCCTCTTCAAGAGCTGCATCCACAATTTCATAAATAAGTTGAGTTGTTTGAATCTCCTTATCTACAGTTAACTTAAATGGCGTTACATTATCTTCAAAAGTTTCACTAATGGCAGGAATATCAGGGTAAATATATGCTGCATCATTCTCATTCATATATGTACGAATCCATGAATGATGATGATATTCCTCATCTGCACGTTCTTTATAATACTGTTCCAGAACAGCTAATCCTTGCACTCCATAAAAGTTAGAAAAACTCATATAGAGGTTATGATTATACAGCTCGTGTTTTAATTGCCGCAGTAAAAGTTTTTGAATATTCTCAGATAAAGTACACTTCCTTCTCTTAATATCTAATTTCTCTGTTGATTCCTGTGCCTCAGTTTTTAATTTCATCGTTTTTGCGTTCCTTTGTCATGAAACAGCGTAATTTCTTATTATACACTGTCATCTCTTCAATTTCCTCATCGGTCTCATAGTCTTTAGCATATACTAAACAACAACCATTGGGAGTAATCTGCACTATCCTGATTTCATATTTCATTACCAGATATGTAATTTATAGAGATTTTCATGAAAATTTAAATTGAATTGCAATTCAAAGCATCCAAATAAATATGCATCAATCTCAAATTCATGGTCATTGATTTCAAACCTAAGATTGAAATCGTCATCAGTAGTATAATATCTTGTAATATCAGACTCGTTAAAGAAGATTAAATTAATATCTTCTGTTATCATTGGAATCTCTTCCAACTCTATTGTAACTTCATCCACATATCCAGATTTTACAGAGTAGTTATTGAGATATTTCTCAATTTTTGGATCCAACGATATGTCACTGTCATATTCATGATTAACACATGGATACCAGTGGTTTCCGACTTTTTTAATCTTAAAATGAACCATTATCTTCTGGTAGATCTAAACAATCACTTGCATGAGTTGCAAATAAATCCGCTAACTCATTAAATTTGTTATTATTATGGCCTTTTACTCACACAAAAGTAACCGTATGAAACTTCAATAATTCATAAATTGGATATCACAAATCAAGATTCTTTTTGGATTGATCATTGTCTTCAACCCACTTGGTAAGATGCTTGTTGTTAATACTCGATACTACATATTGAGAATCCGAATATATGGTTATTTGTTCAGGGTTTGTAAAATATCTAAGACATTCTAAGACCCCTAGAAGTTCCATACGGTTGTTAGTAGTGTTTCTATAACCTCTGTAAAGTTTTTTTATAACTTCACCATTTTGAGTTATTATTGCAGAGTATCCTCCGCAGTCAATTGATGGTTTGTAACTACCATCAGTTCAGCATTCAAACATTCAAATACTTTGTTAATTAAGAATCCCTGCAAATAACATAGAAACTCTTCATCTAACTCAACTCCTCTGAAAGTACAGATTTTATGAGCAGCATGAAGACATTCATGTATAACGTTATATGCAGAATCTTTTATATCTGTATCATCGTATAATGCAATATACAAAAACTCATCAGCATCTGATTCAGTAGAATAAAAGGTTTCTGCAACTACATTTGGTGCACTATGTCCGAATACTTTGTTATGAACATCCTGAAGGTAACTTTCTACGGATAGTGGACTTCCAATTAAGATTGACACTTTGACATTAAGAATAGGAACAGTAAATTCCCTAGCTTTCTGTATCATCTTTTACCTCTTCGTATTCTGTAAATTCATAGATATAAGTATTCCCCCTAAAGGTGGATTCACTATCTGTTAATGCTTTTCCGAAGCATTCTTTGAATTTATCTACATTTTTAGTAGAAACTTTACCATGAATTATAATTTCGTACTCCATTAGAATTTCTTAGGATGCATTGCCCATATTTCTCCTTCAATAGCCTGAGATACATTCATTCGTACTTCACGAATATTATCTTTAGTAACTTCAGCTACTTTGAAAGGATGTTCAAGGGCTCTTTTGTAAGCTAACTCACGACCAATCTTCTTTACGAAACGATCTTTAGCTGAACATACAGCTACTCCAAAAGATAATTTTGTACGATCCTCATTAAGCAGACTACAAATAGTAATTCGAGGCATAGGCTGAATTGAAGATTTGTAAAAACCAGCAACATCATCAGGAATAAAATCTTGAGTTCCTACAACTAAAACCTTTACAGTGCTCAGCGGAACACTGTAATAAAAACGTGCATTTTTCATATTATATATGTATTAAATTTCCTTCAGTAGTTTGAAGTTTAAAAATTTTTGCATCAGTCAATAGTTCTCCACAAGTAGAATCAAATATATAGAAAGTATCTACATAGGGAACCAATCCTTCATAATTTATTAACTTCGGTCTAAATAATCTATAAACTGGCATTTCTGCTTCAGTGAGAGTTTTTATATTGTATATAGTTCTATCTACTTTATAAAAGTCTATAGGAACCTTACTTGCAACAGCTTTTGCAAACTTTACATAGTAAAAAGGACTAATTGAGTAAATCCTATCCAGAAAGTATAAAGAATCATTGATTTGCCAAAGTATTGCTCTGGCACAAACTTTACCTTTTTCATCAAGTGCTACAGCAATCTTTGCATCAGCTTTTTCATAAAACTCAAAAAAATCTTGACACTCAGCATGTCGCATACAAGAATTATGCAATGTAGATTTTATACATCTTAGTTCTTCTGCATAATTATCTTCTAAATATGCTATACGTATTTTTTCAGGTTCCCAAATTTCTACACTAAGAGTTTCTCCATATCCAGAAACAAAATTAGATATCCTTTCGATATCACATCTATCTAGATAAGGGGCCCAATTGAACTTATTGAGTAATCGTCCTATAGTAGTTGTTTTCCTATTACTATCTGCATATGCACGTACAGACTCAAAATCCTTTTTAAGAGTTTTCTCTATAGGAAGATAAGAAACTTTGCCTGTATTATAGTCAATATCTAGATAATTGACCTTTTTAGAAGGATTTAGTTCTAGAATGGCAGATAATCCAGCTGGGAATGCTTTCATAATAGATGCAAACTTATCAGACATTCTAATAATGTTCTTTCCTAAGTCATACTCCTTATATTCAACAACCCCCTTATACTTAGTCACCATTTTTAATGCCCACATGGACATATTTGAAATAATATGTACACCTTCTGGGCATCCATTTTTTACGTCTACTTGTTCTACATCTATAACTCTTACTGGAATTAACTGATCTGCATAGTATAACTGCCTAATATAATCGGAAACATAGTCTAAATAATCATATCCTTTATACTTAAAGTAGTATACTGGAAATGATTCAAATACTTTTGATTTCTTCTTGAAGCTATTTTCTATCTTTGCACTTTTTTCTGCCCAAAGATCATGAATTTCTCTCCATGAATGTGATTTTGGGGTAGGAGTTTCTGCCCAATGTAAAGAGTAATTAAATATTTCTGGAGATAACCTAGATAAAATAAAGGGTTTACAGCTTAACTCGTAAGGAAAACCTTTTATCTGCAACCCTTTATTAAATTGTTCCACTAGATCATACTTATTGCAAAATGCAACAAACTCATCATAAAAAAAATCTAATGCAGTCATTTTTTATTTCTCTTATATATCTTTTTTGATTCTTTAATCTTAGTTTTAGGAAGAGGTTTTCCATACAATTGGATCTCCTCTTCCCTTGATTTCTTCCTTACAGCCTTTATGTAATCTAAGATACGTTTATTTTCTAGAGAATTTAGCTTTCCACTCTTCTCCCCATCTTTTACCTTTTTCATAACGTAAATCGATTGTATAATCGCTATAATTGTAGTCGCTAACTATTGTTTTAGGATTTGGAATATTACAATCAAAATCCTCATCTTGTAATCTTAAAAAATTACTCTTTAAATAATTTTTTATTCTCCTTTTAACGATTCTGTGATAAATGCCTTTAAGACCTTTATCTTTAAAAATTGGAAGTTTGCGACTTTTTGACATAACTAAAGTTTGCGATTTAAATAACTACTAAAATCCGCTTTTACAGGACAATATTCTTCATTCGCAAATAATGACGAAGTAAGAATCATGTCTGCTGTAGTTCTATTTGTTGCAAATGCAATATTATATAAGGATGCCAATCGAGTTAATGCAGAAATATCTGTTTGATGTCCTTGTGTAATAAGATTATCACAGAAGAAGATTAATACATCAATTTGACCTTGTGCAATCATTGCACCAATCATTTGATCTCCTCCAAGAGGTCCAGAAAGAACAGAGGTTACATTTAAATATTTATTTACAAAATATTCATTTCCTTTCCAGTCTGTTTCTGCAACTTGTTTAACCATGATATTACCAAGTAATCTGCCTGTAGTGCCAGTAGCAGTAATATGATGGTTATATAATAAGTGTTTATTAAATTTAACCCAATCAATTAATTCTTGTTTTCGTGTATCATGTGCAACGAGTGCTATATTTAGTTTTTTCATACGTTTTTAGCTACATTTTCTCTTAGTACTCTTACCATTAAGGCAGTCATACTTTCTCTATAACTTACTCCTCCTTTAAGAAATTTAAACATATCATCAGATGATATATAAAGCTGTTTCAGCATATTCCAATAGATAAGATTACATTTTCGAAGTGAAAATTGCATCTTGTAATTCAAACATTTTAAGATATTTGGCTCTGTTACTGAATTATTACAAGGATGAGAAATAACACCCAATTTATTATTGGGAATAAGTTTTTTAAACTCAGTAAATGTCTTCATAAAAATAATTTAAGGGTGCATAACCGAATTCGAATCGGTGACCTCCAGAGCCACAATCTGGCGCTCTAAACCAACTGAGCTATACGCACCATATAGGAAGATTACTCTTCCTTATATACCTTATTTTCTTTTAAAAATCGACCAATATACATTCCTACACTTAAAGGAGCATAAATGCCAGCAAATAATAAAAGAACATAATCTGAAAACTTCCAAGGTTTTCCATCATCAGATCCAAAAATAATACCTACACAAATCAAGTAATACACTAAAGAGAAAATCATAGTCTATTCTTTAGGAATTAAAAAACTAGACGTAACCTTGGTCAAAAAATCACTATCGACTTTAACAATAGCATCTAATCTATCTTTACGTCTATATACTCTAAACATATCATCCCTATTAGTAGTAAAATTGGAAAAATCAATTCTACCCTTTAGAGACCGTATTAAAGAAATTCTTGGACAGATACACCAAGTAGTTTTCAACTCAAAGGCTATATAATCAGCTTGCCCGAATAGCCAGCCTTTGTCTCCATGAACGTTTCTGAGTTCTATCCAATGAATATCATAGTTAGGAAGTAAATCAGAGCGGTTAATTTTCTTTGCAGCTTTAACATCGAAACTATTTGCTCCTACCCAGATATCAATATGACGATAAATGTCATCTTCCTTGCTAGCTTCTTCTATTATAGAGGACGAAAGACTTTTAGCTTTGCAAAGAGCTAAGGCAAATTCTAATTCTTTCTCTTTACCTTTTTCCAAAAAACTATTCTGAATCATGCTTACAATGGGCTTCCACCTCTTCTAAAGAACTAAATACTTTATCCTCCCTAATAGATTCCTGTTTTCCATCGATACGATAATAAATACTTGTATAATCAGGATATACATGAATTCTAATAGATGTAATTATGTAAGGAGTTGGATCTGGAACTTCAACATCAATGAAATATCCTCGAGAAAAGTCAAGAGCAGTTTTCTTTAAATATACTTTCTGCCCTATATCATATTTTGTAGGTATTGTTGTAATCATTTAATCTACAATTTGTACAAATCTCTGTCTTTCTGTAGTTACATAAGGATTCTTATCTACTACGTCAACAGTTATAATTTTTTGTTTTTTCGTAAACCATCTTGGAAGGAACCACTTCCTTTGCTTAATTGGTTCTTTTTTCCAGGAAGTAATAATATATTTTTCATTGTTAAACTCACTTGACACTCCTACTTCATTTGGATATTCAAGATGCAGACAAGTTCTAGCCCATTTATCTTGAATACACGTATCAAGTTTAAAACCAGGATCTTTAAATATAGTATCTCTAATAAAAATAGTATCTGACTTAGAAATATGTTCTAACTGATATTGTAAAGATTCTAATTTCTTATCCTTTATTTTGAGTTCTTGGGCTACTTCTCGCATTTTCACAAGAATTGAATCATTCATGTGGGTCATTTGAGCTAACTCAAATCTAAAAACTATATTACTCTCTTTCAAGGCTGAGTTTTCAGCCGAGTATGCTTTTTCATTATTAACGGATATATCTAATGATTTATTTAAATCATTTATCCTTACATTCATGAAGTAAACAGTTATTCCTAAAATAATTGCAACTCCACTTAAAATTTTAGTTATTCAACTTCTCATACGTTATATGTTTATAAATAGCCCATAACATAGGACTAAGTATGATAGCAATAGCTAATAGTAATCCAATCAACCACCACATATTAATTATCGTAAAGTTCAACAATTTTGAATCTTAGTGCTTCACTAAATCGAATTAGTTCCATACGATCTTTTATTCTTTTCCCATACCATTTACCAGCCCCAGGATTATGTAGTTTAATTGCTCTATCAATATCTCTAGTTGGATTATAATGGTCATTCATCATTTCAAACATAGTTAAAGCTTTATCAAGATCCCAAGCATCCTCTAACACAAAATTAGTGTTATATAAGTTATTAACTTCATCAACATAAATTTTAGTAATTTGGAATGGGCCTATTGCATTTTTACTAGATTTTACTTTTGGATTTCTCTCACATTCTACTTCAACAAGTGCCATGATAAAAACTTGCCACTCTGTAAGAGAATCACAATCTTCTGTAATAATTACAGGAGAGTTTACTGGAGGCACTTCTGATTTACATGGGAAATTTAACATCAAACCCAGTAGCATATACATACCCAGAATAGTAATCCCTCCAATAAAAATTTGTTTATAAGTCATATTTTTAAGTTTTATAGCAGAGATGGCAGGATTCGAACCCACACCTGGAGTTTTGGAGACCCCCGTTTACGGTTTTGCTTACCACTACAGTTTTCACTGCCTTTCGTTTGTAGTCTAGAGTACGTCTTCACCATATCTTTCGACTTAGGTGCACGATTATCTACTCGTTCGCGGCTAGAATTTCTTCTATTCCGACGTCGTTACCATCAGCATTATCTGTTAAGGATTCAACGTTATCATCGTGTCCACTATTAGTGTTTCCACTAATAGGCTCCATTTGTTTAAAATTATTTTTGTAATCTTGACAACTGTTTACACCAATAGAACTTCTATACTGAGAAGAGAAATGTACAGGTAAAATATATAAGTCTTTAGTATCTAAGTCAACTCCAATAAAATAATCTATATCTTTTTCAGTATACAGTTTTACTTTATATTCTCCCATATTATGAGATATTTTTCTCACTGGAATTATTCTTCTACCATTACTTTCTATTTGTATAGTTTTAATCTGCAGTTTAATATATTTATTATCTTTTTCTGCAATTAAATCTACTTTCCCATTCTCTAAAACAGGTTTAAATAGGTTATACCCATTTTCAATAAATTTCTGTTCTACTAGTAGGCTACCTAAGTAACCCTTTTCAATTGTTTTTCAATCACTCATAATTTTATTCAGTTAAAGACCGCTGTGCTACCATTACACTACATCCCCATCCTTTCTATTATTTCTTTCGATTTCTATGAATTAGATCTTCTTTACCTTTAATAGGTGCCTTTTCTACAAATAATTCTCCAGAAGGTCCTAAAATAGTAGCATAAACATTAAATCCATTTATAGTAAGATATGTGTAAATTATATCTAGTTCAGAACCAATATAAGATTTTATAAGACGAGATAGTCCATAATCACCTTCTATTGAAAATACTCGGGAACCTTTTGCATGCCAAAGACAGTTCTCTTGACTATTCCAAGTAGGAGGTGCTGTAGAAATACAACTTTTACCACCAGTTATATATAAATAAAGTTCTTCACTCATAGGAAATCTTTCTGTTTTAATTGGCCCATATGCATACGGATTACTAGAGCTTATAGTGATACTATTAGTACCGATTCCAGTTGAGGTAGTAGAAGTAAGATTTCCCCTGCCTACACCTGTTGCTGAATATCCCACAGAACCTATAGGCCCTTTAGGCCCTGGATCATCCCCTTTAATACTTGCCCAATTTTTAGTATCTCCTAGGTCTGCTAGACCAGGAAGATTTATCGTTGAAAAATTTTCAATATTCATTGGTATTAATAATTTTAAACATTGTTAAGTACCCCTGACAGGACTCGAACCTGCACGAGTTTCCTCACTAGATCCTAAGTCTAGCGCGGCTACCAAATTACGCCACAGGGGCATCCTTAATTACTCTAAATTCGAAATATATAATTCAGTAATATTATCAAATAGCTGAGTATCCCAATTTGGTCCGTTTCCTTTTATAGTTATAACTGCAGATTTATTTTTCTCATTGTAACTGAAATCTCTTACATGTTGAAAATTAAAAACCTGTTCTGTTCCATTATCAAAGATAATTCTGATTACTTTAAATTCCATACCCTTCTAATATTAGTTTATTTGCGGAGAGCAGTGGAATCGAACCACATGCCAGAAAGGCACACATTGCTTAGCAGGCAAGCCCTATCACCATCAAGGATTACTCTCCAAACCTTTAGACGTCCTTCAAAAAATTAAATCTAAGGACAATGTAAATTACTCCTGTTATTACTACTGCTTCAGCAAGTAATCCAATAGAAATCATGCTTCCTAAAGCTGCAATAACCCAAATGAGAATTGCTGTTGTTAAGTTAGCTATATTGGTAGATTTATCCTTCCAAATGATTCCAGCACCAATAAAGCCAACTCCAGAAGCTATCTGGGCAGCTACTCTAGAAGGATCTCCACCTATTCTTGTAGAGATATATGTAAATATAAAAGATCCTAACATCAGTAGAACAACGGAACGAATTCCAATTACCTTGTTAGTTTTTTGTCTCTCATATCCAAGAACTGCTCCACAAAAAATTAATACAGCTAAATTAAGAAAGAACATACTAAATATAAACTAACTTGTTACATTTTGGACATGAATAGATGCTTATAACATTTCCACTAGCATCCTTAGTTTCTCCTATATATCGTAAAGGAGATCCACATATATTACAGTAAAGCATTGTTGAAATTATTTAAATATACTGTTAAAAACAACCCAAGCCCATACTTCCTCATAGGCTATGATTTTCTCACACATGCAAAAAGCATATCTGCCATAAGGATGAATAAAAATATGTTCCTGAGTCATGTTATTTCTAAAAGTATAACCTTTCTTTTTAAGATATCTTAAAAGGAATCACCTAGAAAATTTGTTTGTATGTATATAAATATACTGTGTCATAAATTAATTGACTTTAATTTTTCCATTCCATTTTGGCAAACTTTTTCCTTCTTGTACTGCTTTCCGCCAATCATGTTTATAATCAATAACTTTTTGAATATGATCTAGAAGTTCATGTCTCTTATAATTGCTCAATAATGTAATAATATTTTCCCTTCCAACAGGATTAGCAGACTGACTAGCAAACTCAGGAAGTTTTTTATCCTCATCAATACACCGATCCACAATATACTTAGCTATATCATATCCAGATTTCTCTTCCCCTAAATCATGATCTAGACAAATTGCATCAGGCCATTCTTTCTCAAGAAAATCAATCGCTTCTTGGTAAGATTGAGCCCATACAACTTTACAATTTCTACCAATTGGACTAAAATTCATCCAATCATCTTCCATTGGATTACGAGCATCATCTACCCAAAGAAGTGTTTTCATTATAATATTAAAAAATTATATTTATCTTTATTTGGTCTTGGAATGTCCTGAATAACCTCTAGTACTGTTCCAAGAATATTTACTTTATATAAATATCTAGGAGTTTCAAATCCAGGACATTCTTCAGTTAAATGCATACACAAAGCATCAATAACAGAAATGTCTGCCACAAGATATTTAGATGATATATTTTTCTGATTACGTTCTGCTATACTATAGCAAACAGCATTGTATATAACTCTACAAAATAGTTTATGATTAAGTACACTTAAAATAGATAAAGGGCTCCACATACTGGGAATACATGGATTATGTAACTCCTTTATTTTAGATTCAAGTAACTTACGAATCTCTAACATATGAAGGTAATCATCACAAGGTTTTACTATAGTTCCCATATTTAGTTATAATTCTTTAGTCTTTCCACAACTAATACACTTACTATATGTAGTACAAGCTAAATTAGACGTTCCAAGGGAAAGTAAACTTGAAAAAATTCTTGCTACACCAGAAGCCCCATATCCATCTTCTGTATAAATAACATGAATAGTTTCCCTACCACAATTTGGACAGTATGTTTTTATTTGTTTCATACTAAAAGCATAATAATTTTGATAGTTGGTCTACATTTGTCCTATATAAGTCATTAGGCCAAATATCTAATTCTCCATGAATATCTATTCGACATACCTGACCTTTATATACAATATAGTACCCTCTTAGTTTGTTTTCCATGATTTGAATACGAACATCATTAAAAGCTAGTTCATTTTCTATAATTCCAACTAACTTACCTTCAGGATTATATAAAGGAACATGATCTTCTTCAATGTTATTGTTAATTTTAATCTCTTTCATTATAGTTCAATTAATCCATCCTCAATAGTAAGATTCTCTAAATCAACAATAGATTTTAAAGCAGAAATAGTCTCAGGTTTAAATTCTACAGGAAAACCCATAGTGTAGTCTCCTTCAAAAATAACATCTTGAATATAAATTTTTCTTAATACTTCCTCTCCATCAAAACTTTTTAGTTCATAATATCCAGGATGTTGAAAATAAGATTCTAATATTTTAACTGTAAAAATATAATTACGATCCCCAATAAAATATTTACTTTCTGATTCTTTATGAATTTCATAATTTTTAAATCTGAAAATATAAACTTTTTCAGGTTTTACTTTGGAGAACATTAAGTCTCCATTTTTATCTCTGTATATCCATGCCATATTATAATGTTATTAGTACGGAGGGTGGGACTCGAACCCACAATGGCTATTCAGCCGCCAGTTTAGAAGACTGGTCCATTATCCATTCTGGTCACCTCCGCAAACCTTTAATTACTCTATCCTATCTTTTAATATATTAAGATAATAAATAGTAAGCACGATCATTCCTCCGAAGTAGAATATTCCCCAAGGAGCAGACCACATAGTTAATGCAAATCCAAGTCCTAATAATAAACATAAAACAAAGATTCCAAAAACTATTACTGTGTATAAATCAAGATTATTCATTTTATTTGTAATAAGCATTTCTTTCAGAGGGAGACATATACTCCCATTTTACATTTTTGAATTCTTCAAGAGTCCTACATCCTGTATAAGACATAGCAGACCTTAATGCAGAATCAAATTGAGAAAGTAAAGATTCAAGAGTATATTCAACAGGAACCCAAATTTCAATTCCTTCTTCGGCCTTTTTAGTGTTTGAAATATCCTTTTGACCACGTTCACTTGCCATTCCGTAGTATAATCGCTCTTTAGGATACACTTCAATGATTCGATCACTTTCTGCTTTAGTTAAAGATGCAAAATATTTAAGTATAGTATCATTATCATCTGGCCACTTTGTTCTAACATACCCACAAGCTTCGTTACATTGAGCAAACATTTTACCCATCATTACATAATCGGCGCCCAAAGCTAAACACTTTATAGCTCGATCTATTGTAGAAATTCCTCCATCTGCGATAATCTTTGGAGCCTTTTTAGGTTTAGGAGACTCTTTAATCATGGATCGACGCTTAACTAATTGTTGCAATAGCCATTCCATAGAAGCATGTACTCCAGTTTTTACTCCTGTAGTACATACACTGCCAGTTCCAATACCTACACGAACATAGTCCACCCCTGCATCATAGCATTCCCAATAAAGATCTGGATGAGCTATATTACCTACCATGATAATAATCGTGCTCCACTTTTCCTTAGCCTTCTTAACCAGGTCATAAATTTTCTTCATGTGGCCATTAGCCATATCAATAAGTACCAGAGGACACTCATCAGAAGGTTCTCCTTCACAAAAGAATGTTTCAAATTCCTTTAAACTAAATGCACACCAAACATGGTTACATGCATTAAGTCTAAACTGTAAATTATCTACACGTCTTGGAATAATTGGAAGCACATCAGCCTTTGTAAAAAGTTGATAATTTGATTCATCAATAACGGATGTCATAGGAGAAACAAAAATAGGATATGTTCCTAAGTCTCCTAAAGGACTACACTCACTACGACTTGTAATATCCGTGGCTTTTGAACTAGGTAAAATACCTATTTCATCTAAACTATACATCATCTTCTTCTATTTCTTTTAAAATCTCACAAATTCAATAATCTGGAACATTAATTAGATAATGACTTCCAAACTCATTCCTTAAGCACATTTCTTCATCTACCTTTGTCTTAGATAGTGTTCTTAATGAGCCATACCGAAACCCTTCATTTTCTGGGGCTTCAATTGATTGTATTCTATATAAAACAGTTTTCATATGTGGGCCCTACAGGACTCAAACCTGTAACCTTCTAATTCGTAGTCAGATGCTCTATTCAATTGAGCTAAGGGCCCTTAAAAGGCGGAGTAAATCCGCCTATGAAGCTATTCTGCTTTCTTATCACAGTCTACTTCAGGAAGTTCCGTGAAATACTCATTATAAATATTCTGAGCAATTTCCAGACAGATTTCAGCGTTGCGCAAGTCATCACGAAGCTTGAACATCTGAGTTACCCACTCATCTGCCTTAAAATCCGTACCTACAACCAGTGATTCGGTCGATTTAATCGACAGATCCTCCAGATTCATAATCTTGGACTTAATCTGACGAATCTCTTTCTCAATGAGATTAACCTGATCCTTAGCTGCTTCGCGGGCATCAGCATTGATGATTTCAGCACGTTTCTTGAGTACCGCAGTTCCAGTAGCACTCAGAATTTCATTAAATTTATTCATAAACTCTTATTACTTTTATATTGTTTGGAAGTTCTTCTTTATCCCAATCCTTATAAGAATTGGTAATTGTTATTGTTTTGTAAAGTTTTGATAACTTTACTAAAGGTTCTTTTTGGATAGCATGCGTAACACGTAAATGCACATCAGTTACTCCCATATCTTGTAATGCTTTATGAATTGCAAAGAAAGTTCCCCCACCATCACATAAATCATCAAAAACTAGAATAGAAGTATTTGGCTTTATTTCAGAAGGTAATTTTACCTCTAACTTATCCCTTGAGATCCTATGCTTTGTAGCAACATACGTTGTAGTACGATATTTTATATTAAAGTCTAAAAGCTCACTGTAACGATGATAAGCGCCTTCATCAGGGAATAAAATACTCTCTGGAATATTAAAACCTGGGTTTAAGGTAAAAAATGTAGGCCAATCATTATCACCTATTCCTTCTACAATTAAACGATTAGAATGAAGATCTAATATTAGAATTTGATCTGCTTGTACAAAGATAAGACATTTTTTAACAAGCTCCAAATCTAATGCTTCGTTAAAAGAAAATAATCTATCAGTTCGTGCTGCAAATAAATAAGCTATTCGTAAAAAGGAAATCTGGATACCTTGACGATGACAAATATCAGCTAATTGCATTAGGATCCAAATATCATTCAAATTGGACAGTCTAGTATATATCGACAAAGACTTTCGTCTATCCATTTCAGACTCAAGTACAAGATGAGATTGAGAATCAGGATAAGTATCAATTCGATACTTTATTTCTGACTTTTCTGGGTATAAAAAGTTAATTATTTGCATACAGAGTCAAAATTCTTTTTGCAGGTTTTGATAGAGTAATTATAAGGGATTCCTAAGTCATGTCCTGCACATATGTCACAACATGTTTCAATCAACCTTACCTTATATTCAGGATTAAAGTGTGATTTAACATGATCAATTCCATACAAGACTAATTCCTTATTGAATTCATAAGTTTGAAATTCCCCTTGAAAAGGATTATTTAAATTTGTTTCATAAGGATTATTAATCTCCTTGAATATAGAACCTCCAACAGGCCCTTTACCATGTCTTGTTAAATAAGATCTATATACAAAATTAAATATTAGTTGATCATCACTTAAAAAGAATGGGAGATTGTCCCACGATGGACAACATGGAAGTGGGGTAGTATATTCATGTGAAAATCCAATATTAGGGTCCAAAAGTACTCCTTGAGAACCCTCAAATATCACAGAAGTCTTTTCTTTCCATGCTAATTTAGATAACGTATCCTCCAATACTATATTGGGATAAAAAATCTTACAATAAGTATGTACTAAAGAATCTAAGTTATCGAAAACATGAGCAAATCTTGAATAAGTTTCCTTAAACTGGAGTCTATCTTCCGCCCATTCTCTAATTAATCGGAGCTTCATTTTTACAACTTGAGGAAAAGCTAAATCTTTTACATATAAAGCTAGTCCTTCTCTTTGTCTCTGAACAGTCTCCCATATCCCTTTTCCTACTGTAAAACCTTTACTCCTTTCAGAATTCAGCATTACGTCAAAAGGAGTTGTTACTTGTACATATGGATCAAAATATTGGATAGGGATATTACATCCTAAGAAATCCAACTCCTCTCGTTCCCGCATCCATTGTAGTGGATCCATAACACATTGCTTCATCCAATAGGTAGGTGCTTCAGCAAATGTTCCAGATCCAAAGCAAGAAAATATATGCATTGTTCCAGATGAAGTAGTTACTGTGTGCCCTGCTTGATGCCCTCCAGAAAATCTAACAACCAGAGGTTTTAAACGCTTTCTTTTAGCGTCGCAACAAAGGGCATGAGTCACTTGACCCTTACCCTCGTCGCCAAACGTACAACCCACTACAATATTATACATTATCGTCGATGTATGTCAAATATATTAGGTTTTGATTCTGTATTTTCTACAGTTTTTTCTGCAGAAACCTCTTCAATTACTGAAGAGCTACCTTTTAGAGTTTTACCCATAGCTTCACAAATGGCTTCTACAACTTCATCAGGTTTACACACAATAAAGTTTTCTCTAAGAATTTCTTTCATTTGTTTAGCTACTACCTCATCATAATGTTCACTTCCATGTCGAACATGGATATGAAACACATGATATTTCTCACAGGCAAGTTCATAAGCCTCCTGCCAGGTATAATCACGCTCATACTCCATTCCAGTGAGGGATGCCAAAGTTCCCCTACTTATTCTTGTCAAAGTAGGTTCATCACCAACTGTAAAAAGGAATCCTTTTTGCTTTCGCTTTTCCCAGCTATCAATTGACGTGTGATTTCCTGCAATAATCCAAGGAAGTAAGTAGGATTCTCCACTATTACCTCCACCACGACCCTCCAAATAGATTTTAGAGAGACATTGATTAATTGCAACAGTTGAAGATTCGAATTGACCTACCTGACACGGGCAGTAATCACATTCATGATCTCCTACTCCCATAAAAAGAATTTGAGGGTGTTTAACTCCAATAGAATCAATAATAGAATCCATTAACTTCGGAAGATAATCCCTGATCATCTTATCAGGAATTGAGCCCATTGAACCAGTTTCATCTAATGCAATGAAAACTGGAAGAGATTCTGGGTGTTCCTCAGAATCTCTAGATTCTCGAATATGCGTCTTACTTTTTGTAAGATCCATTTCTTCGTGTAGAGATCTTTGATGAAAGATTTCTTCTCTGGATTTTTTAGTATAGCTATCAGCAAAAGCTTTATATGTGTTAGAACTCCATGATCCGCTTCCCATATTAATAATGTATTTTAATTACATGATCTTTGTGATACGCAGCTTCATGTAATTTTAAGATTTTTAATTCTTGTTCAGTAAAAGCACATTGTATTCTACCTGTGCAAGTAAGATTTCGCTGCTTTACAATAAGAGTGTCAAGTTCTTTATATGTAAAACCAAAATTTTCTTCATCAGACTTTCCTGTTAATCCATCTGCAGGAGTCTTATGTATAAGATCATATGGGAGTCCCATATAGTCTCCTAAAGAAATAACTTCAGAACATGTTAATTGAGAAATAGGATTAATATCAGATGCCAAATCTCCCCATTTAGTTCCCCAACCAATAAATAATTCTGAAGCATTACTAGTCCCCGCTACTCGATATCCTACAGACTGAGCTATAGTATATAGAATAGTCATACGAATACGAGGAGGAACATTAGTAAGAGCCTTTTCCGTTACTGGAATGTTTTCTTCATTCCCTTCCACTGTAGTTATTTTCGAAACATCAATTTGATGAATAAGTTCATCAAACGCATTTTCTATATTAACAACAGTATAGTTAATATCAAGAAAGTCACATACTGTATAACTATCCTCAATATCAGCTTGCTTACCATTAGGCATTAGCACACCTAATACATTTTCCTTACCTATAGAATCTACCAATAATTTGGCCACTACAGTAGAATCCTTTCCTCCAGAAATACCAAGAACATACCCTTTCACATGGGTACGTTCTTGATAATTCTTAAGAAAGGAAACTATTCCTTCATATACTTCTTTCATTAGAATTTCCCGTTCCAAAGAGTTCTACGAATTTCTGTGAGAGTAGTTTGCTCTCTCATTTTTCCATCTGAAAAGATAGGACGAAGTAAATTGAAAGGCTCATTATGAGCTTCTTTCAGTGTCATACCTTCATCACAATCAAACTCACCAGTTACATGGTTGTAGAAAACAGCACAACATCCTTTGTGGGATTTCTTCATTCCTGAATCCGTTTTAGGATCTTTGTAGACCATGATAGATTTAGTTTTTCCATCAATGGTTTGTTCTACATAGCTGCATTTAATTGCTACATTAAATGTATCGCGAGAGAACATATCTACATTCCCAAACTCATCCATGTAAGAAAGCATGGAAAATCCTCCTGCACCAAGTGCAACATTCTCTGCAGAGAATCCTTTATCATACAAAATCTGATAAATCTGTTTTGCACGTAACTGAGTGATGCCATCACCATATAAAGCTCGAACATGAGGGTCTAAGACTTTATATCCCTTAGAGTTGACAGTGCCTCCAAAAGTCTCCCAAAGAGAAAAAACCGTCTCAGTTACAATTTCTACAGGATCTCCAGAGTCACCACGAACATACAAAGTACCATTTCTACTGAGAATTTCTTCCTTAAGAGATGGGAGAATCTCATCGACAACATTCCAGTAATCATAGGAATCACTTACCATAGAGAATGATCCATTAGGATAGACCTCAGTAAGGAGGCGTCGAATCATAACTTTTTCATCCCCATCAATGGCAGCAGAACTACACATTACGGAGTGCTCAGTAGAAGCCATACCTCCACCTACTACAGACATTGGGGTATGATAATACTTTGAAGCATACATAATGCCAGGAATAGTCGCAGTCTTATTAAAAGAGAGCAAAAATCCACACGAAGCTTTAATAGCACCATGAAGTCCAACTAAACTTCTAAATCCGAACTCAGAAATAGCAGAACGACCAGAAATATCAGAAGTTTTAGAATAAAAATCATTTACGATACTACGATATTTAGTTACAGCAGTTGCAACACACATTGGATACCAAAGCTCAGAGAGCATCAAGGTTTCAATGAAATTAGTACACCATGCAAATTCTGGATTAGTATTAGAAATCTCGATACAGGGGATATTCATTCCTACTTTATATCCCTCAGGAAGTGCCCAAATTTCGATAGGAAGATATCCTAATTCATGAAGGTTTTTAATTTTATCCGAGTTAACACGGTCTGCTCCCATAGTAGAAGAAATCACAAATTCATATTCTGCAATAACTTCTTCTAAGGGACGGTTAAAGAAAGTTTCATTCATGTACTCAATCAGATACTCCTCAATAAATGCTTGAATACCAAAAACTACTACCTTATCAAATTCAGGAATCCTAGTTTTACGAGGTACATAGTAAGAAACTACCTTAGTGATGCTAGGGTCATATTGACGCTGGTGATCCTGCTTATAAAAATCAGTCAGTAGAGCTCCACAAGGTTTAAACATATTAATAACGATTAATTATAGTCATTTGTAAACCCTCCATAACATCTAAAGCTTTGTTATGAAGTTCATTGTTATTGGAACGACAGCAGGAAGCATCTATGATGATATCTGCATCAGGGAATATTTGCTGAAAACTTACAGCACATGAAATAACACAAAGATTAGTTACTACACCAACCAAAGTAATTTCTGTAATGCAATCAGCGATGTCGAATAAATATTCTCCATCATCTATCTTGGCATCATTAAACTCATCCTGGATAAATCCAAACCTATTTAGTTTATCCATTACATAGCAGGAACGAAGATAAGGCTTAAATTCCTTAATAAGCTTATGACCTTCAGTTCCACAAACGCAATGAAGAATTGGAAGATTTCTACCTTCACGAGTCATAGCATAGCTGAATCCCCTAGTATCACTATGCTCATAATGAGTATCCCGAGTAAAAAGGACAGCATCATCTGCTGTTATATACTCTTTAACTAATTTCTCTATAGGAGAAATTATTTCTTCAGCACCAGGAACCGTTAATGCACCTCTGATGAAGTCTTCTTGCATATCAACTACTACAAGTAATCGCATATATCTTTTTTATTTATAATTAAATAGCTATCCTTGCCAAAAGGAATAACACTAGAATTAGCTTGTCCAATTGTATTTATAATTACCTCCTTTTTAGACTCCCAAATAAAAATCTGTAAAAGTCTACTGGTTCTTTTCATAACCCAGGCCTTATATACTTTTTTATTAGTAACTATGAATACATCGTCAAATTGTTCTAAGTCAATTACTTTTTTAGGAAATTCTTTTGAACTATCAGTTGATGGTTCATTAAACCTTCTAAATACTCTTAAGAATCATCTCTTCATCGCTTGAACTTTTTCTTTACTAAAGGTTTTCCTCCCTCTTGGTCTTTAAACTTCTTAGGCCGCTTTGGCATTCTAGGTTTATCCTCCTCGCAATAATCAGGAATTTGATAATCTTTAAGGTACTTACCCATAATTAGATTATTAATAAAAAGGCTCTAGTATTTCTACTAGAGCCTATTAAGTTTACATCTTAATGAGAGACAGAATCTCTTGATTCATAGCCTCATCAAACAGATCCCGTGTAGTCTGCACCTTCCCATTTAAGAAAGATACAATCTGTGCTGAATATCCAGACATATAGTAGACATTCTTGACGTCACCATAAGTTTGGAATGGAACACGATTTTGTACATTATGTCCGTAGTAATCATTTCTCAAATTCCAAAGGCAAATGACAAAATTATCAACATACTCTTTAGAAAATCCTGCAGCTGTCAATGTATCATGAACTCTTTCAACTGAAGTCTTATTCAGACTTGAAGCATCAAACTCACAATCACTGATACAAAGAATTCCTTTAGGAAATTCCTCTTCTGGAACACCTTCAAGTTTCAACTGAGTAAAGAGGTTAATAACACCCTCAAAGTTTGTACTTCCATAGTACCCTGAATGGTCATTAAACCATTTTTCCAGAGGAGTTTCTCCTTTCCACTCATGCATCATAGCTTTCGAGTTGAACTCAATCCATGCATTTTGAAACCTTCCTCTCAAGAAGTAAGAGAAATACAGAGCAATTGCCTTACCTACATTGTAACAAGACATGGAAGTTCCAGTTGCTTCTGCACCCATTGAACCAGAAGTATCACGTACTACAATTAGATCTGTAGTATTGCCCTCTTCCTTACACTTATTAACAAGAGTCATAAACTGCTTATTAATAGTATCTTTGATATGCTGCTCTATATTATAAGGAGCAGTGTTACAAATAGGTTTAAAGAGCTCATGTACAAAACCTGTGTACTTCACCTTCTTTGTCTCTGGAGCTCCTATCCATTCCTGATACTTCTCTTTGAGATTATGATTCTCTAAGAACTTGGAGTGTACAAGAAGGTTTAAGGCACGACCATGAATCTTATCAAAGTCAATCTCTGTATATCGTTGCTTTGAAATAAGCTGTTGCCAGCTATGTGCTGTCCCTGCGGCTTTCATCTTTGCATAAGAACGATATACCTGATACTTTTCAGCATCTGTCTTTGCTCCTGACGCACCGTAAAGTTCTGAACACAGCCATTTTGCAATCATACAATTTGCTTGTGCCTCTACTGTAGTACACTTGGAATGTGCCTTGATCTGAGGAAGATACTTACGAAGAAGATTCGTTTGGGAATCAGAACTAAGGCCAGCAGTAATCAGATCTGCAAAACGGCGCCAATCCAGAACTCGGTGTTCCCAGCCGTTATAAACTAAGTCATAACGAAGCATAACGAAGAGATCTTTCCAAGAACCCACTAAGGGAATCAACCAAGCATTCTTCCAGAACACTTCTTTATCTTTGATATGCAGCCAGATGAGACGCATAATACCTTCATGACGAAGTTCAGAACCCTTCTGTGCTTCTTTGGTACCATACTCTTTATCATTAATCTTACGACAAATCATTCGCAAGAAAAAGATAAATTTAACAGTATCTTCTTTATTTTCTGCCCAGAGAATTTCACAATCTTTTGCAATTTCTGCAAATGGGCGAATCTCTCTGTACTTAGATGTACTACCAAACTGGTCAACGAAGGGATCCCCTGTACTGGAATAGGCTTTACCACCGTTACCTGTAGTGGTTTCTGCTGCAGTTTTTAATCCTGCCTGAATAAAGGCTGATTTAGATGCCGATTTACTGCTATCAACAGCAAATAATGTTTTCTTTTTTGCTTCAAACATCTTATTAAGTTTTAAAAATAAAGCGGATATTGAGCGATGTCAATATCCGCAAATTGTTTATAAAGATCCTCTGTAAAAGGTAAGAGTCTTACCAAGTAGATTTTCTCCCCAATTTGATTGGTTTTGAAGTGCATGATCTTGATCATAGCCTATACCCCAGACTCTATCAAAGGGGGATGCTTCAACAAAGAATTTCCCATTTAATGCTGGGTCTTTAAGTTTATCCATTAAATCTTTATTTTGGCTAAATTTACCTTCCAAGGCAAGATACATTTTCTGAATCTTAACCTCATTCCAGGATTTTTCATCAAAGTTTCTAACCTCCCTACCAAGGGTTTTAGCTTCCTTTGGAGTCTCTGCTAATAGAATCCTCTCTGCTGTTTCTATATCACCAAAATGCAAAGCTTTAAGATACATAAAAAGCTGTTCAGATGATTTAAAAACTTTAGAGCCAAATACTATTCTACAAGGATGAAAGTTACTTAACCAACCTCCCCAGAAGAATATAAAATTATCTACAATTTTCATGTCAATATAAATTAGTCCCGCCGTGAGGATTCGAACCTCATGAGTTTCTGATGTACAGCATTTACAGTGCTGCGCCACTCCACCATCGTAGCCGCGTCGGGATAAAAGAGCTGCATATTAACTATACAGCTCATAAAGAAGTTAATTACTTAACTTCAGGAAATTTAGCATCCTCAGTTTTCTCTTCCAATGCCTTTGATACTCCAGGAATTTTCATTTCTTTCATAACATTCAGCATGGGGGATACTTGAGACAGAAGGCTTTGCATCACATTTGTGAGGCCTCCACCCTTCGTAGTGTCCATGATGGTCACATTACCGAAGTTCATGTGCTTGTAAGCCTCAACCTGTTGCTTAGCAATGTTTTCGTAGGTTCCTTCTTGAACCATCTTGAACTGAATTGCAATCGCAGGATCAGTTTTGGCAGCTTCGATCATCTCACGGAAACCATCTGCCTGAGCCTTAAGAGAAGCTTTCTCTGCTTCTGCCTGAGCCAAACCTTTCTGACGAACAACCTCTGCTTCAGCAAGACCTTTAGCAGTAATGGCTTTAGCCTCACCTTCACCCTTGAGAGCTTCAGCTTGCGCTTTACCATCAGCTTCGATTTTAGTCTTATTAGCATTAGTTTCTGCGATTTTCTCCTGTTCCAGCTGATAAGCTTCAGCACGCAGCAGACTCTCTTTCTTAGAAATTTCTGCAGGTACAATCTTATCAGCATGTAAGGCTGCTTCTTGACGCTGAGCACGAGCTTCTTCTGCAGTCTTCTGAGCGAGTTCTTGCTCTTGCAGCACTTTTGCTTCAGCCTTAACAACTTCTACTTGAGCAAGCTCTTTCTCCTTAGCGACTTCAGCTTCTGCTTTTACACGAGCTGTGTTTGCAGCCTTTTCAGCATCTGCTCGCACAACTTCCAACTCAGCATTCTTGTTTGTTACAGTCTTCTCAGCTTCGATTTTACCAATCTCACCTTCTGCTTTAGCAGTTGCCACATTGATATCACGAGTACGCTGAGTTTCTGCAACCTTGGAATCTCGCTCGGCATTTGCCACTGCGACCGCAACTGCTTCCTCACGTTGGGTTACAGCAACTTCAGAGTTCTTAATTTTGTTCTGCTCTGCAGTTTGAGTTGCACCGTCCTTTTCAGCCTTAGCGATTTCAACATTTGCCTTATTAAGAGCAATTGCTTTGTCCTTCTGACCTAATGCGATGATATAACCTGCCTCATCCCTGATATCAGTGATATTGACGTTGATAAGATGCAGGCCAATCTTACGAAGCTCTCCACCAACAACATTCTTCACTTCTTCCAGGAACTTGTCTCGTTCAGAGTTCAGCTCTTCAATGGTCATATTAGACACAATTAGACGCATCTGACCATATACAATATCCTTAACGAGATCTTCAATCTGGTCAGTAGTCAATCCAAGCAATCGCTCTGCAGCCATTTGCATTACTTCAGGTTCTGTAGAAATACCTACAGTCACAGTAGTTGGAACATCTACTCGGATATTCTGTGAAGACAGAGCTTTCTGAAGATTACACTCAAACTGCAAAGGTTTAAGTGACATGAAACTGTAACCCTGTACGATAGGTACCACGAAAGCTGCTCCTCCATGAATGCACTTAGCAGATTTTTCGCCCCCTGTCTTACCAAAGATTACAAGAATCTTGTCAGAAGGACATTTTCTGTACCGTGAGAGAATTCCCACTACTGAGAGCAACACTAACAGTAGTGCTGCACCGAGAATGATAAATAGAGTCATCTTTTAATTATTTAATTGTTACTTGATGTCGTGTACCTTCCACTATAACTGATTCTCCAGGTTGATAGTTAACATTCTTTGTGGATGTTGCATCCACATATACTAATCTTCCTTCCAGCTTTACTACTACCTCTCCTTTATTTAACTCGGAGTCCCAATAATAAACCTGTGCGGGAGTATCCTTAATTTCATCTTGATAGATGATTTCTTGACGAAGATGCTTATATATGTATCTGTAAAGATAGAACAGAATCATAGTAAATAACAATCCTACCAAAACAGCTACGAAAGTAGATAGTACTGAAACTCCTCCCATTGTAGTCAATGTTAGAGAAAATCCAAATACAAAGTGAACAATACCCTTAAAAGATAACATGTCACTCGAATCTATGTCTGTATCCATATCAACATCAATCTCTCCTCCAATAAAGGATAAGACTGTCTGTCCAATTAAGATACAAGCAGAGATTACTAATAAAATTAAATACCAAGTCATATTTTGTAATAATTAATTTCAAAGAAAGGCTGCACTATCATCCAAAAAAATACATTAAGAAGCTAATTGCTGTATGTAGCCTATTAGTGGGACTGGAACGAGTCGAACGTTCACCTTTGGATTTTCAGTCCAACGAGCGCACCACGCACACCGCAGTCCCAATAAAAAATTCCAGTATTTCTACTGGAATTAAGTTCATAGCAGGGCTCTTCAGCCCCGAAGACTTTTTTCTTTAACGTCTGATTTATAAGCCCTTAACAGATTACAGTACTCTTTCTATATAGAACTCTAGTTTATAGAAGATTGTGGAGAAGATGAGAATCGAACTCACCACACAGACATTGCAAGTGTCTATCGCCAGCCTTGGTACATGCTCCCCCATCTATAAAATTTAATGTCTTCTGTAACTCCTTTTACTATTGGGATTTAGACTTCCAAAAGTTGAAGTTAAAGAATGGCAATTAGGGCACAACAATTGAAGATTATTTTCTTTATTATTTAAACAGTCTCCATCTATATGATGAATTTGTAAAGGGATCTTACCAGTTACAGGATTTATTTGAGATCATCCACATATTTGACATTTTGAATGGTATTTTTCAAATAAATAACGTCTAACATGTGATGAAATATCAGCTTTCCCAGTAATTCCGTTTACTTTGCCACTTTTTCACAAAGAAATATATTTTTTGTATTGGAAATCTCATTGACAGTGTTTTGAACAAAATTTAGCAGCGGTATAATCGAGCACTTTGTCACAATTTATACATTTCCTGATTCTTACACTCTTAAGAGTCTTTAGAGCTTTCCTAGGAGTTAAAGTAACACCAATACGTTTAGCTGCTTTCTTAATAGCATTCCCAGTAACTCCATACTTACGACCTATTTCTTCATAACTGAGATTCTCCTCATTAATTCATTTATTTAATAAATTATAATCATATTTTGATTGTTTCATAATTATAGTATTTTAGAGCCTCCTGTCGGACTCGAACCGACGCGTTCAAATGAAGACGGATTACAAAACCGTTGCAGTCGCCGCTGTGCCAAGGAGGCTTATAAACACTATCGTAGTTTGCACGTCTGATTTTTTATTGCCACAGAAACTCCATACAAATGATCAATTTATATGTTAAGAGTTATTACGCCGCTAAAATTGCTGAATGAAACTAACTTGTTTCTTTATTGTCTATCAGCATCGACTTTACCCTAACATTTAGGGAGTGCTCATTACCTTGTACTTCGGTAGTTTGTTCGAATAGGCTTTGAGCTAGCCTATAAACTATTTATTTTTAGAGTATCGATATCGTCTAGTACTATTTTTATTCCTTGATCCAAAATGTTCAGTCATTGCATGATGATTTGGACACAAAACCTGGAGATTTTCTTCTTTATTGTTAGTTGCATCTCCATCAATATGATGTACCTGAAGAATGGATAAATTAGTATAAGAATTAATGAAATTACATCCACATCCTGGAATTTCACAGGTATAATTAGCCTTCTCTAATAAATATCGTCGAATATGTGCAGATAATCCATCTTCACCTGCCATTCCTAATTCTTTACCTTCTTTTCAGCGTTTGATAAATTCCTTGTAGGCATATTCAGCTTGGCATTTGTGATTACAATATTGATTTCTTGCAGGTACTACATTTCCACAATTTACACAGATAGAAGTAGCACCACGAACATACTTACCACTTGACTTAGCGCCTCTTTTTAAATTTATATATGTAGCACTGCATGAATGGGAACAAAAGTCATTGGCTCTCTTACTTCATGAAATTGCACTTCCGCATTGTTTACATAGTTTAGGATTCTTTTCATAACTATCTTTTGTAAGTATGTTAGTAACAGGAATCTCCACTTTATTTTTAACTGCCCATTCTTTTAATTTATTTCTATTAGAAATATTATCATGAATTTCTAACTTTTTACAAATTTCAAACAAACTTTTACTGTTATTTCACACAGTTCTGATTATATCATCTGAAAGTTCTTTAAAACGTTTCATTAATTTAGTTTATTAATAATTATTAGTTACAATTGAGAGGTATAAGAGATTCAAACTCTCCCCTTGTGATTGGAAGTCACATATGCTATCACTAACACCAATACCTCATAAAAGGTCTCTATAAAGCTCCGTAGATTAAAAGTCTATTGCTAAATAAAGGTTGCTGTAAGAGACCTTGTAAAAACACAACTATGAAATTTTCGCTTTGAATCATTTCTGATCTCTGGACTAATACTGATAGATTAGAGTGCCTTCATATCAGAGCCTGCAATGTCCATACCGCACTCTCGGCTTTACATTTCACTACAAATCCTAGTTGTGTTACTTCTGCTCTACTATCCAAGCATTCAATCCTCTGGAAGAAGGCCTTTCATTATCAAGTAAATTCTTCAGATCTATCTTACCAATATCTGAGAATTTAATATTGTAGTAGCATCCAGTAACAGGCATGATACTTGCTGTAATACTTGGATCAACATGAGCAACAATACAAGTTGTATCATGTGCAAATGCAAAGCCTATTTCCCATGCAGTACCACTATCAGAGTAATGACCATGATAAATTGCAAGTATACAATCTGCATTTCTGATTTGCTCTACATCATATTCAAATACTTTACGTGCCCACTCTTCATTAGTTAACTTTTCACCATTTTCAATGAAGTGTTCCATAGGAACTATAACTTCATATCCTTGATTACGCAGAATGAGTGCTGCAGTTTCTACAAGATGCCGTTCTTTTTCATTGAAAAACGGACCTGCAAGATAAATCTTTATCATTTTTCATTAAAGTTTAAGCGTACAGAGCAGGAATCGAACCTACGGTGAGATAAATCTGCAAGATTAACAGTCTTGTGCCATCGACCACTCGGCCATCTGTACATATTGGGCTAGGTTACTCTAATTTACATCCTACCATTAGACGACTATAGTACTTCTCAGCCCTGAAGTTTCCTATAACTGGGACTCGAACCCAGATCGCTGTTCAACAAAATACAATTCAGTAGAAGAAGCTTGCTGAAGTAACCTTGTGTTACAAAGATAATAACTTTATTTTATATATCCAAAAAATAGTGCGGGCACAGGGACTTGAACCCTGAACGGCCTTTCGGCTCCCTTAGCATTAAAAGTGCTCTGCGCTACCAATTGCGCCATACCCGCTCCTTAAAACTAGGTAACTATGAATAATTAACAGACGAATTATACTTAAATTTGCTGTAAGTTACCTTTCACTAAAACAAATCAAATTACGAAAACCATGTGGCCATGGAAGGATTCGAACCTCCACACACTTATGAACCTAGAATATATAAGCAGCTTTACCAATTTGCTTACAGGGCCATAAAATGGAGAAGCAAGCATGGCCCGCTTACTTCTCCTTCATTGATGAATTACAGTATTTTTAAATATTGTACGATAATGTGCATCTAATTCACTTTAACTTATTGTATTCATACGAGTTAACCATTTCTCCAATTCGCCATATAGTGATTTAATTAGCGGCGAATGGGGGACTCGAACCCCCAGTCTTATGATTTTTTTATTAGTGAATTAGCACATCCTTATTAACTTTGAGACTAAAGCTTTTGACGCGACACTAAATCTTATGTAGCTCCTTGTAATTTATCTAGGATATTACAGCTCTTTGCTACTTAGTCTAAGTCTGAAGCTAAGTCTATCGTCAAATATTTTGTTTGTTTTATTACCTACCTTGGAGATAGTTCAGCAGCCATTCTGAATCCAGATTGGATTTTACTGCTTCTACCTCATTTGCTACTTTCAGTGCAGCAATAGTTGCTGACAGAAGAGTACTTCTACGCTGAAGAGCTAATGCTCGCTGACGAGGGGTCCACTCACCAGAGAAACGCTGCATGGTATAATCACCAAGTTCCATCACAGTATCTTTTACTGCAATTTGGGGCTGATAGTGAGTTGCATTGCCGAGCTTCTGAACATTCGGATCTTCCAAAATGTACTGAGTCTTAGTGATAGACTTTTTAGTACCTTTCAGAAGGGGAGACTGCATAATTGCTCGACCTGCATACATTTCTTCAGTACATGGTTCCCAGATCTCAGAATCTTTACGAACGGGAATGTTCTGGAACATCTCCTGAAGCTGAGGATTTTCCAGAAATGACTTGAGCTTAAGAAGCTCCAGACTGCTCAGATTAGCAATTACATTACCATCCACAACCAGATCTGCACGAGCAGTTCCCGATGCATTAGTTGCTTCACAATTAAACATCTCACTGATATAGCTTTTTACCATATTAGTGAAATAGTCGAATTTCTCATCTACAGTTGTTACAACCGCAATGAGTTTACGTTCACTGGGAAGATCTACAGTGTCAGGACGAGGTTCGTAGGTATTTTTAACACCTCGAAAGTTGTCTGACTCCTTCTTAAAGAAGGTTGTATAATCTCGAAGGAGAGCTTTAAACTGGGAAGCACCCTGCTCCAGTTTTGCGAGCAATACATTTAATTTCATATTAAATTAATTTTAAGTTCTTTAACATATTTTCGAATTTCTGGATCTTTCCAAATTTCATAAATCGTACTGTCAGGTAACGTTTGAAATTCACAAGAGCCATACTTAACTTTAATTTTTTTCTTTTTGCACTTTTCTAAATTTATTAAAATAGCTCGAATTACTTTGATAGACGTATCATTTGGTTTTTTCTTCGGAATTAATTGTCTTTCCTGAATATTTATTTTCTGCTTTAAATTACTAATCTGAAATTTTAACTCTTCATTCTCCTTAACAAGACTTTTTTGATATGTAGAATCTCCAACCAAAAATAAAGAAGCATGTAATACAATACCTCTGATTAAAGTTTTACACTCCTCATAAGAAATAAGACTTACTTTATTAGTTGATGGAACATAAAGTATATAATTATTTCTGTCAATAATTATTGATATATTCCCAGAAGAATTTTTCCCAATATGATTAGATACTCTAACGATTAAATCCCCAATAGTATAATACCTAGATTCCTTTGTCTCAGAGGTTTCAATTTTGTATGCAAACCTTCTTAAATATTTATCTATCTTATTCATATATTTTTAAATATTGTCTGGATAGCAAGATTCGAACTTGCGCCCGCCATTACAGCTTGCTCTGGTTCCCAAAACCAGCGAGGTTGACCTGACTCCTCCATACCCAGATATAAAGTCTCTATATTTTTAACTATGCTCTACCAACTGAGCTATTAATAGAACTTTTCTATTAAACAGGAATTGAACCTGTGACCGTAGTGCCCCCATGCTATAAATTTTGCTGAAGAGACTTTGTAATAAATAATAATAAAACTATGCACACCCTTAAAGACTTGAACTCTAAACTATGGTTTTGGAGACCATCGTGTTACCAATTACACCAAAGGTGCTTAAAGTGAAATTCTTTTATGCTTCCACTAACTGTATACCGCAGAGAATTTCACAAAGAACTACTACCGCGCGGAGGGTAAGGGATTCGAACCCCTGGTACGCTCATCACGTACATCACTTTTCAAGAGTGACACAATAAACCAACTCTGACAACCCTCCGAATCATTCCTATTATTTAGATATATCTTGAGAGCCTTTCACATTTATAAAGGATCAGCACCTATCATTTAGTCTAAATCTTCAGGAATTAATTTATGTTTCATTTTATAGTCAAGTTCCTGATATGCTAGGTTAACAAAATCAAGTACTCTTAAAATGATTTTTAAATGCAAGGTATATTTATATTCTTCTTCATTAAGAAAGAATAACATTTTATATGTATCTTCCTCAATTTTAATTTTATCTACTATTACTTTGATAGGAGCTTTATTCAAAAAAGAATCAGAGAAATTTAGTTTTTCCAATAAACCTTTATAATACTCCTTTTTCTTTTTTATCTCGGAAAGTGCAGTTTGCATCTCTTCCAAAGCTTCCTCTAAAGTAACAGGAGCTTGTACAGTATATGTAGTACCCCTAACTACAAAAGACTTATCAGATAGCCATTTTACATCCATAAATCATAATTTTGCGGAACATAGGGGATTCGAACCCCGAACTTCGCCGTGACAGGGCGATATGTTAGCCAATTACACCATATGTTCCAGAAAGGTATCCCTACATCATTTAATGATTAAAAGTCATTCGATTGTAAAAGTTTGCTGTTTGACACCTTATTGTTTATATTTTCATGTGTATTTATATGCGGATTTTATTTTACCTCTAGCGGCATCCGATATATGACCTCGGACTCCAGAACTCAAAGTTTTAACCTTTCCATTATTATATAATCACTCCGCAGCTTCCTGCACTGAATTAAATTCACATAATCAATCACCTTCTAAAGAGTACTGCTGAATCTTTCTTGGAGAATTAACATTACCTGATAAATGATGGTATACTGGAATTTGATAAAGTTTTAAGCATTTACTAACAGTATCGGTTGAACATTGCACAATTTCTGCAACTTTACATACATACTTTACTTCTTTATAAAGAGCTACTATTTCCTCATAATTGTACAGCTGTGAACCATCTCCACCCTTGGTAGCGTTATACCCAAATTTATAAGTATTAAGCTTACTTATCCAATAGATTTCCCTTTCTGATAACTTTTCTAAAGTGCATTCTTCTAAAATTTCAATTCTAAAATTAGAAATTCCATACTTGTGAAAAGCTCTATACAGCGGACGACTTTCTTCTTCCCTTTTCTCACAATCCCTTATGTGAGTCTTTCATCTTCTTCAGATTCCTACTGTAGTTTTACCTACATATTGTTTATTATTTATTTTATTTATTATACGATATATGCAAACCATGATAGTAATTTAGCGTTACCCGAGTATAACCACGTGGAGGTATACTATCTGTATACTCTAGCGGGAGAGGGATTCGAACCCCCGACCTTCAGCTTATATCGTAATCAATCCATTATCGTATTCTCAATGATGGTTAGGGCATAAAGCTATGAGATTATCAACGGAATTGATTTCAGCAATTGTTACAGAATCATCAAACTCTGCTACTGATTTAATATGTGCAATTTCTATATGTTTATCATATCCACATATTGCACATTTTTTAACCTTAGTTGATCTAAAATAGGTTAACTCAGCATGTTTTCTAATAGAACTTCTATAACTTTGGTAATTTTTTCTAGAAGATAATAATTCTCCCTTAGTTTTAAATAGTATTGGAGAAGGTTGTTCAATAATAGGCTCAATACCTAACTTCGAGCATCTACTTTTTATATTTGAAACAACATCACTTGATGGGCGGTTAGTATATCCCAGCGCAAATCCAATATTTTTCCAACCAATGTTACTAGAAATAATTTCTATAAATTCTGAATCTGAAAAAGAGTCTACTTTAGATTTCCCTTTGTGACTAAAGTTCTCTTTCGCATTTATGGTTCTCTTTTTAGGTAATATAATTCCATACCTTAAAGCAGCTTTCTTTATTGCTGCTCCAGTTACTCCATAAATACCTCCAATTGCTGTATATGAAAGTTTATCCTTTAAAATATACGTTTCTAGTTCTTGTTTTGAGTATTTATTCATAGTATTAATTATTAATTTATACTACAAATATACAAAAAATTTCGAACTTTACAAAGGTTCGTATAAATAAGTAGACAAGCTTCATCTTAGACATAAGTCCGTTATGAGGCTGACGAGCTGGCCTCTGCTCTACCCCGCAATATAAATTTATAATGAGACGCCTGTAGGACTCGAACCCACACAAAACTGCTTTGCAGGCAGCTCCTTTAACCAATTCAGGCAAGGCGTCCTATTTGAGAGTCCAGAAATAGTACAATGTAAATAAATGCACAATGGGGCAAAAGATATAAAAAGTATCTTTCTTTTCCCATTGAACAATAGTATTTACCAATCCGAACTTAGTTGCAAAGAAAAACATAATTCCTGAAACTACCAAAAGATAGATGATAAAAATTACTAAGATAATATACCAAATCATAACTGTTGTTTTAATTATTGTTGGGGTGGTAGGAATCGAACCTACGGATGCTTTTGGAATCAAAATCCAACGTGCCGCCACTACACCACACCCCAATTGGACTTATAATGAAACTCCTAAGCCAATTCCTATAAATTGCTCACTTCTTACAAATGTTGTAAGCAAAGATATTCGTATAAACTTATATACTACACTGAAATTCAATCCTCCACAAAAATATGTATTTGGATTAGTAGTCCATATACCAATTTTAGGAGTTATAATATATGAAAATTTATTAGTTTGATACATAGGGAAGACAGCTCCAACATTTATAGCTTTCATATCTATAAGATTGTTACACCCCATTCCTTTTGTAAATGCATTGGTTTGAAACTCTAAATATGCATTATAAATAGTTCCTCCAACATATAACATGTTTATATGTGGCTCATCAATACTACTACTTAACCCGATTTCGATATCTATTTGATTATACTTTAATTGGGAATATCCATAATTAGTAGTAAATGCTAAAAGTAAACAAAGTAAGATTTTATACATATAAAAGTAATTAGTAGGAGTATCTGGATTCGAACCAGAAACCCCCTCCGTATCAGGGAGGTGCGCTAACCAATTGCGCCATACTCCTATCAATGGTAGGTGACGTTCATATTTACCCAAATGCAATAATTTAAAAAGATTGCTGTATGTCACCTTATTACCTTACTCCTCATCAAACATTATATAGAACATGCAATAAAATAAATATACGAGCTGTACAAGGAGGCCAATACCAGGAATAATAAATCCAATCTTTAGCCACTTATTTTGATTAGTTCCCAATACAGCACCCATACCAAGTTGAAGAAAGTAAGCAACTATACAAGCTGCTATAATATTTACAATTTCCATATATTAAAATATTTCAATAAAAATGATACTCTTTTAGCCACTGCTGGAGGTAAGTATCTGGATAGAACTTTACAGTCTGCCCCGTCATTTCCTACGGTAGTCTTCCTCACTATCACCTGCCTATCGTCACGACGCATTCGTGCATAAGCTGTTATTGTCTTAGTTGCGTAATCAAATAACTGCTGTACCGAGAGCGGGAGTCGAACCCGCACGGCCATTACTGACCAGGGGATTTTAAGTCCCCTGCGGCTGCCATTTCGCCATCTCGGCATCTTGTTTTGACTAGCTTTCTCAAGTTATCCTTGACTCTTCACAAAACTGTAGCACTTTTTGCATTTTCCTGCCTTTGTTAGGTTACTGGATTTTACTATTAAACCTACAACGATAGATTATTTTCATTCACGTTAAACTAGTATAACTACTAACTACCATTACTTTCTCCGATAGTGAGAGCACTTGCGACCTAATATCGTCATATTAGGATTTTAAATATTTACAATAGCTTTAAAGCTGCCTGTAAGCCTGCTTCTAAGCAATCCTCATAATGTCCACACCATACCTCATTAGACTGATGATATTCCATGATTGAGGCTCTAGGATGCAAACAAGTAATAGTCCATATATATGATAGTGTTTCATCTAAATAGACTAATACACTTACTCCATGCTCGTTTCTCAGCCACTCTTGTAACTCCGCCTGATATGGAGCTGGACAACAATATTCAGGAATAATACCTAAACCATAGTTGTCTATATCTATAATATTTCCATAAATATCATAAACAGAATCACAGTCCTCATCATATCCTTTCTCAGCAGCTAAATTAGCTGTTTCAAAACTAATTCTTCTCACGGTAGGTCCATTTATATGTTGTATCAGAATCTCTTATAGTATATACTTTCTCAAGCTTCCCCTTTTCATAAGCTTCCATGTGTATATTACACACTACATCACTCTTAACAAAGAGAACTATTGCTACAAAAATACTAAAATATATTATAGATACAAAAACTTTACTGAAAAAATCTTCACAATCATCTACCGTTAAAATATATAGAATTGTTGAACCTGCCACTATCCAAATTAAAAATCCCATGATTATTCTAATCCGTATTCATTAATAAAATCAATACATCTTCGGCATAAACCCTTTATAGTTGCAACTTTATGAGTAATGTTACCAGTTGTGGCTCCAGAAGCTAGCTCTACAACGTGCATAAGATTATTATATGCTATGTTCTCTCCATATTGCTCCTTTACTTTATCAGCAATATAACTATAAGTAATCCTAATATTACTCATTTGATGAGAAACATTTCCAGTTGTCGTCTTCTCACATATATGAATAATATCTTGGAAATAACTTATAATATGTTCTTTATCTACATTCATTGCTTATATCTTAAATTAGTGGGCCTACCTGGACTCGAACCAGGAATACAGGATTATGAGTCGTGCGTTATAAACCTTTTAACTATAGGCCCTAAAATAAAAACTACATAAGAATTAGGATTAACCCTGCAAGGATAGCTATCGCTAAAAATCCTATCCCTAATATTTGATATTCTTTGATTTCTTTCATATACTATATAAAAATCCTATTCTCTTTACTAAGTCATTGAATAGGTTCGAACTCCAGCTTATTAGATTCAAGCAAGATTTACTTAGTATGACTTAAGCCTCTGAAGCAAACGGTGACTATAGGAGCGATCAAACTCCTATAGTCTAAACATAATCATATCAGAGAACAGGTAAACATCCGTACTCTTATCATTTCCGCGAGATATAATTATGCAAAAATCTCCTCTCTTACCAAGTCATTGAGGAGATGTAATGACTCTCAAGTATGCAAGTATCTGCCTATTCTTATACTTCCTCTTTTCAAGCACAACCTGTACCCACGGAAGGCCAGCGGTCACTAAAGATTACCTTTAAGAATATCTATGATATTAGTGACATGAAACAGAATTCACTTGGTCTTTTACTTAAGCCTGAAAGTCTATAAAATTAACTTAACTTACTTCTCACATTAGTTACAGAATTTCACTGTTTTTATGCAGCCATGAGTTTTCTCATCCTCAATCTGTTGTACATTTCAGTACCCTTATCCCTAATGTAATCCTAAATGTGTTGCTTTTACACTACCAACGTAACTGTAAACTCAATTTGTTCATACATAGTTACCCTTCTATCCAGTTAAATTAAAAATGTATCCCTAACAGCACTCCTATGGAATTACCCAATAGACTGTTGACTTTGAGCTTCCTCATGGTAAAATCCATGGCTCCTTTTAGCCTCAAGGGCTCTGGTTTGGATACGGTAATATAGCCCTTTGTTAAATTTTCCCTGGTTTATACCAATATTTCTTTTTGTTGTTGAATCGAACTTTCATATTTTGTATTATATGTTTAAACGAGGCTAACTAAGCTCCCACAAATACCACAATATCTTAGATCCCAACCACAGTAACTAGATTCATCATAAATGTAAATACAATCACATTCACCTGTCTTAGCATACTTTTCTTTAGCAGCTTTGACTTCTTCCTCAGAAACTTCTATAAGTTTAGTTCCTACACCATCATTTACTTCTCTATACAATTGTTGTTTCATTATGAAATTCCTTTAATAAATATTTCTCCTATAGCATTAGGTTTATAGATAAGTCAATTCACATTCATCACTACAATATGAAACAGAAGTAATAAAAAAGCAGCTAAGCATACTATGGAGCATATCAATGAGACAGTTGATATCCCTCCAGCAACAGAACACAAGTATATCCACCAACCTAATCCTTCTATATTACTTCGATTTTATATAAACTGTTTAACGTTCTGAATTCAGTAGCTGAGATTACCTCTGTTACAAGAGAAGTATGAAAATAGGGAGTATTACTAAAGGCTACTTTATTGTGAGGATAGAGAAGAAACATTTCTCCAACTTTAGGAGGCTCTACCATATAACCTTCCTCTATATAACCCACTTCAATTCCGTTAGGATGCAATCCATCAGGAATTCTACCAGTGAGTCCTACTTTTGTGAGTTTTACACGTTTATATTCCATTGATTATTTCTGAGTATTTTTCAATAACTAGCTCCCGCTGTTTTTTAGAAAGAGCACTTCCATGTTTTCGAATGTTGTAATACGCAACTTCTAAGTCTCCCCAACAAACAATTCCTACTTCATTTAGAATTTTGTCCCTAGTTCTCTTCTGTTTCCCTTTAAAAGGAAGGAAAAGAATCATAAAATCAGTAAATTCATATATAGGAAGATCAAAGTTAGCATCCAGCTCTTCTTTATTGAGATTTTCCTGAAGAAGAGTTATCTCTTCTATCTCCTTGGGAATCTCAAAATTATCTTTTCCATATACAAGAAATTCCACAGACTCAGGAATTCCTATTTTCATTTTATATTTGTTAAGCTTCATAGTTTACTAATATTAGTAGTCTGTAGAGGATTCAAACCTCTGTCTTTACCTTGAGAAGATAATGTCCTAGATCACTAGACGAACAGACCAAATAGATACTATCAAAGAGGATACCGTTAGGCTCCCAGTTGATAGTATCTGGGAATTTTTAGCTGCGGGGGATTATAAATTCTGAAACCCACATTTCTAAAGTTTAACGAGATTCTCAGCAACTAGCTCGGGCATACTTAGGTAATATCCTACCGTGCATTATATAGGAGCACCCCTAACTAAATTAAATAATTAAAATAGTGTAGTGGAGAGTAGATTCAAACTACTGTTTCCAGCTGAGAACTGGCGTCCTAAATCGCTAGACAACTCCACCATAAAAGTCGGAGAGTTTAATCTCCGACCAGAGTTTCAAAGAACCGTTTTACTTTCGGCTAGGAAAGTAGGCTGCGTTATGACGTACCATACGCTGTACGCGCTGGTAAACGATTTCGCCATCTTTGTTACGCTTTACATTGCCCTCGGCATCATAGACCTTCTCCTTGAAATACATAGGAAAAGCTTTGAAATTGATTTTACTCATGTGTTTCTGACATTACTTGTTCTACTTGTTTCACATAATTTGCAAATGCTGTAGTTTGACGAATTGCATCCGTTCTCCTACCGTCAAAGTTAACATCAATGACAGCCTGAACTTTACAGGGATTAGGAGCTAAAATGTAAATTCGATTTGAGAGATATACAGCCTCCTCAATGCTATGTGTAACATTGAGGATTGTAGGATCGAATTTGGCGTTATAATAGATATCCAAAATGGTGTTCTGAATCTCTCGTTTCATAACAATATCTAATGCACCAGTGGCTTCATCTAACAAAAGAATTTTGTTATCTGCAACCAGGGCTCGCGCCATTGAAACTCGTTGAAGCTGTCCTCCCGATAACACAGGATACTGACCCCATTTAGTTTCATTACCTTCCAGACCTACAATTTTGATCATTTCCATAGCCCTCTCTGTAGCTTCTTTATCAGAAACTCCTCGAAGAATAAGCGGAAGTTTTACATTGTCAAGAACTGACATCCATGGAAATGAAGAATACTGCTGAAATACCATAGGGATTTTTCCTGTCTGTGGCTTTCCATAGACAAGAACTTCACCTGAATCTGGCTGTGTAAGCCCAGAGATGATTTTGAGCAGTTGAGATTTACCACAACCACTCTTTCCTAAGATACTGATAAACTGCCCTTCTCCTGAGAAGTCTTTTATATCCAGACTGAAATCCTTAAAGAGAGTGAACTTTCCTTTAGGAGTATCAAAAGACTGGTTAAGATTTCTTAAGTTAATTACATCCACGGCCTCATAACGAGATGTGGGAACTGGAACGGATCCAGTTAAACCATCAAAGAGCCCCATACTTATTTCATTATTTTGGATTTGATGGATGGTTTGTTGTACTTTGAAGGAAAAAGTACAACATCCAATTTCTTTAGAAGGACATCTTGGAGTATTCCAATACCGATAATTAAGAAGAGAAGTGCATAAACTTCTGCAGTTCTCGACTGCCTACTCATTATATTTATCAGTGCACCGATACCACCCTCTTTATTAAGAGTTTCTGCAATTACTATATAAGTATAGGAAATCGCAGTTAAATTGATTACATCGGTTGAAACTCGCTGCATCACATAAGGAAAATAAACATATCGAAATTTCTGCCAGTTTGTTGCACCTAACGTTGAAATGGTTTGTAAATACACATAATCCTTATCGTTGGCGGGATTCTGAAGTTCAGATACTCGTTGAACAACAACAGGAAGAATGTATATGATGATTCCGAAAGCAAGAAAACTAGCCTTCATATCAAATCCTATGCCAATAGCTGCGATAAAAATACCAGACACTGCAGGAATAGGAAGATACCGAAGAGCATCAAAGTACTTACCAAACAACGCTTTTGTGACAGGAAACAATCCTATAATAAGGCCCAAAGGGATTGCAATGATTAAAGCATAGAAATATCCCATAAGGTTCAGCTTTACTGTATACCAAGTATTGGTAAAGAGGGCTGAGTTAGAGATTAAATCTGGATATGCCTTGAGCACATTTATAGGATTCGGTAAAATCTGAGGACGAATGATTTCCCCTGACATGGTAACTAGATACCATAGAAGCAGCAGAACTATTGCTCCTATGATACCTGTTGCCAATGCTTGTTTATGGGTAATCGTCCCACCCATTTTGAACAACTGCATACTACTCAGTTACGAGCATGAAATCAGTAGTTCGATAGTTGATATTGGAACCCTGAACACCATCATTGATAGCATTCTTAGGACCGTTACCAACGATGATAAATCGATTGGGATCAAAACCGTAGTCATTAATTAAATAATTAGCTACAGCCTGAGCCCGTCGAGATGAAAGAGACTCGTTGTACGCACGATTACCCGTATTGTCAGTGTTACCTTCAATACGAACACGTGCGTTGTTGAACTGCTTAGCAATCGGAACAAACTCTCGATCAATAAGAGCTCGAGCATCATTGTCGAGGATGTCACCATTGACAGGGAAATTAATAGTCAACTTCTTATTAGAAATTGCCTGTTTTTCCCTGACTTCTGATGTTACAGCAGAGAACTTAACTGCGGGTTGAGGAGCCTGATTGCCTTGTACAGTACCCTCATTGGAAAGCTCCTCGATGAACGACATATCCGATACCTTACGCCAACCCAGAGGACTCTTAGTAAGTCCAAGATTAGCATAGGTCCGAGCCATCTTTGAATAGATCTCCTCAGCCTTCATTCCCATATAATCAGAAGTTATGCCAAAGAAATTCTCTTCATCTCCCAGAGTTGCAAACCAGATATTGCTACATCCAATTTCAGCAAACTCAGGGTCAGTACCGAACGCTTTTGCAAAAATCTTTGATGCTTCCTTTACAGTTGCAGGATCATGATTCAACTTCGAATTTGCATACAGAATTGCAGAAATAAGTTTTTTAACATCGTTATGATTCTTATCCAGCCACTCTGCCTTTCCTACAAGACCATCTGTTACAAGGTCTTTTGCATGTTTGGTTGAAACGAGGACTCTCGAACCAGGAATAGCATCTACACAAGCCTGGTCATCAGGTGCCCATGTAACACAAGCATCTACCTGACCTGCTTTGAATGTGTCAGCTGCAGCACCACCGTTATCAACTTTCACAAGTGTTACGTCATGCTGACTGATCCCGTTTGTTTCAAGAATATTCAGAAGAAGAGTATGAGATGCAGTTCCTTCAGCTACTGCAATCTTTTTACCCTTAAGATCTGCAACGGTACGAATATTCTTGGTAACTACCATTGCATCTGCCCCCTGAGAACGGTTAAGCATCATTACATACTTAGCACTGTTCATTGCGGAACCTTCACCCATCTCTACGGCCAATACATCCGTAGTACAATAAATAAGGTCGATATCCCCATTCAGGAAAGCGTTACGTCCAGCAACAAAATCATCTTGGATAATGATATTGGCACGAATGCCATATTCCTTAGTCAGGATAGACTCGTCATTGGGACGAAGACCACCATTAATCCACACAATGGGAGCAAACCCCGCATACGTGTTAACTCCGATGTTGATGGTCGGTTTTCCTCCGAAGATGTCGCCGAGACCCGAAGTAGAGGATGATCCCGACGACGAGGAGGAAGGGACGACGGCTTTGATTACGAAAAATGCTGCAATTACAGCGACCATGATCAGGACTACTTTGAATCCTGGCTTAAGTTGTGCCATTTTCTTGTATTTTCTTTAAAATTTCTTCTAACTTACTTAATCGTTGTAGAACTTCATCATTATTATCTGAAGTTACCTCATCAATAAACATAGATGATACAAATCCCATTCCGAATATACCAAAAACAAGAACTATACCTGATAAGAAAAACTTAGATAAATATCCCATTACATAGGAACTACGCTCAGCAATAGCATTTGGAATATCATACCAACCCTCAATAGAAAACAATCGGAAAACTGAATAAATACTTTCAAGGGGATTTCCAAAATACTCTGGAACTATATTTCCATATAAAGAAGACAGAATAATTGATAATAGAAAAATCAAAATAGATAATCCTACTAAGATTCCAATGCAACTTCGAATTACTAACCTAAAATTGATGAGTAGCTTTTTGTAATTAGGAATCAATTCAAACAATCGAAGACTCTTAAATATTCGAGTCAATCGCATTACTTGAATCCAATCTAAACTGAATAACCCAAATAATGGGATTGATGAAACTACAACAATTAATAAATCAAAAACACATTCTTTATCCTTAAAGAATAATTTACCAAGACATCTAATCTTGACAATCATCTCTATTATAAAGAATATGGTAAACGCCACATCTAGTGGCAAAAGGACATGTTGGAATCGATGAAAGGACAACAGAAATATCACTACAGTATTCAGAAGAATACATATAGCAATATTTCTATTATTCAGAAAGAATTTACTCACCCCAGAAATCGTCGAGGGACTTGGGAGCGGCTTCGTTACCATTTACGGGGACTTTGAGAATTTCTTGGAACTGAACATACTCCCCTACTTTCGGTGCAGCGATAGCCTTACGACCATCAGAGAACTTATTAAAGAGACTGTCAATTCCTGACTTGTTGTATCGTTCCAACAATTCTTCTGCCCTCATATTGGCAACACCATTCTTTGCGTCCAGGTCAGCCAGCATACCCGTAGTAGAGTCAATGACATGTTCCATCTCTCCGATTTTATCCGAGATATCCTTTGCCATGAAATCCATAGCATCAGTGAACATTGCCAATTCGTCAGGGTCTCCCTTAACGATAGACATTACAGATTTGAAAGCTTTGTGCTGGGCACGAATGCGCTCGAATGTTTTCTTACGAATATTTACTTCGTTAGTAACATCCTGAATCGTCAGATTAGCATACTCTTCAAGCTTTTTAAGCTTATCAAACCACATTTCTGAGTTCTTAAGAGCAAGTAACTGATCATCTAACGATTCTTTAAGACGAAGTGCTTGGCGCTTTTGAATTGTTGCCATTGCAATGTTTCCATTACGCTCAGACACTTGTGCTTCATCCATGCAATTACGCATTTCCCTTGTATCGTTCTGAATATCGTTCTTAGAACGAATGATACAACCTCTGAGATCTCCCATTACCTTTTTAATGTCAGCTGACTTTTTCTGCATATCACGGATACGTTGTTCCACGATAGCAATAGGATCGATTTCAATAACCAATCCAGTCAGCTTTCTCATTAACATAAAATAAGTGGCAGAGCAGATTTTCCTGAACTTGGGATCACACAGGAGATAGATAATTCCTGCAATTAATCCCAGGAGCAGCCCAAAGTACAGTGTATTAGATGCCAGAGTAATCAGGAAAGGAAGAGCTTTATAAAAAAGCATCAACCCTCCTGCACCTAACAAACCCAAAACTACCATACCAGTTTTGCCTCCTGGTTTTTCCCAGTTAGAGAGACTTGAACCTTCAGGCAGCATCATACTTACAGAATTTGTGCCAGTCGGACCTTGTCCTCGTTCAGACGATTCGTAACCTTGTCGATGGTCGCATTCGTTCTAGCTTCAAATGCGGTCGTCTCTGCCGTATTCTTCTGAATTTCGGAATTGAGATCAATTGACTTGTCTGTGAGAGTTTTCAGTTCCTCACGAAGCTGCTCGATACGAAGATTCGTTGCCTTCAGCTCTTCTGCCTTATCCTCGACAGTTTCCTTACGAAGCTTTTCCATGCGAAGCTTTGCTTTCCCTCGTTCAGCTTCAATTACACCCAGATAGGTGTCAATCGATGCCAGAACGACATCCTTCGTCATCCGAGGATCCATGCCCTGAATGGAACCAAAAGCAGCTTTGAGACGTGTAGTCTCATCAGGGATATACTGCTTCATCTGTTCCGCAGACTGGAGAAGTTCCAGATAGTCAGGACCAGGAAGATTTGCTTCGTTGATCTTGCGTTCCAGGAGTTCCACCAGTTTGGTATCTACATCTCCTGATGCCATAATCGTAGGAGCAGGCACAGAAGTTACGACAGGACTGGGAACAGCAACCGCAGCAGGAGCAGACGCTTCCTGTGAAGGACAAGGTTTAACTGCCTCAGACTCTTTATTGGAGTCCTCAACGAACATCCAACCAAAAAGACGATTTTTTGCCATTGTTTATTTTTTTATTTTGATGATTTTCGAGTCGAGGAATAGATTCTTCGAGAATAAAATTAACTACCTCAATGTTCTCAGGGTCCAGAACTGCAGAATACGTATACATAGAATCCTGATCAACCAGAATAACATTATATACGAAACATCCATCAGGTATTTTCCGAATAGGTGCTGCACTTATAGTTCTCACTGTAGTTGGAGAGAGATATTGAGAATGCTCCTCAACAAAAGTTGAAATTGTTGTTAAGGGTTGTTCTCGTTCATGCTTGGTGTCAGTATAGCACCAGAGCATCACTGAGCATATCAGAGAGACTACTGATAGTATTCCCAACGGGAAGGCTCGATCATCTTCATCTTCCCTGATTGCAAAAGCAAGAAGGACGACACCTACAATTCCTAAAATTAAAGTTATTATGTACATATTATTCTATGTTAAGAAGTTCTTCATCCTCTATGGCTTCGATACAAGGGTCATTCACGAATTCATCAGGATCTGTACAACCTGTATCAGGTACATTTTGTGTCACTTTTTCCATTATACAAATTTTAAAAGTCTTGGAGAGCTAAGAGGATTTGAACCTCTATCTCTACTCCTCAGAGTAGTGTACTTACCTATAAATACTATAGCTCTCTACAGCTTTACGCTGCGGTTTCTTCCTTTTTCTTCTTGGGCTTGAAATGTTCGATCTCCCGAATCTCTTTCTTTTTCGTTTTCGGGTTGAAGAACTCGATCTTCTGAATGTAATGACGAGTCCGACGTGCTTCCTTTTTCATCGCTTCCAGTCTGAGTTTCTCAGTGATACGATGTACTTGTCCGATAATTGCCATGTGTTTTCTCTTTAGTTGTAGATTCGAGATTTGAGTACTTCCATTTCACGCTCCATACGAGCGAGTTCATGGTCAAAAGGAATGATCTTCCCTTTGATTTCCTTGTCTTTTCCTGCTTTTTTGAAAGCTGCATACGTAGCTTCTAGGTGAGCAAGAGCACCTTTGCGACGGACATTCAGTCCAGGTTTTCCACCCTTCATACTGTTTATTGTTTGATTAAATTTCTTATTCAGAAAGATAGGCCAGTTCTACAGTAATATCGTCAAACTGTTCCTCTAAATAATCCATATACTGTAAAGCTTCTTTATAACTTGAAAAACCTTTCCAAGAATTTTCGCTGTTATGGGAGATCAGTACTATGTGCTTCATAATTGGAATTGACTATTAATTCTATAGAGTCTCTAGGAATGTTACTATTAATAGTAACTTTTACTTTCTCTGTTGGAAGAGTTGTTTTAGGTTTTGCGGTTTCTACTGCTGCAAATAATAAAAATTGTATAAGAATTGTTCCTACTAAACAAACCCAAAAACATTTATTTTTATCAGGAGTATTCTTAATCCACGCAGCTCTCGCAATGAACCATAGTGAAAAGGATAAAATAGTCATCACTCCCCAGAATATATATATTCCAATCATAATTTTCAAATTAAAAAAATATCTGCATTGTCAACGCTTGCCAGGCTACAGATATAGATAAATTAATCGGCCACATAAATATTAAAATCTTTACACTCTCTGGACAAACAAAGAAAGTATGAGCCTTCAAGTAAAGATCTCTTGCTGTGTCGACGAAGTAGACATTCTTCGGACCTTGGCGCAAGTCGTCCTGCATCCTTCCTCGAACTCCGTAAGAGGACTCGCTCAGCAGGTAGAGCTACACTTTGTAAAGTGACTAAATTTACAAAGCTTGTAGAGTTGGTTAAATAGGTTTAAGGATTGGTAAATCCGAACTCTACAACCCGTAGGTTACTTCTTACGACAAGAACCTACAATCGAAGAAAACGATTCACCTTAAATCAACCAAACACTTATTCATCTGCGTTACCACGGCAGAAGTAAAATACAGGCTTATTTATAAGGATTGCCTTTAATTCCCTCTCTAAATCAAGGTTTAATCCAGTTGATTCAAGTTATGTAAAAAGAAAACAACAGCAGACAGCGCGTATTTCGTTGTGGCGAGGCTGAGATAGTGACCATCACCGACCTGCGTTCATAATAGAATTCCTTAAAGGAATTTCTATTTAATCACACGCTCGAAAATCGTAGCAGGCATAAAGTAAAAACTTTATTGACTTATAGAGGTCTTACCGCAGTAAGTCCTCGTACGCTCTCTCCCATTCTTTACGGGATTCAGTGAGCGGCATTTTGAAGAGACTCAGTCGTTTGACATACGTCTGGATATTAGGGATTTTATCCCATACACGGTAGAATGCCACCACGACATCCCGACGGAAAACGACCTTGGTGTTGAGTTTCACTGAGATAAGACACAGAGCAGCAGCCTTTTTGGAAGCTTCCATGTACTCTTCATCAGAGATTTTCAGAGCTCCTTCTTTGAACTCTTTCGTAGAGTGCTTACCCTTGATAAGCTGGATTGCAGCTTTGATTTCGAATTCAGGGTAAGCCTTCAAAAAGTCACGAAGCTGCTCATACCCATGAATACCTTTCTCCAGATGCGCTCTCATGTAGTCCTCAATCACCCAATTGGCATGTCCCGAATTAAACTTGATTGCCGACAGCAGAGCTGATTCGTCTACATTAACAACCATCACAGGAAGAGCTGCTTTGCTGTCAGGGTATTTCTCCTTCAGCATACGAAATGCTGCGATACGATGCTGACCATCCAGTACCTCTCCTTTGGAAGTGACAAACACGGGAGGAATCCACTCTCCGTTAAGGAAGGCTTTGAAAATGCTCTTGACATGAGCCATTCTAAGACTACGATTCCCAGGAATGAACAAAAGCTGTTTTACGTTTTCTACGAGATAACACTTCTCAAAAGGAGTGCGATTCGAGAACAGATTTTTTGTCATAAGTACAATTTGTGATATTGTTAAACATTTGTAGTGGTTAGAGGACTCCAACCTCTATTTCCAGACTGAGACTCTGGTATCCTAACGCAATTAGATGAAACCACCAATAATTTTAATTTTTATAACTAGTTCCCTTAAAGAGACTTGCACAAAGTATAGCAACTCCTAAAGAGAGCGCAGGTGAAAGTTTACCTACAATGTAACCTTCTGCTACAAGTTTGGGAAATACTGCGGGAATCACTACAGGCCAGAGCAAATAAATGAAAATGCTCATAAAGAAGGCTGCAATAGCGATAATTACAACAATTCCGATGATTGCTCCCATGCAACCTCCGAGAGTTTCATTATCCATTTCTTTGAATTGATATGATTTCAATACACCCAAATGCGAGTAACTTCATAGTATTTCTTGCGTCAGATTCATCTTTAGCAAGAACAGGAAGAGAACTTTGAATCGGAATACCTTCTTCGTTATAGAAGAGATACGTTATGAGGAAAGATTTCATTTATTTAAGTTTAAGTTGTACTCGGTATGGGATTTGAACCCATGATTTCAGGAATGAAAATCCTGCGTCCTAGGCCAACTAGACGAACCGAGCGACGTTGTTGCTTGAAATACTTAGTTTATAACCATTTTCTTTCTTCTGCTTCTTGGATTGCAACCAAACCCTCAGATCTTGCAAGATGTGGCAATTTCGAAGAGAGTAATAACACTATGAACAAAATTGAAGTAACGCGGCAATCACTACCACATAAGAGCCTATGGGACCGATCAAAGTCCCATAGACTAAGTTTAAGTCGGGTTAAGGCTTGATAGCACAATGGAACAGAGCGTATAAAACCTTCTCTGAAGTACATTATTGACTAGATAACATACTTGAATATGGCACTGTCTCAAGGGAACTGGCCATATCCTCCGCCCCACCTTTAAGTATTATATTTCCGAATTCAAAATTCTTCCATATTATTTATAATTAGGTGGGTTAATATTAACACAATAATAATAAATTTATAAGAAATTTAAAATTTTTATAAATCTAAATTTCTTCTATCTACCCTCTGGTCATAAAGACCAGAGACGCTCTAAGCTTAAAGATCTGTTTAGACTCGCTTAGACGAGTTCCCGTTACTCTGCATAACGGGACAGGCTGATGCCTGCCTTGCGAAGCCCCTGGGCCAGAACCTCCTGATCGGGATCTGCTAGATAGGCCTCCTTGGCCGCCGTCACGTCGAGGATACGCTGCTGAGCTCGTTTCTCTTCTGCACGGATCCTGCGAAGGTCGTCCACAAGGTCCGAGACGATACAGTCGACGGCGCCGAGGGTATCGATGATGATCTGTTCCTGCTTCTTCTTCTTCTCTTCGTTGTAACGCTGGACTGCGCTCTTGACGGCGTCGGAGGTCGGAGTGTGCTCTGCAAGGATTTCTTCGATGGTCTGCTTTTTGATTTCTTTCTTTGCCATGATCTTTTTAGTTTTTTGTGATGTCAATGTTTGTTTCTTCTTTGATATAGTTGATGAGAACGTGTACAGGGATATTTGTAAACTGAAGAGATCTCTCAACGTTCTCTAATGTTTGAATGAGCTTTGATACTCTTTCTTTGAGCTCTTCTCTGGTCATATCTACCAGCCTGTTTCGACTCCGATGCCATACTTATCGAAGAAAGCTTGAGCCTGTGTTACAGAGATTTCAATTGCAGGAAAGGCATCTTCCTGCATGAAGAATCCACGCGGAGTTCGGAAAAGTACGTCTCTCGTGTTCTTTTCCGTTGTCACGATGTACATGCGATAACCAGGTTTCTTTGCTTTGAGAGCTTTGAAAGCTTTGAAATCCTTCGATCGCATCGTCTTCTTGGAAATTGCTTTGTATTCCATGGTGTACAATTTTAGATATTGTTAAACTTAAAAGATTCAAAAAGAAAAAATACACAACCATACTTGATGCTATGAGCTTCTCAAAAACTACTTACGCGTTTTCATTTAAGAGATTCTAAACCAAGTGATCCTACTCTGTGGTAGATTAATTATGGCTACTATTTAATAGTAGATGTTTTACGTATATTTTATTTGTTACGAAATTCCAGATTTAGGAAGAATTCCCAATTTCGAAAGCTCTGCTTCCTTGGCTTTCTGCTGCTCTTCTTGCTGTTTCTTTTTGAGATCTTCACAGAACTTCGCAATCGAAGATGCATGAATTGAAAGAATTTCATCCTTGGTAAAATTCTCTTTACCAGAATCTTCCAAGGCTTTGCCAAAATGACCTCCCAATCCAAGCCCCACTAACATAATAATCATTTCTACAGGCATGGCTATTTGAATATTTGTAATTTATATGACTGAATAGAAACTTGAAGAGGCTTTCTCGATTTCCTATTTTCATTAATTGGAATATTTTCTATGGTAAGATCTCCAGAGAGATCTTTTATAGAGAGATGACGATTTCCAATAAAGAGTTGAAATTCAGAAAGGTTGAGAGTTGTAGCTTCTTTAGTATTTGGATTGAGAATAAGTACCATGTGGAAGGATATTAGAGATGAATTTTGAGATTAAGAAAGAGAGAAAGTTTCTGGAGAGGAAGGGAGGATTTGACTGTCCCCTCTAGCACCTTTCATCTTCTTCACACCCTCAAAATATCTCATTAACATATCCATATTCCAATTTATAGTAGAATTCTCTTTAAGTGGATACTTTTTATCGTCACTAGGAAGTACTGATTGTGTTATATTTATTGCAGAATACTCTGACATATTTTCAAGTTTGGATGCTGTTGAAAAGATAAGAAGAGAATTTTCTTATCTCATCTAAATGGAAGCCCTAAATGCTTCATATTTCCTCTAAATCGAGGTTAATTCCATTTTAATATTCATTCACTACGAATACTTAATTCACTCCCTGAATGAAAAATGTTCACTCCCTGAATGAATTCATCAAAATTAATGAATATAAATATCATCTCAGATGAATTTTAAATTTTTTCTGAAAATAATATTCATCAAATTTGGTGAATATAAGTAATCTTACTATCTTTGTTTAGTAATTAAAATGAATGAATATGGGATTAGTTGAAATTAAAGATCAAAATACACATTATGATCTAGATCAAGCAACTGGTGAAATAACAAATATTCATGTAGTAGAAACAGTACGTCAAGTAAAAAAACTTTCAACGTATGATGAATTTATTATGGTCTACTTAAATGATATTAGTTCTTTCATCAATTTGGATAATGCCACTCAAATGAAAATAATGGCATTAATATGAAGAGATGTACCTATGAATAATGGAACAACAAATGAAGGAAACATCATCACTATTCTTAAGGAAGATAAAGAAAAGTGAGCAGGAGAAATTAATGTATCTCTTGGAACTGTCAATAATGCAATATCTGCTTTACTTAAAAAACATTTAATCTATGCAGTAAGTAGATCTAGATACAAACTAAACCCTCTATTCTTCTTTAAAGGGAAACTTGCAGATAGATCCAAATTACTTAGATTTCAAGTAGATTATGCAATTGGAGATATTCCAAAAGAAAGTTGGGAAACAGTTAACAGTGAACCTCTGGAAGAAAATGTTATCCAACATCAAAGACTAACTACTTATGAACAAGAAGTTGAAGAGAAGGAAGATTAATTCCTCCTTACTCTTCAATTTCTTTATACCTCTTTGAAAATCACATAACCACGGCTCTTCAATTCCTGAATAAGCCGAGAATCTTCAAAATCGGTAAAATTCATAGTAGTAAGTTTAGTTCTACCTACTCTGATAGCCAAACTTTCATTCGGCTGCACAGAGCTAATCCACTTATACTTGGCATTTCTTTTACCTTTATTGGAAATCTTTAAAATTCCAAATGCCTCAAGCTTACGAACCACAGAAGCAATTGTGGCAGAACATACTCCACAATGCTCAGCTAACTCTTTATATGGCATCGGGTTTTCTTTTAAACCCTCCGTATAAATCCATTTAAGGATTCTCAGATTTTTATTCATTACTGAACTATTTTAATTGCTACTGTTGTTTCTTTATGAATGACTACATCATTCTCTCGAATCTCCTGTAAACTTTTTACAGAAAATTCAAGAGCTTGATATTTATCTTGAGATACTCCCATATCTGCCAATGCAGCTTTCATAGCTGCTTTTATTGTGTCTTTCATAAGCTTAAAACTTACAAGGTTTGTCGAGAAAATCTCGAAGTAAGTATGCAATGATTATAATCGCTGCAATAGCTCCAATAAGTGCTAATGTATCCATAATTTTAAAAGTATTTGGGAGAGGTTTCTCACGCCTCTCCCTATAACAACAAAACCCTTGACTCTGCATTTACACGGGCTTGTCACCGCTAAAGCTGCATTAAGGGGAGAGTTTTAACATAGCCAGCTTTACATCGCCCGTAGCAATATGTAACAAAACTCTCCGTTAATCTTGATGTTTGTTTTAATTAGTTCCCAATATGTATATGCTTTAATTGGGATCTCTGAAAGGTAGATGCGATATTTACCGTAATAAGTAATTACATACGGTCAATCACATCTACCTTTCAGAGTGATGAGACTATTTCTCAACGGTCTCAGCGATTTCCGAGTACATCTCGGTGATATACCGTTCGAGCATCTTGTATGCTTCGTCGGTATCTGCGGCGTTCAGTGCCGAAGCCTTCGGTTCGAACTTGAAGGCACGCTTCTTCTGCGACACGAACTTCGTGTCATCCTCGGGATCGCGCATCCAGCGAGCGTTGTTCGCATCCCAGACGCGATCGTCGCATTCGGTTTCTTCGGTGATCTCCAGAACCTTCCCGCAGATGGCCTTCTTGAAGTCATCCGAACCCTTACGGAGAGAATCCGAAAGGATGCCAGGGAAGACCAGCTTGCGGTTGATGTCCAGCTTCACGAGCTGACCGACATACAGCTCGACAACTTCCGTCGGCTTGCCGTCGACGATACGAACTGCGGGGAAATGCTGACCTACCGAACGATACGTCTCGTTGCCCTTCTCGTCCTTGATGGTGTTGCCATCACGATCGAGTGCAGGAATCGACGAACCTACGACGAGGAGCATTTCAGGCTTCGGAATGAAGAAACGATCACCCAGCTGATTCTGGATGCGGAGCGTTGCGAACTCCTGATTGGCCATGATGCCATTGAAGTTCTCTTGCTTAATTTTAAGAACAGGTACTTTTGCCATTTTATAACTTAAATTTAAATTGTTTACAACTTTAGGCAGGAAAAGGGCTTTGTTTTAAATGGATATACATGATATGAGGCTATGATACCACGATGCCCAAAGACTTGTAGGAATATAACTCCATACCCTCATAAGAAAAAAGAAAGGGCATTACGCCCTCTCTTCGTTGTTGTGGGGTTAAAACTGAATGATTTGAGAGTTTGCACACTCGTTCAACGCTGCAATTTCTGCATTTGCGTAAAAATCCTCGAAAAGTTCGTCGATAATGTCTTTCATGGTCTTAAAGGTATTAAAAGGGAGTGATTTCTCACTCCCTCGATTGTTATTTGTTAAGTCTGTCGTTTTGCCGTTTCTGGTGTTCCTCGAAGAATTTGGCGCATTCCTCAAGGGTAATTGTTTTCTTGTCGTAAGTAATTACGCCGTCTTTCAGTTTATAAGTGTCTTTTGTTTCGTCTACTCCTAACGTCGTCCAATTGTACGTGTCGTCAGATGTAAACTTTTTGACTTTCATGGGATAGGTCGCACCCACAACAGCAACCGCACAAGCATTGCCGAGTTCCTGCAAAGCAGGCGTGCCAAAAGTGCGGATGCGCTTTGTGATTGTGTGGCTGTCCTGCGGCGTGAATTTGTTGTTAATTAACGCCGTACTTTGCGCCATAAAATCGTTGACGGGGATAACGTAAGGACGCAAGCCTACTTCGTCGCAAAGGATGCAACGAATGCCGTTTGCGTACACTGCCGCGCCGTCCTCGTTTTTGTCGTAACCTGTAAGAATGCCGTTTGCGGCTTCGGTCGAAAGAAACAGAATTTTAGTGCCTTCGGTCGGTCTGTTCGACGTGAAGAAAATCGCCGTTTCGTCAATTTTGACGGATGAAATGATTTTTGCCATTGTTTTGAGAGTTTTGTTGTTATTGGGATTATTCCCAGATATTTGTATAAATATAACTCCATAAAATTAGTCTCAAAAAAATTTTCAATTTTCCAAACAAAACGGGAGGGGGCCAAAAAAGATAACTGTCCTCTCCCTCACAATACCTACACAATTTCTTGTATTTTCCCAAAATTTTTTCTAACTTAGCAAAAACTAAAAATATATGATAAAACAATTCATTTTTCAAGAAAAGAAATGAAGAAAATAATTCAATATTTAAAAGAATTATATCCTAACAATATTGTATTCAAAAGACCAATTCCGTCTTTAATTAGAGAATGATGTAGCCATAACTTATTGTATAAAATTATGCAAGCAAATAAATACTTTCAAGTAAAAGAATTAGTATCATCTAAAATATATAATCAATATGGAGATGATGCTATAAAATTTCTAGATCCAAAAGCTCTTGAAGCATTGGAGAACGTTAGAGAAATTCTAAATGCCCCTCTTATATGTAACAATTGAGCTGCAGGAGGCTCTAGAAATTACAGCGGTTATAGAGAACCTGGATGTGGAGTAGGAACTCCTACAGGTTATCATTATAAAGGACAAGCTTTTGATTTAATATCAGCTAAATTAACCGCTAAAGAGATGCGAGAAATCCTCGAAAATAATCAAGATAAACTTAAGTATCCTATACGTGTAGAAAAATGAGATAATAATGGAGAAATTACATGATTACATATTGATATAGGAAATACTAAGGGAAATAAAATCTATTTTTTCAAAGCATAGCCTCTTAAAAACAGTCTTCATAAAAAGGCTGCTTTTATTTTGTTTTAAATAGAACTATAACTATATTTGTAGCGATCAAATAATGTAATTATGAAAACATGGTATAGGAAAATTTCAAGAGAGCCAGATGAGCTCCAAGGTTATTTACCCAGATTCAACACTGAAGAAAGGGAAGAACCAAGACCTCAAACTGTTGCCTCCCCTATAATTGATAGTATTGAAACTTCAGAAGAAAAACCTAGAGCCGAGAAAGAATCAAAACCTACATATACAATTAGTGCAAATACTACTTCATCTTCATTTAAAAGTAAGAATGAATTTAAGGCTACTATGTTACCTATTTATGAGAGAATCCTTTCTCAAATGGGTTTAAATGCAGCCTATGCCAAAGCGTTAGTTGCACAAGATGGACTTGAATCTGCCTGAGGAACTAAGCCTTCTGGTAAATTCAATTTTGGAGGTATTAAAGGAAAAGGCTCTGTAAAAAGAACAAGAGAAGTTATTAATGGGAAAGATGTTTATATTAATGATAGTTTTAGAGATTTTGATTCTTTAGAAGACTATGCAAAATATAAAATTTCTCTACTTAATAACAATAGATATAAGGCTTTTACTGGAGACATAGCTGGTTTCGCAGACAGAGTGGCCAAAGGAGGTTATGCAACAGACCCAAGGTATGCAGATACTTTAAAAAGAATAATAGCCTCTGCTAAGCATGGAGGAATTCTTAAATTTCAAGCAGGAGGGACTGGAGAAATTAGGCCAGATAATAGATCTTGACTTAGAAGGAAATGAGACAATATTGCTACTGCATACAATTCAAGTAGTTGAGCAAATTCAGCTCCAGCTGATATTATAGCAGGATTTACTCCTTACGGTTTATTCCATTACTCAGCAACAGGAGATGAAGATTCGGCCAGACTAGCTGTTCTGCCTGGAGTAGTGGGTACATCTGAAGTTGCTAAAAATACAGTAAAAGCTGCAGAAGAAGGGGTTAACTTAATTTATAAACATTATGGAAATGATTTATCTAAATATTTTCATGGTGCTTTAAAATGGTTAAGAAATGCTCATAAAGGAAGTATTCCCGCAGCTGAAAGATTAGAGGTTCCTAAACAAATTTCTAAAGTTAGATTGGGGAATCCAAAACATGACTATGCATTCTTTAAAGATGCAAAGACTGGAGAAACAATTCTTGAAATAAATCCTGCAGCACAAAATCCTTTACGTTCAGGAGAGAAGGCTGCATCAAAGCAGCTTCTTCAAGAATTAGTTGGAACTAAAGATGATTTTGGATTAAGAGGATTATCTTATACAGAGAAAGAATTGTTTCCAAAGAAATTCTTATCTGCAATGACTCAGGAAAATAGTGCTAAAGATATCTATTCCAAAATTATGAGTTACAAAGCAGAAGCTGGAATTAGATCTTCTTTTACAGAATTAACTGAAGCAGAAGCTAGAAAAATCTTTGATATAGGTTGGGATGCTAACATGTTTTATCCAACTACAAGCTCTAATGCTTTACAAGCTAAAGAAACCTTCTGGAAAGAGAATAAGGATATCATTTTGAAACTATTTAGAAGAGTCCCTGCGATACTTGGAGCAGGTGTTCTTGGAAATGAGGTAGTATCAGAACGTAATGGAGGAATTATTAAAGCTCAAGATGGGGCAGATACTCGAAAATGAGTTGATAATTGGCTTTCACAGAGGAAGGATAAACTTAAAAATAATTCTGTTTATTCAGGATGATTGGCAATACCTGGATTAATAGAAAATCCTTATTTTAGACAATCTGCATCTATGAGTAAATACTCTTTTAAAAGAGGAAAACTCCCAGACAAAATTACAGGACTGACTAATCATAAAGAGAAAACTATAACCACTTCTGATGATAGTAAGAGTACAGAAGTTCATGAATGAACTCATGCATCTAGACCTTATGAACAGATTGCCAAAGTTAAAGAAATTATTGATAGATGAGGATTAAAACCAGGAATAATGTATGATGATTATTTGGATAAGCCTTCAGAAATTTATTCCAGATTAATGGAATTAAGATTTAATAATAACTTAGATCCAAATCATGAATATACCTTAGAAGAGGTTCAGGAACTTAGAAATAAGAACCATACAGGTGATTATTTAATTAGAACAGAGAATCAGTTCTATAAAAGTAATATAAACAATCCAACTATTCCTAAGAAAATTGAACCCATAGAAAAAGCTATAGACATGAATCTTTACAAAGGGCCTGAAGAACTTTTCGAAAGGCTTGATGATTCTACTATACTAAGATTACTAAATGATGTAGCGTGAGCTCCTAAAAAGAACTCTATGTTACATATCTAGTTTAAAATAATTTATAAATATATACATTTATGTTTACATTAAGAAAAATTACAAATGACGGTTTAGAAATGAATTTTAGTTTAGGAGACTCTTATACTTTAGTTACAAAAGATCGTTCTCCGAAAGAATTTGAAGATAAAATGAAAGACCATCCTTTTTATGATAAAGCCTATGCTTTTATTTATTGTAAGGATGAGATATTACCGTTATATAAAACCCAGAAAAATTATATTGTTTCTGAAAACGGAACAACTTATAGTAACTTAACATATAAATAATATGAAACTTTCTCTTAAACACAAATTAATCATTGCTGCAATTATACTTGGTGTATTAATTGGAGGCATTGGTATTTTCCAAGCTTTAGGCTTCTGGAAAACACTATTAATGGCTATATCATTTATTGGCGGAGTAGCTACTGGATGGTATGCTAAATTTATTAAAGATAAATACTTTCCTAAAAACTAAATACGATGGCAATTACACTAAATACAACGGGGGGGGGTTTATAATTAGAACTTCGTCACAAAGATGATTTAACGGTCTTGGCACCAATCATATAAGCAAAATTAGAATTTTTCAAACAGAAAGTGGACAAACTAGTTCAGTAGAGCTTAAATCTTTTGATGTAGATATTAATGATAATCAAATTATTATGATTAAAATTCCTAAGGAAGATTTGAGCACAAGACTTAAATTACTAGAAATTGGAGTTGAGGATCTTGTTAATGGTGCAGCAGAGACTTATTCATGAACAAGCTTTCCTTATTTAGGAATGGGAGGATGAATGTATTTAGATTTATTAGAATAAAATAATAAAATAAAATGGCAAGTTATAAAATTACGCAAACAACGGGGGGGGGGTAATATTTCAAATACAGT